AATCTATCTAGGAGGAAATATCAATGGCTAAACTTGTAAATGTAACTTGCCGTCGTCCTATTCGACTACGTAATAAATTGGTTCGTGCTATCCACAGAGAAATGTTGGAAGCAGAAGAAATTTTCGAATGTATCATTCAACATGGTGTTGTTGAAGAAATTCTTGAAGATGGTAGAACTCGCATTTTAGACTTCACTAACTACAACGAAGAAGTTACTGAAGAACCTAAAGAGGAAAAAGAACAAACGACTAAAAAATCTGGTAAAAAAGAAACCAAACAAGAACCTAAAGAAGAACCTGTAACTGAACCAGAAGTAAAACCTGAAGCTAAACCAGAAACAGAAACAACTTCTGAAGAAACTACAGAAGAAGATCCTAAAGGTCCTGAAACAGAAACTGAAGACGTTAAAGAAAACGCTGAAGAAAAAGTAGCTGAAGCAGAAGAAAAAGCTGCTAAGAAATCTAATAAAAAATAAAAAAAAATAAACAAGTTATACCCGTAGGATCATAGAAATCCTACGGGTATTTATTGTCTTATTTATTTTTTCTTACTGTACGTTTAATATTACGTACAATAATTAGCACTCTGTGTGCTAACCAGAATAAACCAAAATACTTTGCAACTTGTAAAGTAATAATTACTGATAACATAGAATCTTGACTCATATATTGAGTCAAAAGATTAGAAAGCCAACGTAATCCGAAAAACGGATCGATTGTCATCCCAACAATAAATACTAAAATTACTACAGTTAACATTGCAGCTACAAGTGCTGCAAATTTTGTTACGATATCTGCTTTCATAATAAGATTAAACATGATAATTTCTCCTTTAAAATAAATTATAAATACGATATACACTTATCACTATAACACCTTAATAATATATAACTATTAAAACACAGTTTTACAAAGGTGATAAATATGCAAATATATTATCAGATGTCTACCAGGAATAAAAGCTTTCTGGATATGCATATATATCTTAAATCCATAGGAATTAAGAATAACAAATTCATGCTGGCTCTGTTAGACCCTGATTTAGCGGCTATAGACCCACATGATCCAAATCTAAACCAATATTATAAGGGTAAAGTACTAGCCGAATGCATGGCAAATTTCTGGTACTTTATTCGAGAAGTGTGTAGAGTCCCAGACCAAGGTGGTAGTGGTACAGGTATACCATTTAGACTACATCGTGGTAATATGGCTCTATTCTTCTGCTCAATATATAATATGAATATCTTCCACGAGTTACCACGTCAGCAAGGTAAAACCTTAGCTGCAGATGCTCGATATTTATATTTATTTAACTTTGGTACTTCGAATGCTACTATTGCATTCTTACATAAAGCACAAGATGGTTCTAAAGATAACTTACAAACTCTAAAGAATCTTCGTGAATGTTTGCCACCATATCTAAGAATGGATGCTCCATTTAATAGAAAAGATGGTAAAGCTGCAAAAGCTTCAGATACAGTTTTACGTCTAGAGCATGCAGTAAATAGAAATAAAATTATCACTGTAGCGTCTGCACGTAATAAAACTGCAGCTCAGAACTTACTACGTGGTAAATCTATCCCTCTATTATGGGGTGACGAATGGGGATTTGCACCATATAATGAAATCATTTATCTAAATACAGTTCCAGCATTTAAGAGAGCTGCAGATAACTCAAGAGCAAATGGTGCGCCTTATGGTATATTATTTACAACTACCCCAGGCTTCTTGACTTCTCAAGAAGGGGTATTTGCATTCCAAATGAAAGAAGATGCAGTTCCATTTAGTGAAACTTGGTATGATAAATCTTATCAAGAAATCATGGAAATAATGGAATCTAATACTAAGTCTACTTTCGTATATATCAAGTTCACTTATCAACAACTTGGTTGTAGTGAACAATGGTTCAAAGAAATCTGTAGAACCATGAATAATAAATGGGAAGATATCCGTCGTGAAGTTTTGCTTGAATGGTCAAACTCGACAGATAACTCACCATTTACATTAGAAGAATTAGAAACAATGTCTAGATTAACTAGAGAACCAACCTCGGTAATAGATGTACTGAACGGCAAATTCCAAGTTAATCTATATGATACTATTGAATATAATAGAAATGGTTTACCAGTGGATCCGCCTATAATGGGCGTCGACGTATCTGGTGGGTACCGAAGGGATAGTTCGGCTATCTCTATTATAGATAGTAAGACTACTAAAGTAATAGCCGACTTCAAGTGTAACTATATTAGCCAAATAGAACTAGCTAAGATTATAGTTGAGCTTACTCAGAAGTACATGCGTAATGTAGTAATTAACGTCGAGAGAAATGGTGGATTTGGCGCGTCTGTTATTGCATTGCTCAAAAAGGCAGGAATTACTAATAATCTTTATTATGAATTTAAAGATAAAATTATTGAAGAAAGATTTGAAGGACCTGGAGCTATTAAGAGAGTTAAACAGCTCACTAAAGTATTCGGTCTCGATTCAACTAAAGGCGTACGTGAACTTTTAATGGAAATATTAAAAGAGCGTATGGATAATCATAAAGATAAGTTTGTATCTAAACGACTATATGATGAATTCCTTGGATTGGAAGTTAAACGTAATGGTAAGATAGAGCATTCTACCAATACACATGATGATTTGACTTTCTCATATCTAATGGCATTATATGTATGGTATGAAGGTAAAAACTTAAAAGAAGCTTTTGGTATTAATAAGACAGTCTTAAAGACTGATGAAGATGTAGATGATATAGTATTTGATGCGGCAGTAGAAACCGTTGAAATCTATGAAGAAACTATTCAACTACAAAAAGATTTAGCTAAAGATGATCCATCAGAATTATCTCCTATGGATAAGTTAAAAGAAGCTCAAAGAGCTATTGGTATGACTTATCAAGAATGGATAAAAGCTGAGGATGCTAAAGAGAAAGAAGCATTAGAGACTGCATTACAAGATCCGCAATTCTTAAAGGCTTATGCATATAAGTATAATCTAACAAAAGAAGATGTAGATCTAATACGTAATCAGCAAGATGGTAAATTGCCAAATCAGGCTTTTATCTCATTATATTCTAATGATACACCAACTAATAATGATTCCCATCTATCTGGTAATCTTTCTAGATTCTATAATCAAATCTAAAAATTTAAATATTTACTTACATTTCAGTAAATTTTAAATTAACTATTTAAGGAGGAATCCGATGTTTGGCTATAGTAACGGGAATGCTGGTTATGAACTAGCAAATGAACACCAATTATCTGAAATACTAGCAAACTTCAGTAGCGATTATATCTATGATGTAATTGATAATCATATTAATAAGCGCTATGAGTTTGCTATTAATGCAAAACCAAATATGGTAAATGTATTTCGATCCAACTTTGATAATATTAGAGCTAATTATCCAATGGATGTAGAAAATACAAATGCAGTTGAACTAGATGTATATAAAAATATCATAGATACAATCTGTAATAAATGTAATGTATCCCATATTGATGAATCTGATGACAATATTTATTTATTGGCATCTACGTTATATGATTTCTTAGTATGTGGATTTAATGCTCATATGACTAACTTCTTGATTAATCTAATTGTATCTGAACAGAATTCTATTTATTCTGCTCTTGAATTAGAAAACTTGAAGAAATCTAAAGATAGCTCCACAATCTATAACAAGAAAGTTATGGATAATTCTAAATTGGCAGTAATCAATGCTAATTTACCAACAGTAATTCAATACATCTCTACATTAGATATTCGTATGGCTGATATCTTAGCTAATTGCTATCAGCAACCTATTGTAGATTTGCTTACTTCTAATTTCAGTGAAGATGTTAATATCTTTACAGATTTTATGAAAACTATTATTTCTAATCAGTACTTATTCCCTGAATATGTAACTGAATTACGTTTACGAATTCAAAATATTAGAGGAGAATACAAATGAGCGTAGAGACAAAATTAGATATTGTTGAAGACTTAAATCTTGCTACAGAAGAAGATGCAGCTAGATTAGATGATAAGAACGTAAAAGCTATCGTTCCAGAAGTTCCTCCAACTGCTGAGGAAATTGATGCTATGGAAAAAGTAGAAGTTCTTGAGGAGGATAAGGCTGACGCCGACTTTCCCTCAAATGAAAGCCATGGTGAAGAACCAATTAAAGATGGATCTAAAGAAAACACTCAAGACGTTGAGACTGTTAGCTCCAATGGAGTTTCCGAAAGCAACGAGAATGTTTCTAGCGATCCGGAATTGGAAGAAGCGTTAAAGAAATTTGATGAATTGACTATCTCTGTAGAAGATGTTAAAAAATCCATTTCTGAAAATAAAGAATTCCCTAAATTAGATTTGTCTGATGATGATATTCAAAATATTATCGATACATATCTAAAAGTAATTAAAGATGATACTGCTAATGTAACTACTTTACTTACAGCTGGTCTAAAAGAAAAATTCTTAATTCAAGCGAGTAAAGATGGAGTAAATACATCTAATGCTAAAGAATTAGAATTCTACATCGAAGGTCTTATTCGTGAAGCATGTACTAATGCATTCATGGATAAAGGTAAAGCTTTATTAGACGAAACAGTTAAGAAAGCTACATCTAAATTAGATGAAGACATCTCTATTGATGAATATATTGAAGCATCTCATAGTGATCGCCTTCAAAAGATGCATCAAGTTCTTGCTGATGAAAAAGCTTCTGATAAAGTTAAAGTATTTGCTAACTCTGTAATTAAAGCATTAAATGATTCTACTGATTATTCTGATATCTATGAATTCTTGAAATTGCATAACTCTTATTTTAATGCACTTAGAGCATTCAGACATCAAGAATATTATCGTAGAGAAATCATGATGGCTTTACAAGCTATTGGAGTTAAGACCGCAAATGTAGCAGCTATTATTGATGCTATTGGTAGATTTAACCACAATCCTGATAATACAGTTGTAGTTAATGCTATCTTACTTCGTGTAATCTATACAAATACTAACTTTAAAAACAAAGTTGATTTGTTAAAATTGTATAGTTTTATTATGAATCTTTCTGCAGCTATTCATGTATATGAAACTAAAGATGAAGTAAATGATTTCTATAAGCAAATCATTCTAAACTTCCAACAATTAGTTGCATATATTGATAAAGGGTTTATTGAATGGGATAAGAACGCTCATACAGTTAAACCAGAAAAGAAAACTAAGAAGCGTAAATAATATTATACATATAAATAATGGTGGCCAATGGTTTAAAACCATTGGCCTATTTATTATTTCATAAGGAGAATATTATGAGTGATAAAATAAACGCTACGGCCGAATCTCCAGATGTGGTTCCTACTAAGATAAAATATATAACTATAGATGAAGCATTTATTGACGAAGATCTAAAAGTAATCAATCTAAAATATAGTAATAATATAAAAGTTAGATTCGCCAGAGATGGAAGAAAACTAGATGATGATAGAGCTTCCTCTTTTGGAGTATCATTTGAGAATCCTATTGATAAAATAAAAGACTTTATTAGTAAGAACGCAGACGATCCAAGTTTAAACGTGGAAGTATCTCTATTAGATACATATGAAACTAAAGATGGTAAATACTTATTCTATTATACCGATGGATCATTTGTATCAGTTAAAGATAGATCTATAATAGTTGATACTAGAAATCCTAAAAGAAAATATCAAAGTATCAAGACTGCATTAGTATATAACTACTCTGAATTGTTAGATGTAACAACTGATAGATTTTATACTAAACCTGAGTTGACCGATTCTCAAAAGCTAGCTGAGTATAATAGAAAGTATTCTAATTTACCACAAGATTTATTAATGGGATATTCGTCTAATAATTCTAAAAGAACTAATAGACTTGCTGATTACTACAATAATAATCCACTTAGAGTTTATGATCCATCTAACTATGTAAATGACTATGCATCATATAAAGATGCATTTAAAAAACGACAAAGATAATAAATTTGGAGATGGATGAGTATGTCCATCTCCTATATATTTTTTCAACATTAGGATAATTGAATATTACTAATCATGGAGGTACTAATATGGCTTTCGATAATGTTGTAGATCCTACTAGCTGTAATCCTTACACTACTGCAAGTGGTGATCGTAAACGTGCTTGCCCTAAAGCTAATCTTGTTGATATACAAGCTAAAATTCTTAGATCTTTAATGCTATCTTTCACTTTTTCTAATCCTCAAGATAATTATAAAGTTCTTCTTTATGAAGGATCTGACGAAATCTGGGAAATTGACTATGTAAAAGATGGTGAATTACAACGTGCTGCTGGTAAAGTTGCCGGCTTTGAATGTTGGTCAAATAAACATGTAGCATTGTCTACTTATAGAGCTAATGGAATCAAAGAACGTGATGAAAAAATCGTAGTTCGTTTTGATTGCTCTATGGATTATAAAAATAAAGTTGTTGCTATTGATGTTAGAAATATTAGACGTCTTAAATTGGCTGGTTCTATTTCTGACTCCGAACTTACTCAAGATTCTGAAAATAAATTCTATAAGACTTCTAAGAATGCTTATAACTTCTTACGAAACTTATATCCAAAAACTTATATGGATATTACAGAATTAGATAAAGAATTAAATACTGATTTAATGGAATATGCAGATCATATGTTTGATGGTGGTACTTCTTTATTAAGATTATCTCCAATTAATTTAGTTAATACTGTATCTGCTGACTATATGTTTAAAGACAATGAAAATTTACAATCTGTAGTTTTATCTAATAGTGATAAATTAGCATCTGCAGTTGGTATGTTTGAAAATTGCCGTAAATTAAACAATGTAGAATTGAATACTAAATCTGTACAAAGTGGCGAAAACATGTTTAAAAATTGTAATAGTTTAGTTGCATTGAAATTAAATGTAAGCTCTTTGACTAATACAAAAAATATGTTTTTAGGATGTAGATCTTTAACTAAGTTGCAAGTTACTGGTGAACTTAAAACTGGTCTAGATCTAACTAAATGCCCATTAGATGAAAACTCTGTTGCATCAGTATTGAATGCATTAAGCAATAATGGTCCAGATGAAAGTCAATTGATTTCCTTTGAACCAAGAGATGTTAATGCTACTTTACTTCCAATTGCTCAAGCTGCAGAAGCCGCAGGTTGGACAATTAGAGGTCTAAACTTTGTCGGAGATAAGCTAGAAGAAGAGCTATCTATCGATCTACTCGAGTCTTATAAACGTGGTAAATCTGAAGGTTAATATACCCCAGATTCATCATATACTGACTGTATAGGCATATAACCGAATATACTTTATTAATAAACATATAAATAGTTAATAAATAATTAACTATTTTCAAGAAAGGAGAATTTCTTTAAATGGCTACTAAAATTGCTGATCAAATCAAAAATATCTTGAACCCTTTTGCTACAGAAGTTGGTAAAGATATTAAAAAATTAACCGATGCTAAGCAGGATAAACTTAAACCTGGTCTTAATATCACTATTTCTCCAGATGGTACTATCTCTTCCACTGGTGCAGGTGAAGCTCCAGATTTGAGCAACTATCCTACAACTGCACAAGTTGGTACTATTGTAGATGGTAAACTTGCTGACTATGTTAAGACTGAAGCTTTAGCTAACTATGTTCAAACTGCTACTCTTACTACTACTTTAGCAGACTATGCTAAAACAGAAGCATTAGCCGCATACGTTCAAACAACTGCGTTGACTACTGCATTGGAACCTTATGCTAAAACAGCTGCTTTAGATGCATATGTTAAAACAGAAGCGTTGACTACTGCTTTGACTCCTTATGCTAAGACTGAAGCTTTGGATGCATATGTTAAAACTGATGCATTGGATACAAAATTACAACCTTATGCTAAAACAGAAGCATTAGCTGATTTTGTTACAACTACATCTTTAACTAATGGTTTAGAACCATATGCTAAGAAAGACGAAGTTGTGAAGACTGCAGACTTGGAAGGCTTAGATACATTCAACTTAGTTGAAGTTTATAACACTGCTAAAACACAAGGCTAAGTCTTAAACTAAATATTTAATTATAGAGATGGTATTCAGTACCATCTCTATAATTTATATTTTCGGAGGTATTATGAAGCTTAATGATATTATTAAGAAACTTCTTACTACCTTTTCTAAAGAGGTAGCTAAAGATGTTTCTAAGTTGCAGAAGGATATAGTTAATCTGAAACCAAAAAGTGGTGTAAATACACCAACTAGTGGTGATTATGTAGGTCAAATCTTTGCAAAAGAAGATGGCCCAACTAAGAAACTTAAATTTTGGGATGGTATTAACTGGACTGATGTTAGTAACTCTCAAAGTGCATCTGAAATAAACTCTATGGTTGATACAGCTGTAGGGAAGAAATTTAAAACTGGTACATATAACGATATACCAAAAAATGGTAAAGAAGAAAATGAAGCCAAAGGATATACTGCTGGTTCTATTTATATAGATTATGACTCCAATGATGTTTACTGTTTAGACAGATTCTGGAAATGGAAAAACATCAAAGGCATTCAGGTTAATGACCAACAGCCACAATATTCTTCTTATGCCGGTGAATTATATTATATGCCTAGAGCTAAGAGATTATATATTTGTCTCGGTGATATAAATTGGGTTGTATTATATGATGGAAATGCTGTCCAACCGGATACTAGTAATTTTATTACTCGTGATGAATTAAATACAACTCTTAAGAAAATAGAAGAAGAAATTTCTAAAATTAGAGGTAAATAATTATGGCAGATGACAAACAGACAACAACTGATCTAGTCAATAAAGTAGTAGAAAGCTTTGGTTTACTACATAATGACTTAGAAGAAGTTAAAAATATTCTAGTTAAAAATGGTATTCAGTCTAATGGCACAACTGCACAATTGGCTGCAGAAGTTACTAAACTTCCAGAAAAGACTGAAGAAACTATTAAGAAATCTGGAGAAGTTAAGGGCTTAGTTAATGGTATCTTAGATATCACTGGTGGATTTACTTATGCCCCAAACTCTACAACTGCACTAAATGAAACTAACTGCTTGGTTAATAATAAGAATAAAGAATTTACTTTACCTAAAGGGAAAGATTTAGAAATGTATTTCCCTACAGATAGTCTAGTTAATAATATTCTTACAACTGAAACATCTGCAGATAAAAGAAATTTAGTACTAAATGTATCTGATAAACAATTCTTACAAGATTCTTATGCTTACTTAACTGGGGCTAAAGATATTGGTGATATTAATTTTACTGTAAATATTAATGATCAAAGCTTAACTAAAGTAAATTACAATGGAAAACAATATGTAAACTTTCCTAAAGAAGGGGACAATAACAGACCTGGAGTTTCCGTATTTACTGGTAAAATTGGCTTTGCCGATTATAATACTAAATTTACAGTTAATGGCGAAGTATTAGAGAATGTAAAATGTGATACATTCACTCTTACACCTAATAAATACGTAAAAGAAGTAGTATGTAATAATCTTAATGTAGATTATTATGCGTTAATGAATATCTTATATAAATATAATAAGATAGTTTCTGCATATGAAACAGGAGAGGAAACTCCAAACTTTGATCCTATCATTATTAGAGTTACTAATGAAATCATCGATATTGATCATATCGGCACCTCTTTAGATTATAGATATAAACGTCCTGCATTCTTGGATGATGTTGATCCATTAAATAGCAGCTCTTTTTTCAGTGATCAAGAGCTTAAATATGCAGCTTTTGAAAAAGCAAAAGATATTATTGGTCTTAGCCACATGCCAGCTGAATTTTTATCTAAGATGTGTCATATTTTAGTAGATCCTACTAAGATTAATTTAACTAGATCAATAAAACCTTTATTGATGAGACTTCCATTATATAATTTAGATAATACTAAAAAATATAATTATAGTAATCAAACTTGGGAAGATGTATCTAAAGCAACTGAAGATGCTTCTAGATATTTTGATATTACTTCCTCTGGTGAACTAGAAGTAGATAATGGACAGCTTATCGGTATTGATAAATCTCAAAAGATTCGTCAAGGTATATGTAAAATAAATCCAAATCCTGAAACTAGAGATAAAGGTATTATTGTATTAGAAGATTTATATTCTAATAGAGATATCATATGTAAAAAGAATTCATATTTTACAGAAACTCCAGATAATCGTTATATTATTAAAAATAAAGCATTAGTTGAAACTCCATTTAGTTCTAATAATAATTATTTCCTCAATAGTATTAAATTTGAATTTGAAAATACAAATAATGTAGGTAGCTCTTATCCTTTCCACGATCTAGATTTTAGTAGTGATGTACTAGAAGTAAAATTTGGTAATGATATTAATACCGGCTCTGAATATGCAGAAATACGCGATTATGTACGTACTATGCCCGGTCCTATAAATACTAAATTTAAATCTTCCGATAATACAGATATTACTAAATTAGATATGACTGCATATTCCGAAGGTTGTCCATTATTCTTCAATAAATATATTACCGAAGTTAAGGTTAATAAAATTATTATTCCTTACAAAGCTAAATCTTTCAGACGATTAATATTTGGGAAAATTAGTGATACAGGATTTACTAAGTTTATTTTTTCAGATAGCCCATCTATAGCTGAATCACTCACATGGTCCTTATCTTTCTATAGAGATAACCTTAGTGAATACGATTATGATTTCGGTGACTTTGGCGTATATAATCATACAGGTTATAGATTTGATTGCACTCAACAAGAAGCAATTAATAACTTTGTATCTCATATCCATTGCCATATTAGATCTAATAATCCAATTCTTCAAAATAAGAATTTCTTAAAATATCGTTTGCCGTTATTTACATTAGATGGTAATCAACGATTTAACTATTCTTTACGTCAATGGCAATTAATTGGCCAATATGACCCTAAGAATGATAATAAACCAATGACTCAAATCTTCCCAGAATTAGCTGAAGAACTTAATAGAATGAGAGTTATTGGTAGTAAAAATGTATAATGGAGGTATAAATTATGCCAGACACTCCTAATATGACCGATAAGGTTATAGAAAATTTAAATCTTTTACATAATGATCTCCAAGAAGTTAAAGCCGTTCTAGTTAAGAACGGCATTAGCTCCACTGGTGCATCATCTAAACTAGCAGCTGAAGTTGTAAAACTTCCTGAGAAAGCTGAAGAAAATATTAAGAAATCCACAGAAGTTAAAGGTATGGTTAATGGTACTTTAGACATTACTGGCGGATTTACTTATTCTCCATCTTCTAGTGAAACTTTAGATGCAAAAAATACATTAATCTCTTCTACAATGACTGAATATAATATTCCTAAAGATAAAAAGCTAGGTATGTTTTTTCCAACTGATGAATTGGTAAGTCATTTAGAAAGTGCTCATGATAATCAATCTGATAGAAATGTCAAATTGACTGTCAGTGATATGAACTTCTTACAAGGCAGCTATATGTATTTGACTGCTGGTGCTCAAAATATTAAAAATATTAATCTAACTATTGATATTAAAGATGAATATAAAAAAGTAAATTATAAAGGCACAGAATACTATGATCTAACCAAAGAAACAAATAGTGATAATGACTGGAGTAAACCAGATCGTAAACAATTTGGTGGTGCAGTATCATTAACTGATTATAATACTAAGATTACTTTAAATGGTGAAGTTCCTGAAAAATTTAAATGCGATGCATTTGTACTATCTGGTAATAAATATATAAAAGAAGTTGTATGTAATGAAGTAATAGTCGACTATAGATTACTTAAACATTTATTCTACAAAAACCAAGGTCTAATGAATGATTACGGTGAAGGTGATACAACTCAATATGAGCCAATCATAGTTAAGTTAACTGGGGATCTTAGTGGTGATTTCTTCCAAGGAAATAATTATGAATATAAGACTAATGAATTAGAAGCTCAATTTGTTAGAACTGCAGATCCATTGGCTATAAGTGAATGGACTCAAGAAGATACTAAAACTCTTTATTTTAAAGAGCAAAGTAAAAACTTCAAAGGTATTAGTGTTAAATTAGCTGAAGCCTTAGGTAAGCTAGTTCATATTTATATAGATCCATCAGTAATAAAAGAAAAAGAAGATTCTGCAGAATTTATATTAATGAGACTTCCTATTTATAATTTGGATGGTAGTAAAAAATATAACTATTCTAATAGAACTTGGGAACCAGTTGCATCTGTAACTCCTGATAATAAGAAATATTATGAAATTTATCCAGCAATGATGTTTAATAATTATATCAATACATTTAAATTATTAGGCAAAGATAAAATTTCTATATTATTTGCTGATTATAAATTTGGGAATGAATATTCTAGTAATGTTTCAGAGGGTATTATAGTAATAAAAGACGATATTTTTGGAAAGTATAACGTAATAGCAGAAGAGAATTCGTTATGGGCTCCTAGTGCTAATTATAGTTTAAGTTCAGGTTATAGTCTTTATTCTACTGGACTGGCCAGAATTGAATCTCAACTAAGATTATTAAATAAACCTGTAACTTTTGATGTATCACATACTAGTGCAGCAGGGGTTTATCCATTTGGTAATTTATCATTTAGCGGTACATTTAATTTTAATATAAATTTTGGCTATTTGGTAAAAGAATCAGATTTTTATGACATAGGATATAGAGAGGCATTCATTGCTGCTCCACCATTCACCAAATTCAAATCCGGGGATGATGTTATTACAAAGATAACACTTGTTGGACAGGAGACTCCTTTAGTATATAACAGCACTTTATCTGAAGTTAAAGTAGATAAAGTTGTATTACCTATGAGAACACAAGTATTCAGAGATATATTTAGTAGCACATTAACCAATTTGTATTCTGGACAAAATATCAAGCCTATTAAATATATATTTGAAGATACTGGAGTTCAAGTTGTAATGCCATCATTAGCTAATTATAACGAAATGTCTGATTCGCCAACTACATTAGTTAATGCTCCTGGATATAGATTCGACTCTACTCATAATCAAGGATCTACTAATTTCGCTAAATATATCCATTGTTGTATTTCTGAAACAAATCCAGCAATGTCTGATGAAGATTTCTTAAAATATCGTATTCCATTATTTAATAAAGATGAAACCAAACGATATAATTACTCTACTAAACAATGGGTAGCTAAAGATTCTTATAATGTAACTAGCGACAATAAACCATCTTCCGAACTCTTCCCAACTAAAGCAGAAGAATTATCTAAGATGATGGTTATTGGCGTTATTAACCAATAATATAAAAGAAGTAATATACTCAATGAGGTTCATCCTCATTGAGTATTTACTCATTCTTTCAACAATTAAATATAGAGTTTTAATATTTTCCCATGATTAATAGGTTGGAGAAATTACTATGAAGAATCTTACTCAACTCATTAAAGGCATTTTAACCCCAGCAATTCAAGAAGTTGCTAAAGACATTTATAAACTTAGTACTAAAGTAAATGAAGCAATCTTAAAAAATCTAGCACAGATTAAATCTGCAGATCATATCACTTTAGCTACAAATATTAAATTAGATCCTGATGTTAATCAATGTCAAGGATTTACTTATAACTTTAAAAAGAATACATTTATTCTAGCATGTGTTAATTCTGATAATACAAAACAAGTTATTTATGAATTATCACCAACAGACTTCTCTGTTTTAACTAAACGATCTTTTACAGGTGCAGATATCTTAGGTCACTGTAATACATTGACATATGATGGCACTCATATCTTAGTTACTAATGGTGCAGCCAATGGTAACAGAATTTATAGACTTAATGATGATTTAACTGTTGATGGTTATACAGATTACACCGATAAATTCTTCAATATTGACTATAATAAAGGCAGCAAAAAATTATTATCTATAGTTCCTGGTGATACTAATACTACACGTAAATTAAGATTATATGATTATGCTAATCTTAATGCTGTAGAAAAAGAAGTTACAGTTACTGTAAATGAAACAAATAACGATTCTAATGGTGCATTACTCATGGATAAAACTATTGTATTTGCTACATTGAATCGAATTGTTGAATCTGACTATGCTGGTACTATTTTACGTGAAGTCGAAATCAACTCTAGCATTGAAATTGAAGATTTTGCTTATGCAAATGGTATGATTTATATGGCAGCTAATGAAGGCGGAATGGTTAATATCTACGTTCATGATCCAGTTAAATCTGCATATGAGCATATTAATGATATTCATTTCAAAAATGGTATCTTCTTACCAAACCAACAATATTTATATGGTAAATCTCCAGATAATAAATGGATTCCTATCGCTAAGGTAAATAAAAATGGCAATGTGGAAATGGGGTCTAAAGATAAACCTATGGCATTGTGTACAAATGCATTGACTGTATATGATGGTAAGAACTCTAATACCGTTATTACCACAGCTCATTATGGCACTGCAATCTATAGTAAGAGCCAAGTAGATACTAAATTGAACGACTATGTAACCAATACAGTTTTAGAGCAAAAGCTTAAAGCCGGTGGTGGAGCTCAAGATCTATCTGCTTATGCTACCAAAAAAGAAGTTCAAGATGTAATGGCTAAGATCAATGAACTATTAGAAAAAACTAGAGGTGCAAACTAATGTCTATGACTAAAGTTAATGCCTTCCTTAAAGAGGATGGGAATTCCCTTATCTTTAAGGGAGATGGGGAGTTAGTTTACTATATCCCTGAAAATTATTTTAGGAATGACGGTCATATGAAGTATGCAGAAGAAGCCGGAGAGTATATTAATACTCTCGGGCTTTTTTCATATGAGGTCTTCGACTCTAAAGGAAAATCGATATATGGAGTGAAACTATTTAACCACCCTGTGTTAATTTCCTGCATGCCTTCTTCTGTTGAAAAAGTTAAAGATTATATCCTAGATAAGAAGATTCCAGTTCCAGTAGATTATCGTATTCTTAGATTTAAGAAAGATGATGTGGCTATTGTAAATACTGGATCTCCAGAAGATATTACAAACGTAGAAAATATGTTTAGAATCTTTATGATTACTGGTAATATACCTAATGTAATTCCTTATGATGAATTACATACCTTCTTAATGGACTCTATTAAATTTAATGGATCTTCCTTCGGTATATCTGCTCAAATGTTTGGTATTCTTATTTCTGAATTATGCAGATCTACTAAAGATGAATCAGTTCCGTTCCGATTGGCTAAAGAGACCGACATGCATAAATATAAACCAGTATCAATTAAGATGATTCCTAAGTATATTTCAGCCTTCACTTCTATCACTTCTGAAAACTGGGATGATGCTGTTGTAAACGCAGTAATCAACAAGAATAAGGTAGATAGCCCTATGGAAAAGATCCTAATGACCTAAAGGGCCCGGAATAACATATGAATAAAAGTTTAAATAGATCTCCAATCGGATCGTTTAGAACTATTTTAATTCTATTAAGGAGGAAATAAGAGATTATGATTGGTACAAAAATCATTCTTGAAGACCAAAGTTATATTCCTTCTCTGAATGTAGCTGACTCTACTGTTAGGCCGATTGTATTTGCCGGCTTCACATCCGACAAAGGCACTGAAGAATATACAAAATGGCAAGGTAAAGATTTCTTTGACCAATATGGTGAAATTTCCTTTGCACGTCATGGGCAACCTTTACTTCAAGCCGCTAACGTAATCAACAATGGTGGTATTGTTTATGCAAAACGTGTTGTTGACCCAACTTCTCGTTTAGCTATGCTTGGTGTTGTAGCTCATACAAAAGAAATTTCCCGTCAAGAAACTCGAATTAAAACAGACTCCGTAACAGGAGCTCCTGTAACAAAACAAGATGGAAGTTATGAAATGGAAGATTTATACTGGAAGAAAACTGATGTAGATACAGTTTCCAAACCAGAAGATCGCCCACTTTACACTAAAACTGAAGCAGGTAGTGACGGCGTTGCTGCTATGTTTAAAGTTTGTCAAGTTAACTTCTCTATAGAAACTCTTGAAGCTACTGAAAATAAATATGGTTCCGACTATAAAGCAGTTGCTGAAGCATTCTATAACAAATTCAAAAACAACAAAGATAATCGTTATCCTTTGTTCTTAATCACCGATAATGGTCGTGGTGTATCTGCAAAATCTATTACCATTTCTACTGATACTACACTTTCTCGCTCTGCTCAATCTACTCGTTATGTATTGGATATCGAAGAAAACAATAATACATTGGAATCCATTGTATTCTCTTTGAATCCAGATGAAGTAGAATCTGGCTTTAACTTATTCTTTGACTCCGTAATCAAACGTACTTCTAAACAAGTAAAATGCTTTGGTTTCGAAGATCAAGTTAATTTGTTATTTGCTAAAATTGCTTCTCTTTCTGGTATCAATGAAGCAGTACTTCGTGAATCCGATATCATCACTGCACGCACTTGGAGAGGTGAAACTTTCAAAACATTTGAAGTTTTAACTTCTACAACTGATGGTGTTGCTACAGTTAAACTTGATTCCGTAAACGGTCATCCTTTGATCGGCGGCTTCAATGGTGAAACTTTCGGTGATGCTCCTATCAAAACTTATAAAGGCGTAACTGATAATCAATCTGTTTATGCTAAAGAAATGACTAAAGTATATGATGGTACTTTTAATGATGAAATCTATGACACAGACAACAACCCTATTGATGTGGTAGTTGATGCTGCATATCCTCACATTACTAAACGTGCTATCGAAGCATTAGTTACTTTCCGTCAAGACGTATTCTTCTTCCGTGATATGGGTACAACTGGCTTGACCAATATCCTTGCTATTAAGAATGCTAAGACACTTAACAATGGTATCAATAACAAATTTATTGGTACATATTGTCAATACTTTGATACTTATGATCCATATACTAAGAAACAAGTTACTGTTACTATGGGCTATACAATCGCTCGTTTGATTTGTATGCACTTTGCTAATGGTCGTTCTCTAGTTTGTGCTGGTCAAAGTAATGGTTGGACAGTTCCTGAAATTATCGAAGGTACTTTAAGCTATGTACCTAAGATTACTCCAGCTGGTAACCAAGTAGACCAAATGGATGATCTTCGTATCAACTTTGGTAAATACTATAATGGTATCTTCCATATTGCTACTGAATATACATCCCAAGATATCTTTACACAATTGAGCTTTATCAATAATGTATTGAATATCCAAGGTCTTATTAAAGATATTCGTATTCAATGTCCTAAATCCCGTTATAAATTCATTACTGGTGCAGACTTTGAAGATTATAAGAAAGATATCCAAGCAGTTATCGATGCATCTTCCTCTAAATTTGCATCTATTTCTATTGATTTCCAAACTGATTCTGTATATGCAGCTAACAAGATTGTATATGCCGTAATCAAAGTATCTTTCAAAGATTTTGCTCAAGCAGAAATCTTCCGTATCGTAGCTATTCCAATTGCTACTACAAACAATAGTGCCAAGATCTAATAAGGAGGATAAAAATGGCTGAACAACGTACAAGCGGTGCTGTTAATTTTATCTTCGACGGCACTAAAGATATTCGTGATTTGACTAACTATGCTTTATTCCGTGGTGTAACTGACTGGGCTAACCTTTACCAATTCAACCAATTTGAATCTGGTTATGGTTTATTCTTAGTACTTGATATTCCATTCTTCTTAAAGAAGTTAGCTGAAAAACATGAGCAATATGCTAAATTGATTAACACTTACGTTCATATTCTTGAATATGAATTCCGTGGTCTTGACGGTATTGATAACATCAACTCCGAAACTGCAGAATTAACAAACGGTGTTAAAAATATCAACGTAATCAATAAAGTTAATAGCCAATCTGCTTCTACTTTTACATTACGTTACTTCGAAAAATCTGGTTCTATCTTAACAAAAGTTCATGAATTGTTCTTGCGTGGTATCAAAGATCCAACAACACAAGTTAAACATTATCATGGTCTTATTGAAGATGGTACTATTACAGACCCTGGTTTCGATAAAGAAGTATTTAGCTTCTTATATATCGTAACTGATAATACTTTGATGAACGTAGAAAAAGCATTCTACATTGTAGCTGCTCAACCTACAAATGCTGACTTGAATATCTACAACGTAGACCGTCAAGATATCGGTTTCAAAGAATTGTCTGTTGAATTCTCCGGTTTCCCTATTGCCAACCCATCTGTAAATAAGAAAGCTCAAAGCTTACTTGATTGGGTACGTAAAGGTACAATCTGGGATGAATCCGAAATGACTTACTCTGGTATTACTAATATGAAACCTTTCAATGGTACATTGACCGGTAATGGTGAAGGTAATACTGGTTCTAAGACTACTTGGACAGGTAAATAATAAAACCAACTAAATAAAATCAGGACTAGGCCTATAAAGGTCTAGTCCTATTTATTTGGTCACTAATTTTTTATAACATTTTAATGACTGCAAATAAGGTGCCAATGTTTCATAACATACTCCTAATAAAATAACATGACTACTTATACCAAAATTTCATTTAAAATCGATTAATGAACGTGAATATAAATACCTTGCTCGCTGCTGACAAATAAAACCAAACGGAAAACACTATACACATAATAACAAATTGTACGGACTTAAAAATCCTTATTTGCAGTCTTCATCTCCTATCCAAAACAATGACGACAAAGCAATATCGGACATAGGCTTCAAGCCTATGTCCGGTTTTTGCTGTTTAATACTCAGTATCAGAAGATCCATTATCTTGATCGGATGCTAATTTAGCAGCCTGTAAACGTGTTTTATCTTTAACTGCTGTAATCATATCCATATCTAAATATCCTTCAAGCAATCTAGCTTTAAGGTTATTTTCAAATAATGTACGAGTTGTATCATCTAAGTCAGCACCAAATGCTGCAGCACTAGATGTAGCAATATCATTAGCATTAACTATGAATTGATTTGTATTTGTAAGATTCAAGAACATCGGAACCGGTAAGTTTACTTTAATAGTAGCCATTTGGTTATTAAATTCACCACGGTATAATAATGTCATGATCTTAGATAAGAATCTATTAGCAATAGTTTGTCTATTATAGATCTTCTTCAAGAATCTACTATTAGACATAGTAGCTTGGATTGCATAATCCATAGATTGTCTTGCTTGAACTATTTCGAAAGGTACATCTGTAGCATCAACTGCCATAGTTTGTAGTCTATCCATTAGTTCAGTTTGTGGATCAATATTTTGACCTTGCATAACTTCAAATTGTACTGGTGCATTACCAGAGTTATCTGTAGGAATTACAAAGTCATTAAATCTACCAAGAATATTTAATACATTTTTCATAGATTCTAATTGACGAATATTGAAGTTTTGACGTTTCAACTGGTCAATTGTATTTAAAAGAATCTTAGAGATATTTGTATCAATACCAGATTGTTTTACATAGTAAACACGACGGTCTTGAGAGCGAGTCATAGCACCAATCGTATTAGTAATATAAAGACCTACATATAATTTTGCAGGAATCAAAGATTTATATAAATCAGAGATACCACGATATGTATCTGGATCTAATTTAAAATAGCAATGAACTACATCATCTGGAGGTAAGAAAGTTACAGTATATTTATTCTTACCAACTTGTAGATCATGTTTAAGAATAGCATAAATTTCTTTAGAAAGATTTTTATTTAACTTGATAAATTTAGTATCAATAGCAGTAGATAATTTATGAGCAACTGTTTTAACTACCGCATCAGATAATACAGCAGAATTCTTTGTTGCCATTAAATCAGTATTTTTATTAATACCTAGTGCATTTACTGGTGTAGTTGTATCACTTACAGGGAAGTCATCTTCTAAACCAAATACACTATCATTTTCAAGATATGCATATCCTAATACTAAGTCTTCAATCTTAATAGGGATAATTTTATATCTATTCAATTCTTTAAATAGACACCCGTTCAATCCCCAATTTTCCTTAGTATTAATATCATGACCACCAATAGTAGTCAAACCATTAGATGCAGTATCATCCATAAATCCACTTGCATCCAATTTATCATCAGCAACTAATGAAACTGTACTTGTTGTAGCTTCATTAAAATTCATAGAACTTTCTTTAATTGCTTGGAATCGTGAGATTGCATTATGACGTTCCATAATAGGGCCATATAATGCATTACTTGTATTGAATGTGAAATCTATAGATACTTTTTCTTTATCTTTAGAATCAATACTAGTATTAGAATAAGTAGAACCACTTTCATTGAAAGCTGGGCTACTGCTAATAACTCCAGATTCGTTCAATACTAGAGATTCTCGTAAAGAACTCATCTGATTATTAGGATTATCAAGAATCTTCTTAATAGCTCTTTCATATGGTACGATATAAATGAATCGTTCACCATACTTAGAAGTATTATAGATGATATCTTGGAATTTAGCTAATAAATCATACTTATCTTTCAATACCTTGATATTTTCATAGAAAGCATCTTTATTAGTTTCAACTGTTACATTCTCATCAGAAATATAAATATAGTCTTTAGAGAAGTGGTCAGAAGAGATTACGTTGTCACATAGAGTACCAATAGCATATTCGAGCATTGGCATATATTTACAAACCATATCGATTTCGGCATCAAATAGGCGTAAACTTCTATTGTTGAAGAAAGAGTTATATATACCACCATCTACCGATAGAGTGTTAAACATTTCTTCAAAACCATCAGCTACTTTTGGATCATTTTGATATTCTAATGATTTAGCATACAGTGTACTAAGAGAACTTAGACCTGTAGAATAGTTAATATCATTAACAATCCGACCCATGGAGTTGTTGATTTTATTTGAAATATTTTCTAATTCACTATCTGCATCTGGAGGAGTAAAAAACGTACGTTTATAAAAGTTAGAAAGATTTTTTATTAAGGAATTACCAGCGTTAGTGGCATTCTTATCTTTTTTATCTTCAGCCATTATCGTTCCTCCTTTGAATTATTTAAATGTTTTTATGATACCTAATAAACAGAAATGGCTATAGAGTTTGACTCTATAGCCTATTTTTGCTGTTTATAAATACATAAATGATTGTTGGATGATAATATTTTTAGGTTTATATATATTCATTCTAATAACTTTCGTTACGCCATCTGTATAAAGATTTACATTTACTTTATCAGATTTAGTTGTAGGTAAAGCTGTCTTAGGAATCCAGAATCCTACATTATTTATATATAAACACATAGCTCCTAATGATGCTGGAGCTGACTGAAGAGTTTGATAATCAGGATGCTCATTATAGTTTTCTACATTTCCAATCAAATTAGAATCAATTTCTAATGAAAGAAATCTACTATTAGCATTTCTAATATAATCTACATCCATAGATTCACATGTAATAGATGCAGAAGAATTTAGTTTTGCTAAATTCTTCATTTCTAATACATTAAACATGATTCCATTACAATATTCAGGTAATTCAACTTGCAATCCAATAATACGTTGAATATATGAATTATCTGGACCTATACCTAGAATTGAATATGGCTGAGTTGCATCATAAATAATTCTATCACATTTAAGAACTTTACTTATTGATAATAAACTATTAATATCATCAATAGATAAATTAAAGTATCTAATCATTTTTACCCCCAGGGATATTACGTTCACCATACATTGCAGGAATACAACCGAATCCATTATCTGTAATTGCAGGAATCAATTCATTATATTCTGTAACTTCAGGTTCACTTAAGATACCATTTTTATATACTTTAAAATCTAATCTAGGCTTAATTCTACCAGAAGAATAGATTGCTTTAACTTCTTTTACAAGATCGCTGAATTCCGGTAATCCAAACCATCTACTACCAATAGTTAGATAATCTTGAGTTACCATATCTTCCACAAATGCAGAACTTGCATCTTTATCATCACCAAATTCAATCTTACCGATTTCAGATGGAGAACTTAAGTTAAATTCACGGTTAATACTTGGGTATAGTGAGCTAAAGTCAAAGTCTACTAGGTTATCACATAGGAAAACTGGCACACCATTGATCTTTAATTTAGCTGAATCGTTAACTAAGTTAGGATCTGCAACAAAAGCACCGTCAAACTTTTCAGTTGGCTTTTCTTTTGTTTTATTAATATTATTACCAACAACAAGTCCTAAGTTATAATAGAAATCTTGCTGTTTATTTCTTAGATAGATTGTTTGTCTATGAACTTTAGAGAATCTAGTATTATTCAAAACACTTGAGTTATAAATATAACCAATATCGTCAGTAGATTCTTCGATACATACTTGGACAAGAACGTCGACGATATTATAGAATATAAATGTCTTGAAATCTAAGAATGGTAATTTAGCTAAATCTGTAGTGATATGATGATAATCTAATTTCTTCACACCACAAATTTGAGCTCCGATATCATTCAATTTAAATGATGCAAATGCAGATTGACCTTTACGGCGAGATGCAAATTGAATCATTTGATCTAGATATACAGTATAAGAGCTAATATATGCATAGTCTCCACGTTCAGCATAGTTGTTTTCCATTCTAGTATCGATGAAATATTCAGCTTTAGGATTCATCTTAAAGTCTGGATGACACATAATACTTTCAGGAGTATATCCTAACTTCTTGATGCGTTCAATGATATACGGAATATCGAAGGCCATGTTCCATGCCATCAAGAAGTCAGGTTGTTCTGTGTTAATTTGTTTGAATAAAGAAGCAATCAAATGTGTTTCTTCATCAAAGAATTTTATATTAAATTTTATACCATAAATATTGAATTTACGTTGACGATCTTCTCCGCCAATAGCAAACTCAATAAGTTCTCTTAATTCATGCTCTATTTGACCAGTAGCTACATTATTTTCAAATTCTTGAACTAATGGATTTCTAGGATCTCTTAGGACGTAAGTATTAATTGCTCCATTAGAAATATATGTAACTGCATTAATTGGAACTTCACCTGGTTCTGGGAAATCTCCAACTATATTGGAGATATCAACTTCGATATCCAGATATGCTTTACTTGTAGAATGAATATCATTCTTAAAGATTCTATTAAACCAGAATCTATAATGATCTTCAATATTTTGGTCAGAGAAAAATACTTGATTCAAAGTATGTAACTTTGCATTCTCTCTATATTGGCCACTACTAATATTATTTGTATAGAATCTAAGATTATTAGTCTTTTCAGCTATACATTTTTCTAATTGTCTATTTGTACATTGTACAGGTTCAACTTCTTCAATTGGAAGATAGTCATGATGATAAGATAGATTCTGATCTTTAGCTAAATACCAAATATATTCAGGATCTTCTATTTCACATAAGTATTTTTTTCCAGTATTATTATCTTTTGCTACCATGCTAATACTAGGAGTAGACCAACGTCCATTATCTTGTTTAGCACCTTTAGCAAAGAAAGTTTGTAATATAGTTAAGTCATAATCCTGTGGAAACTGATTAAAAATATTAAGAGTATTCATTATATTTCTCCTTATAACATTCCCAGTTATACCTAATATAATGTAATTAGGCTAGTATTTATCTAATTTGTGCCTATTTTGAGCCATATAGGTTATAATACCTAGAACTATCTAATAATGATTATCTAGGAGGTCTATTATGCAATATACTGAAGCTATTGTCTCTGGTAATGCAGTTTTAGAAGAACCAAAAGTTGATCTAAGTATGAAATCAGTCTTTGGTAAACTAAAATCTGGCAAAACAGAGTCTATCGTAAAACCTATGCCAGTAGAGGACGAAAGTACTCTAATTAAACCACGTAGACGTGGCCGTCCACCTAAAAAAAATAGAGATATAGATTCTCCTGAAGGAGAAGCTTCTGAATTGGTAACAAATGTACCATATGCAGAATCCTATGAAGAAACTAATGGTATGCTTAAAGGTATGATCATGCAAATCGAAGGATTGCAAGGTGAACTTAAGCAAGAATTTAATGATATTCGTCTTTCTAAGATGAGAGGCAAATATCAATACCTTACAGATATCTCTACTACAATTTCTTCCCTATCTAGTACTAAATTATCTGCCATTAAAGAACTTAACTCTGTTATTTCTAAATGTCATGATATGGAACTTAAACGTACTAAAGAACTTAAGATTGATGCTACAGGTAATGATGATGCAGCCGTTATGAGCTTATATGAAAATATCATCAATACTCCTCGTCAACAACTTGAAGCTGGATTTATGCCACCAAGATTAGAAACAGGAGATATTCCATTGATGGTTCAACCTCAAGGTGGTATGGATATATTCCAACCAGCCGTAACTAGTGAACAATTCACTCCTGAACAAAATCGTATGATCGCTGAGTCTAATCCAGATATCAAGACTGTAGTCGTCTATGACACTAAGACAGAATATCGTGAATTCGTGGCAATGAATGTTAAGACTGGTCAAGTAGTACAAAATATTAGTCTACCTGATCCATTCTTATTAGAAGATATGAATCTAAACTTCCAAACTGGAGTCGCTCGTAATTCTAATCTTAATATGAACTTCCCATTAGCAGTAAGAGAAAATGGAATCATTTCTCTAGTTGAATCTAAATATTAAAAAAAATAAAGAAGTATCCCCAGAAGAGTTTGAAACTCTTCTGGGATATTTTTCTTAATATAGTTCATTAATGAAATCTAATACTTCTTGATGGTTACCAGCTTCAACTACTTTAATACGTTCTCCAGGATTATCTTTATCATTTAAAGACTTAACTTGAATAATAATATTAGTATAGTTTGCAGTAATTACAATTGTCTTATCTGGAAGTTCAATTCTAATTACTGTACGTTCTGCTAATCCATCTTTTACATAGATTCTTGCACAGGAATCATAATATGTAAAGATAATCTTATAAACAAATTTCATAAAATTATCATTCTTATCCATATATAGATCCATAGCATATATTACATCTATTTCTGATTTGATATTATGGAATACAATATTTGAATCCATATAGAATGCCAAAGGATTATTATTTTCATCAACTGCAAAATTAACAATGCCTTTAAGTGAATTCATATAGGTTAATATATTACAATCTTTATAATGACCAGTTGTCTGTAAAGCATAGCCATAAGAATTCAATAAATTATTTACATCAATTTTAGTAAGCATAAAATTACCCCACAATCAATAGTATTTCGTATTAATATGTGGACTTATTGGTTAAATCCTATGGACTCTAAATAAGAAATCATTTCATCTTTAGTCAGATCTTTAACCCAAGTAGATAGATGATTAAAATCAAATAAGCCATTATCAGTATGATATACATTACATACAGTACCATCTGGTTTATAGAATAGTAGACTGCCAAACATAGATTTTATTACGCTATCGTATATTACTGTAGCCTTAATATTACATTTTTCTACTATCTCTAGTAGCTCAGAATCATAGAATCCAGATTGGATAACAAATGCTTTTTGTATGCCAATTCCAAATAGCATCTTATTTTTCTTAGTCTTAATATATGATGGAATTCCTAAGTTCTTCCATTCTATTAAGACATGGTGATTCTGAACTGTAACTTTAATATTTCTATCTAGGATGATGAATGGCAATCCATTCTCAGGATCATATCTATCTATTTCATATCTAGATTTGAATATATTTATTATATCTTCTAGTTGCATAATAACCTCCAAAGATAAAAAATAAGAAATATGAAGAAGGGATTAAATCCCTTCTCCAATAAATCTTATTAATGTATTCCACTTTTGATTATATTGATATATTCATTCAATATATCTTTTCCATTATCGGATAATGAATTTAAAGTATCTGGTGTCATATAATTATTTAAGATCAATAGCATGAATTGTTCAGATCCAGGTGTTATTGTTAGTATAATAATAGATATTACAAATACCATCACTATACCTAATCTAATCTTTTTACCATGATCGTAATTATATTTCGTAACCACATCAATATCTTGGTTACCAGATTTTTTCTCATAATCCATATAAACTACCATGTGGAATAGAAATAGCAACATACTTAAAATCATAAGTAACCAGGCTAACCCAATTACTTTATCTAATATGATATACAAGTATATTACTTCATTAGGGATAATAGGATTCATACTTATCACCCTAATTATTTAGTAACAACTGTACCATATTGATCACGATTGGATTCTGTGTTTACACGTACACGTTCAACTTTATGTAAATCAGTATCTTCACCACTGATACGATCTACATGGAAACGCATACTTGCTTTAATTTGATCCAATTCAGGTTTGAATTCACGAATAGCATCAGCCATTTCTTGATTAATAGCTGCACCATTTTGAACCGCACGATCTAACATAGCTGCAAATTCATAGCGTGTCATTAAACGATCACCCTTGAATTGACCATCTTCGTAACCATCAATATAACCACGTTGTGCTAAATCATTAACTAAAGTATAAGCCCAATGATTTTCTGGAACATCTGGGAACACAGTATCTTTCACTTTGTCATTGTTACCAAGAAGCATATTCACTAACATTTCGATCTTCTTATTTTGAGCTTCAATAGTTGCTTTCATGTCTTGCATTTCACGAGCCATTGCTACACGACTATTAGAAACTAATTTATCAGAATGACCGAATTTAATGGATACACCAGCGTTTACCATATTTTCAGAACCAATTGTAGCACCAACGGAGAACATGGTATTTTCATTAGGACGATAGAATGCACCAAGAGCTGCGGCATTTTCACCTTTATAGTTACCATAACCCGCCGCCACAGACCATTTATCATCTGGGTTAAAGTCTTGTGGATGCAATGCCGCTAAAGCTGCTGCACTTGCGCCAACTTTATTAACACGTTCATCTAATTTGGCTACACGGTTAGTCAAACCATCATAACGATTGTTAATATTATTAACTACAGTATTAAGTTGACCACCATTAATAGCATCTTTAGAATCTGCCGCAATTCGACCATCAGCTACATTAGTGATTTTATTACCACCATTGTTTAGACCTTTATCATCTAAGGAAACATTACCAAATTTAACTTTATCTACAGATACTTTATAATCAGTACCACCAGCTGCATTTGTGCTTGTAGTCACAGTTACATTATTACCTGCAGTAACGCTAGTATGTTTCTTAGCTTCAGCTAATGCTTCAGTAGCCAAAGATTTATTAGATTCAATTCTACGTTCATGACTTTCAATTTGAGCATTTTGATTATCAATGCGGCCATCTAAATAATCTAAACGTTTATCGTGGCTATCAATACGTTTTTCTTGATTTTCCATGCGTTTAGTTTGATTCTTTAATTGAATATCATGATTTTGAATTTGTGCTTCATGACGTTTTAAATCTGCATCTTGTCGAATATTTTCATTAGTCAAACGAGAAATTTCTTTATCATGTTTTTCTAAAATTTGAGTATGACCATTTAAAATATCTTCATGTTTAGTTAGCATATCAGTATGATCTTTTAATTTACGTTCGTGATCATTAACTTTAGTATTAACTTTATCAATAGCCGAATCAATGGTAGTTTCGCCAGTACCACCAATATTGTTAGTAGTGATATTGCCATTTTGATCTACTGTTGCATTACCACCAATTACATTCTTAGTACTATTAGCTACATTAGATACATTTTGAGCTACAGCATATAATTGGCTACCATTAACTGCATCAGTGGAATCTGCAGATACTTTGCCAGCTGCTATATTGATCAATTGACGTTCGCCACCAACAGAACCAATGCTCATAACACCATTAGCTACAGAACCTTTACCTGCGAAGTTGCCATATTTCAACCCATTGATTTCAGCTTCTTCTTCTGTTGTAGCTGCACGGTCTGTGGACTTATTACCAACTACAACACTATTAGCTTGAGTTGTAGTGATTTCATTTCCTAATACATGTGTATTGGCTTGGGCTACTGTATTACCTACACCAAACGCACTAGATTTAATACCAGTAACTGCATTGCCGGCACCAACTGCAACTGCATTAACTGCACCCGCATTTGAGTTATTACCAATAGCTACTGCACTTTCTTCAGCTCGTGCATTATAACCAACTGCTACGGAACGATTACCTTTTGCTTGAGCATCATTACCATATGCAGTAGAGAAGTTACCATTAGCTAATGCATTAAAGCCTGTAGCAGTGCTAGATACACCTTTAGCTTTAGCACTATTACCTACTGCTGTAGAGAAGTCAGCAGATGCATTAGCAGAAGAGCCAAATGCATTGGAGTTACGGCCAGCAGATTCAGATCCATGACCAATTGCTGTAGCATTTTCACCACTTGCTACTGCATTTTGACCTAATGCATTTGTGTTATCTGCACTCGCTACAGAATCACGACCAAGTGCTAAGGAATCTTTACCGGTCGCATTAGCATATTTACCCATAGCGATATTCCCATCACCAATTGCTTTTGTTTTATAGCCAAATGCAAATGCATTATCGCCTTGAGCTGTAGAACCATTACCGCCTACAAATGCAGCTTCGCCATTGGAAGTATTGTTTGTACCAATAGCAGTACCGAAGTCTTTGTTTACAGTGTTATTTTCACCAGTTGCAAAGGAACTTACGCCTGCTACTGTATTAAAATTACCTAAGGCTGTAGCATTGCCACCATATACGACATTGTTGTCGCCTGCAGTGAAGCTATGTAAACCAATAGCTTTATTTTTGTTACCGAATGCCACGGAGCCATTTCCGATAGCTTTAGATTGGTTGCCAGCAGCAAAGCTCCAACCACCTTTAGCTTCAGTTAAGTATCCTGTAGCTGTCGCAAAATCTGCAGACGCTTTTGTTTGATTGCCAAGAGCGACAGAATTTAATTTAGTAGCTTCAGTTGCATAACCATATGCAATGGAACCTTCTCCGCTAGCTTTAGACAATTGACCGCCAGCGAATGCTTCGTTTGCAGTTGCTTTATTATTCATGCCAACTACTAATGTATTATTAGCAGTAGCTTTGTTAAGATAGCCGCCAACTACATTACTAGTTCCATTAGTTGCATTCTTATAACCAGTTGTAATATTGTAAGATCCATCTACATTATTAGTATTACCACTAACATTATTAGCCAACCCAGCTACATTATTATTTTGACCTGTAACAACTGAGTTATCGGAAGATACTGTATTTTTGATACCATTAACTACAGAGTTATTCCCTGTAATCTTATTTGCATAACCACCAGCCAATACACTAGAAGCTGCTACAGTGTTACTATCACCAATAACTAACGCAGACCCATTGCCTGCGGTATTTTTATTGACTTCATTTAAAGTTCCCGCAACAATGCTGTTTTGACTATTTACAGTATTGCTATAACCACCGGCAAATGCACTGGAACCGGCAACTACATTATTTTTACCAAATGATGCTGCATCTGTACCTGTAACAACATTAGATGCATATGCACCCATAGAAACTGTAGAAAGTACTGCTGCTGTTAAGATTAAAGTTTTGTTAGTTTTCATTTTAATTCTCCTTAAAATTAAATAATACTATTTTTGTAAATTAGAAACTTGCTCATTTAACTCTTTTACTTGTTTTTCTAAAAGATTAACTCTATCAGATAAGTCCTTATTTGAATCTTGTAAATATCTGATTGTTTGATCTTTTTGATTTCGAGTCATTGAGCTGAACCAAATTCTATCAGTGGATGCTTGAGCCACTAATATTGAAAAAGTGAAAATTAGTAATAGAAATAAAGTCCTCCTATTCATAATAAATCCTCCTATATATAAACTATATATCACGATTATAATATATAGGCAAGATTATCTTTAAAACGGAAGCTCTTCGTTCTTAGGTTTTGGATTATTTTTATATTCAGAGATACGATTAGCAATAGCATTAGCTCTATTACTAATAGGAAATGCATTAAAATGGTAATCGCGTTTTGTTAGCTTGCAATCCGCGATAAATTTAAATATAATATCCGTTTTAAGGATATATACATGCGTATTTTTTACTTCCTCTTCAGTTAGACCATATTCATCACATAACCACTGAATGATTCGATCATCAGATGCTTCATCTAAACGACCAAAATACTTTTCGATTTTAGCTTTTGTATCTAACATTTTTGCACTTTGTTGTTCTTTTTCCATATATTACTCCTTATAACGCTTTGTTAAATTTAGACTCCATTTTTAATTTATTATCTTTCTTTCGATAAAAATTCTGATATGTGTATTCTAGCATATCACCATTTTCATCTTTCCAAGTCCATGTCTTACCATCCTGGCTTTGTGACCATTCGCTAGATTTAATTTTTGGGAAAAATACATTTCCCTCTTTTAGAATTTTATGAACTACCGTTGCATGAATACAGTCACACACATCCATAAATTCTTCATAAATTTGACTACCGCCGATTACGTATACGTTTGCCAAATTTAATCGTTTAATTTCATCTAAGACTTCTTGCTTAGAATGAAATATTTTAACATTTGGCCCTGGATATTTAGGAACGTAGTCTTTATCCCTAGTTATAACCCAGTGCGTTCTATGTGGCAATAATCCAGGAAGACTCTCAAACGTCTTCCTGCCAATAATAATATTACAACCTAAAGTACGTTGTTTAAAACGCTTTAGGTCTGCCGGAATCTTCACTAACAATTCATCATTTTTACCAATATGACGTCGTGCGTCATAGCAAACAATCATTGAAATCATAATAATCTCCTAGAAATATAAATTAAAATAAAATATTAGACTGCTACTTCCATAGGCCGTTTAGGACCTGGCTCGTAGTCTTCTAAAACAATATCATCAATTGTGAAATCATAGAAGTCTTTGATTTCAGGATTTAATCTTAATTTAGGATATTGTCTTTTTTCTTTCTTAACTACATCATATGCATAAATTGTCTTAAGTTGATTCTTTAAAACGTCTTTATGATTTACATAAATATGAGCATCGTTGATGAAATGAACTAATTTACCAGGGACCAACCCAACGCATTGTGCGATCATACATACTAATACTGAATATTGCAATGTATTAAATGGGACGCCTAATCCAACATCACCAGAACGCTGAATTAGAGTACAATTTAATTTACCGCGATGTACATTCCAGATAGTTTCAAATGCACATGGCTGAAGTGCCATATCATCTAGATCTGCATTATTCCAGAGAGTTACTACCATTCTACGATTATGAGGATCTTCTTTTAAAGTTTTGATTAGTTTATTTACTTGATCAAATTTCTTTAGCTGATACCCGTATGCTTTACCGATAGTGCCATCTTCCCGCATCCATTCATCCCATACATGAACACCCATTTTTTGGAGTTCACGTACATCATTAGATTGCTTTTGCCAAATCCATAAAATTTCCTTTACCGCTGTTTTAAACGGTACAAATTTTGATCCAAGGATTGGCATATCCAAGTTTTCTAAATTAATATTAAACGCCACTTGAGGTGTCGATATAGCATCAATACCTGTCCGGTTTGGGGTTGTTTCGCCAGCAGCAAGGATATATTCTAATAATTTACCATATTTTAAATCATAGTCAGTTAACTTCATTCTGCTTCTCCGATCTTCTTAATAATTAACCAAATTATATAAAATGCAACAATTCCGCAATCTACCAAAACGCAGAAAAGTTGCATTACTGGTGTTAATCTAGTACCAGATATACCATCTAATAAATAAATTGGAACCATGATAATCCATGGGATTACCATATAGATTAATAACTTTATTACCCTATCAATCATTTTAATACCTTCTTATCCTTTATGATATTTATAAATCATGTATCCTATAGTTATCATAAATACTAATAGACCACCATTGATTACATAGAGAAACATCATAGCTTCTTCGAATTTTGTAAATAGTTCCATACCAAATATGAAACGAATCAAAAATCCAAATGTTGTTGTTATTACTACGATACTAGCAAATAATAAAATTAAGCTAGATATCACTTCAATTTTCGGTTTAATTCCACTCACCTCCAATGATTCTTGATAATTTACTCTTAACAAATTTAATACCTTTTTCATCAAGATCTATTGCTGGATATGTACCACCATACACTTCATTCTCTAATAATAGTTCTATCAAAGCATTCGCGTGATCTCTACAACTATAGCAAAATTGATCTTTAAGATCTGGTTGTTCACAGCACGTACAGAATTCATATAATCCTTTGCTAATAATATATGATAATATTCTTATCTTATCTATTTTTAGAAACGGGAATTCCATCCATACTTCATTCTTTCTGAAGTTTTTATTGAATGATTCTACCATATCTTTATAGAATGGTAAATGATAAACTCTAGAATCTCTATCTAGAGTTCCATCTAATACTATATTTAAATGAGCTCCGCCAATAAATGGAACTACGGAATTTATAGTATTTACCATCAGCAGATCATAAGAATTCTCTGCATATTCGGCATATTCATCTAATTCAGGGATATCTCGAACTACTTTGAGAAATTTTACATCTGCATTATTATCTTCATTAATATGAGATATAAATCTTTCAGTATATTCCTTTTCTAGTTCTAATTTCCCTTCATGGATTAAATTACTTTCAATATGTAATGCATATACATTCTTTATATTTTCTAATTTTGCTTTAGTTTTAATAGATATATCTAATAGTGCTGTAGAATCAAAGCCACCGGAATATAATACAATAAGATTAACTGTTGTATCATCTGGTATGCCTTTTAATATTCCCTCTACAGCATTCACTCTATTTTCTAGCATTGTTTCTCCTTTTAGAATTACTATCAATCCCTAAAAGAAAATCGATTAACCATGAGCAACCCATTAACATCAGCCCTATAATATATAGAATTAACTCTGTAGTTGTAGCATAGGTCGCAATAAAATCTTTTGATGCTAGCATAAATACTAGCAACCCTAATAAAACACCAAGATTCATATTATCGTTTAGCTCCTCTAAAAACATTAACAATTGCTTTAAAATCTAATCCATAGACATAAAGCAAAACTGCTACTGAAGCTAATACCAGCACGATGCTAGGAATAGCTAAAATAATATTCTCAGCAGTGATAGCTAAGAATAACTCAAAACCAATTACAAATCCTACAATAAAAAATACTTTACTCATAATGAGCACCTCCAAAATAAAATTAAAATATAAACTAGAAATATTAAGAATCATATTTCACCTTTATAATATATATATATAATTCTTTAAGATTACAAAAAAAAATAATGGAAGAAGGAGGTTGAACCTCCTTCTTATTATCTAACCATTACCGGTCTTGCAGTCATATCAATTACACTTGTGTCTGCATCATATTCCATATTATGACTAATCAAGAAACATTGCTCGCAACCAACCATAGCAATTAACTGTTTAAGTAATCCTATAAATTGGATACGGTTCTCTGTATCTAGACCACCATCAATTTCATCTAATTTTAAGATATTATAATCCGTAGATGAATTTGATAGAATTGCAAATGATAATATCATACTAATCATACAAATCTGGCTTGTACTCATAGATGAAATATCATCATTCAATAATCCATTACCTAAACATGGAATTCTAAATTCAGCTTCATTAATAACAAATGGCTGAATAATGAATTGACCATTGAATATTAAACTTAGTAATTCATTAGCCTTTAAAATAATATTTCCCATATACGTTCTCATAAACACTGTCTGAATGCCCGTAGTTGGGGACAAATAGTAACGTACTGCTTCAAGAATTGAGAAATTTTTATTATATAAGTCTAAGTCCCTTTGATAGTCTTCTAGAAGCGTTTTATTTGATGCTATAGAATCTCTATCTTGAAGAATAATATTTAACTGCTCATTTAATCTATTAGATTTTTCTTTAGCAGAATCTAAATCAACTTGTAATCCAGATACTTGCTTAGCTATATCTGATAAAGAGCTCATTTTATTTTCTAATTCTTTGATATCATCTAAGTCACTAAGTACTTTATTAATAATATCATAGCTATTAGTATAAGCTTCTATCTTATAGTCAAGAACTTCACGCTTATATTTAAGAGATTGAACTTTTTCAGATTCATCAAGAATATCATTATCAATTTTAGATAACGATTCTCTTAAATCTGAAATATTAGAATCCAATTCTTCTATTAGAGATTTATTGGCTTCATATTTAATAGCCGGCTCTTTTAATGATTCTAATATATCTTCATATTTATCTTTAGTAATCATTATATTATAAATACCACGAATTCTATTAAATTCAGTATTTACTTTCTCCATATTATCTAGACTTTCTAGAAGGTTATATGGGTCAAGAATATAACTAATTGGAGTCTTGTCTAATAGTTTTCTAAAAGACATAATCATTCCATGAAGATTATTAAATCTATTCCAGAAGTCATATACTTCAGTATAGAATTCTGACTTAGATTCTAATTCTTTTATCATCTTATTAATCTCAGATATTTCTTTATTGATTGAATCAATTCTAGACTCTGGATTTTTAGATGATGCATCAATTGCTTCTTTTACATAAGCACAAGAATCAATCTTACATTCTTTAGGTCTAAGGGCTAATCCTTTAGCTTTATCAAAAAGAATTTCATAAGCACGTAATTCTGATTCTAAATCTAATAATTCTCTAGATAGCTTTCTATGCTCTTCAGAAATGATTGGTAACTGATTTACATAATTTCTATTATTATCTAAAGTAGATCTTACAAAATTAGATTTATCTTTTCTTGTAGTAGAATCTAATCCATTATAAAGAGTATCTATAACTGGAACTATCATTTCCGCAGCATTAATAAGACTTTCAGCTTCTGATGTATTCTTTATATTTAAATTCAAAGATTTAATCTCTCTATCAATTTCTGAAATCTTAGCTTTGGATTCATTATATAGATTCAAATCAGATTCAGAGAAGCTATTATCTAAAATAGAATCTCTTTTTGTTATCTTGACTTGGAGTTCTTCATAAACTTTAGTCTTTTCATTTGTAAGAGAATCAAGCTTAGTACTAGCTTTAGCTTCATCTGAAATAACTTGTTTGATTTCATTATTAGATTTCTCTAAATTCCTATTAATCAATTCATATATTTCAGTTGTATTAGTAGTGTATGGAATTTCACCTTTACAAATATCAATTATAGTATTGATATCTTTATCAACTGTAGCTTTAAGTTCTCTTAAACTTTTTTCTGCATTATAATAAGTTTCTAAGTTATTATCTTTAGACAAAAGTTCAATTTGAGAATCTAATTTTGCAGTCTCTAATATAGCTTGATCTCTTTCGGCAGAAACTAATTCTACTTGTCGAGTGATATTATTAAATCTAACATTCAATTCTTCTATATTACCAATTTGAGCAATCTTAGAAGAGATTGTATTAATCATACTTTTGAAGTTTGAGTATTTCTTGGTAACGACTTTATACATGTTGTTGTATACTTCGATACCATTGATAATACTATTAACAAACTTCTTACGCTCTGCTGGTTTCTTATCTGCTAACCCTCTATCTTCAGAAGATAACTGGGATAGAGTTAGGAAGTTAGCATCCAAATTAAACAGATCGAAGATTATATCCTTCCCTGAGGTTACATTCCAAGTTGGATTTAACTCTTCTCTCTTATTTCCTTTATAAATTTGAAGTTTAACTTGTCCTCTAGATCCATCAGATTTAACTGGATGAATATAAACGATCTCGTAAACTTCATCATTATATAAATATCTTAAAGATTTTTTACCTTCCAATCCAGGAATGATTGCTGTATTATCATCTTGGAGTGGAGATAAAGCTTTTAGTAAAGTTGATTTACCGGAACCATTAGAGCCGCGTATTATAATAATATTAGAGGTAGACTGTGATAAGTCTACCTCTAAGATATTGTCTCCACGACCATTATAGATTCCTATGTAATTCTCAAGTCTTATGTAAATAAGTCTCATATTATACCTTTTCAATTTTATAAAGTCTACAGTTACTGCCGATTCCCATAAAACTGCGTATTACAATTTTATCACCGACTGAAACCGTATCATAATCTAATTTAGAAACTGGTATTGAAAAATCACCATTAATTTCTACATTGTAAAAGAGAGGTACATCTTTTCCCTCTCTCTTACTTGTTATTGTATACTTTGGAGATAATTTTACATAGTCTATAAATAAAATTATCATGAATATAATAATCAATAAGAGCCCACATATGAGCCCTAATTCTAAAGTCATTTTTATACTTCCTTTTTAATATTAAACTATTTGTATGTGTAATATGAGATACTTTTTTATTACTTAGAGTTATAATATGCTAGCACTACTATTGCTAAGAATATAAATGCAGTTACAACTTCTATAGGAATATCACCTGGATTAGTTAAATTCTTATAGAAAGTAATTGCCATAGTCAATAGTATTACTAGAGTTATGAAGTCTAATTTCATTATTTATTACCTGTAACCTTAGACTGTTTTCTCTTTTTAGAATATACTAAAAATGCAGTACCAGCGATAGATACAAGTAGTGTAATCCAAATAGGAGACACTAAAGTTAATCCATCTGGAAGAATGATGGCTACACAAATAGTAAGCAAAATAGAGAGAAGCATATATAAGGTCCCAACTATCTTAATAAAACTAAATACTGACATATTACCTCCGTGGACGAGTTATGATATACATTACTGTCAATAACATCATCGATATTGAAGATATAAAGCCGATATTCGCAATAATGCATAGCAAACCAGATAAAAGTAGTATGGTAAATGCTAAATTGGACATGATATCATTCCTTGCTATACTTTTCTATAATTACTAGTAGGGCTTTGAATATCTTATAGCCTAGAAATAGAATTAAAGCAGTCAGAATGACTGATGTCGAATAAATAAACAATAGGATTCTACCTTCGATAGTTTGAAGCATATCGGATATAATGTAGGCAAAGCAACTAATATAAATTATAGCACCTATGATGTATAAAATTTTATTTTTTGTAATCATAAGGGTTTCTCCTTTCTTTATATTATTGCTTTGTTTTAACTAAAAATCAGCCTTTTCTTCAGTTGGACATGGTAGTCCAAATCTCCAGTCAATAGATGATGTATGCCCACATTCTCTACACTTGAATTTATATAGCTGGTAATTGCTTAGTTTATCTTTTACTTCATCTTTGCTTAACATGTTTAGATATGAAGAATACTTTACAATAGAACCATTAATAGTTACTAGATCCATATTCTTTGATCCACATTTAAGACATGTACTAGCACTTACAATTGCCTCTTTCATATTAATTATCCTCAAAAAATAAAAAGGACTTGGGTATTTGACCCAAGTCCATAATTATTATTTATTATTCATTTGATCTAAAGCTTTACGTACTTGATCTTCAATATCATTTTCGAGACGTGTCTTTTTTTCATCTTCTGTTTCAGGTTTAATATCTTCAACACCTTTAGATTCAATCAAATCTTCAATGCGTTTTACAATAATATCCATAACTTCTTTTTGGATAGTTTCTGGAATTTCATTATATAATTCAACTTCAGAAGAATAAACTTGAGCAACTTTTACAACATCATTCAAATCTCTAGATTTGGCTAAAGAGATGAATGCATCACGAACTTCAACAGTATTAACATTTTGCTCGTAGAATACTTTATCAATAGTATTCAATAAGCGTTTTAAATTAAACTTAGGTTCATTAGATGCTTCGGTAATTCTTGCTGTATTCTTAGGAGAGTAGAAAAGATTTTTATAATCTTCCTCTTCTAATTGATTTAATACTTCTTGCAAGAACCCTTGAGAATCATTGATTTTAAGTTTTTCACATTCATTCATAATAACTTCAGTTGTTTTAGATGTATGAAATTTAATATATCCAGTTACATCTTCCATATATAAGTTATTAAATACGAAGTCAATATATGTATACATTGTATGAAGAGTTACAATTGGAGACTCTTTGTCATAGATGTATGTAAATAATGCATTAAAGAAGGAGTATAAAGCCGCATAATCCTTATCTCCTACCATTAGTTTTAAACGATTGAAATGAATCAATAATGTATTGATAGAATCAGTTTCCTGATTGATAACTACACTGAATGGATTATCACCCACTGCACTATCAGGAATATATTTATTGAAAACAAGAATAATATTTTTTCCACGTACGCTGAATTTACGACCAAATGCTTGCATTTCAATATTAGAGTATCTATTTTCAGAATCTTTTTCAAAATCCTTTTTAATAAAGTACTCATCTACATGATCTGTCAAAATATTATAATCTGGTTCAATAGTATTAAGCTTGTCCCAGTAAAGAGTTTCTTTACCAATTAATTTAGCTAAATAATGACCAATATTATGAAGATCACAACTTGCTTGTCCAACTGGATTCATAAAATATACCTCCTATTTAGTATAGACGATGCGTCTAATATCCCCTTCAGCTACTTTAATAGAGTCAGGGTATTTAGCCGCAGACATATCCAAAAGAATATCAGTGTACTCTTTTGGAACGCCATCGACAATAACTTTACCAAACTTAGCACGACGACCAAGCTTTTCTTCACGAATTCTGATTGTTTCCATTTGTGTTCTGGAGAACACAAAATATCTATAATAAATGTCTTTTGGCATATTCTTATTCCTCTAGTCTTCAAAGATAATAGACCCACTATCTTCCATATTAATGAATGCAGGTCTTAGTTGAGTTTCGAATGCTTTTGTTGGAGCAATCTTTCCAATAAGATTACCGAGATATTCTGTATCAAATGCTACAGATTCAGGATTGCGATCATCAGTTAATTCTAAACCAGCATCTTCAGCGAGAGCTATTGCGGAAGTATAACCTTTTTGATCTCTATAAATCTTTAGCAATTCATCAAAATTAGCATCCCAAGTATTTGGTTCTGGCTCATTGGTAAATGAATTATATTCAAATACTTTATCATTTAGTGGACAAAGCATACCACCAACACCAGGATCAGATGCAGATGATGTATTAACATCGATGATACCTAATTGAGAGATATCTACTGCACGGATATTTTGTGCTACTTTCTTACCATTACCTTCACCAGGACCAGATGGACCTTTGATGGTATATTTCAATTGTAAGAAAGAGTCACGGTCATTAACCATATTTCTAAATCCTTTTAGATTAGACTTCTGCAATTCAGCAATCAATGCCATTGGTGGCGTATTCAATTGCTGTTTAATACGAAGTACTTCTACATTAGGATCTGGTTTTTCTGGTAAACGACGTAGTTTAAGATTGATAATCATAATATACATCGCTGCAATATATTCAGACCAACGAATACGTTTAGATGAGGCATCTAAATTATCCTTTAGACGAATATAAGAGAACTCACTAGCCATCCACTTCAATACACTATAGATATTAGACTTGATTTCATCTGGTAATCTTAAGCGTTTTTGAGTTGGAATATCATATGAGTTTTCTAAAGATTCAATAATTGCATTACCTTTAGTAAATACTGAAGTTTCAGAACTTACAAAGTTAAACCCAAGTTTACAAATCCAGAAATCTGTATTATAGATATTGTCTAATGTAAACTTCTTGGTTGCATATTTATTGATAGAGATAATGAATGCCGCTACAAAAGATTGTAGAATTCTATCAACATCTAAAACACTTCTAACTGCAGAAATGTAGATAGGAGTTTTCATATGACTGTTTTGGACTACAAATGTATCATATTCATCATCTTGAGGATCTTCTTCGGTAACTTTAATTACATGATCGAACTTAAATTCAGAAATAGTTTTATACCACCCAAATCTAGCAAGATAATATTCAAATAAAGTTACCTTATGATCAAATAGATAAACACTAAATGATGCTAACTTCTTAAAGGTTTCACCATCAGATAATTTAAACTCAAAGAAGTTACGAAGCATCTTAACTGCATTGGAGTTAGTCTTCAACGTAATAGATTGAGTCTTAGCTGATGCTGAAGAAGTATTATTATAAGTACTACCATCAACTAATTGGAATAATGGGAAATAATCATTACCATTTAGATGAATATAAGCACCATCAATAACACGTGGTACTGCAATCAATACATCAAATGTATCTTCTTGACTACCAATTGCAGTATAATAGGTTACTTTAAGAATTTTTAGATCAGAATCCTTAATAGATATTGTAGGAGTTTCTTCTCCTGTCAATAATCTTTGGATTTCTGCATAATCATCGATGACTTCGAATTTTTCTACTCGGATCGTGTAAAATTTATCACGTTGACAAGATAGAATTACATCTTTCAAATCCTCGATGATATCATCATCTGACTTTTGGAAGAATTTATCATTAAACTTAGGTCTATTACGTTCATTGTAATCAGCAATGAACTTAGCCTGATTAATCATCTGCTTCTCCCTCCTCGATGTTAGTAATCCGAACTTTAACTTGGCTACCGATCGGATTGGGTACATCTTTATCTTTATCTTCAATAATGATATAACAAGACATATCTAATGCTTCAGCAATAGTCTTCAACTTAGATAGAGTAATTGTTGGTTTTTCAAACAATCGTCTATCATTATTAAAGTTATCACCAAATCGATATGCATACTTGTTGATATCAATATGCTTTTGATTTACAGCTTGTTTAAGAGCAATCATTTCTGGAAGATCTGTAGGTTTTGGTTTAGCATTGAAAATATTATCAGGGCTAACCAATACTGTCTCTTCCATTTCACGAAGTTCTGCATTCTTTTCAATTTGCTCTTTCATGCTTTTTGTATTACTAAAGTCAATAACTTTCAAGTTATCAACTTTATAGTTTTCTGGTTTATCTGATGCATTAACGAATGTAGCCATACATCCGTCAACGAATACCCCAGTCTGACCATACGCATTTGTTTTGCTTATGACTGGATATACAATACCATCTTCTTCGACTGCAATATTAGGCTCTTCATGATGTCTAATACCTTCCTCGAAGTCGTAGATCGTATACAACTCACCATTAATAATAGCCTTTTTCATTTTAATATCTCCATATACTAAAAAGAAAAATATAAGGTGGTTAGATGTTGAATCTAACCACCATTTTATATTTCTTATTCTACGTCGATTAGGCTATCATCTTTGATGAATTTCTTCAAATCTGTAGAAGGTTCTAAAGCGATAGCGTGTTTGCCATCTTCATCAGTTGCAGTAGCAGTTAGATATTCATCAAATGCTACTTCATAACCATCTTCGTCAACTTCATTTTTACCAAGGTTCAATAAGAAGTTAATGATTGCACTAAACATCACACGAGATACTTTATATACAAAATCATTAGTAACGAATTTGTTATTGCTGATAGAATACATGAAACGATTAATGAAGCGTTGAACTTCTTCATCAGTCAAATCATATACAGTAGCGATATCTTTGATGCCTTCTTCGTTTGTTTCAAAACGAGCTTCAAAGCTATCTTTACCTTCGTCGTCTTTTACTTTTTCCAATACTACAGCAATAATAAATACGCCATTCTTATCATTGATGCGTAAAGCCACTTCGTTTTCGAACTTAGTGTTAGCCAAGAATTTAACTGCACCAAATAGGATGCATTTCCCAGCTTGCATAAATTGGTTGGAATGGAATAAGATCATCTCTTCGGATTTCAACCGATCAACCACTGTAGAAATGATACTTGTTTCCTTAACATCTTTCTTCATAATAAAAATCTCCTTTGCAAAGAAATAAAAGAAATGTATATATAAAGACACATAGATGATCAATTCTATATGTCTCCATAACTATAATATATTAATACCTTGTATTTTGTTTTGTAACTTTTTACAACCCTAATCGCTTCCTGAAATCTACTATAGTTTCGATCTGAACACCATATTTCATGGCCTTATCGACTTTACTACTAGCAAACCCAGGTTGCGGAATTAATAAGATTGATGTATCTCTAGTTACTCCACTATCAGTAACAAAGTATCCTAATGGTGAAACCAAATCAGATAAAGTATCATCTCTGAATCCAGTAATGACTATCTTCTTTCGGTTATCTACTAGACCACAAGTTCTAACTACATTTGGCATTTCAGATATTGTAACAAGATCTTGCATGAATAAATGTCGCTCATTGATTATAGTCTCAGTGGCAACTTTACCAATACCTTTGATCTTCAATAATTTGAATTCCAATGTAGCTGGATCTAGATTCATTATTTCTTCAAGTCTTAGTTCATGTAAGATGAGCTTCCAAGATTTAATTGCAATATCAGAGAAGCCAAGAGCTCCAATGATATTATAATCATAAATCTTATTTGTCTTAAGCTCATTAATTCTATCCATGAATTTTGCAGAGTTTACTTCTCCAAGAGAAGTCAATTGATCTTTAGTTATATTGATCAATTGAGTGAATGATGTTATATTTAATTCACGTATTGTAGCTCCAGAGAAATCTCTGAAATTTATCTTCTGGAGCATATCTTCCATTCTTGCGAGTCCGCGTCCAGGGCAATCTGGGTTAGGGCAAACTACAGATTTGCCACTAATAGATTCCTCAAGTGTACTTCCACAAGATGGACAAATATCGATGAATCTTTCCAATTTATTAGGATTTGCATCATTTTCTGGACATCTATGATTTGACACATATGGCATTACATCATTTACATATGTGACATCGATTAGATCTCCATACTTCAATGCTAATGCTTTGAATCGTTCATAAGAATGACCTGATGCTAAGTTATGAATTGTACCATTGAATTCAACTGGATCAAACATGATCATCGGAGTAATTACACCATTCTTACCAATGGTATATTGATATCCTCTGAATCTTGTAGTTCTAACCATAGCATTGAACTTAATGGCCACACTGTATTTATTCACATGGTTTTCTCTACCCAAAGCATTGATAATATTTTTATCCATATAAGATACTACAATACCATCATACGCAAAAGACATATAATCGCGATACCATGCAGCCTCATCAGTGAACTTCTTAACTTGGAATAGAATATTTGCAAAATCACCAACCATATATTGATAGCGGTTAGGCTCTTTAGTTGCAAAATATCTATTCATAAATTCTAATTCTTCGATTCGATTATTGAATTCTAATGAAGTAGCCAATGGTACTAAAGTAATAAAGTTAATATAATCTCTAGCATTAGCAGAACCAATGATTCCGGCTATTGCAGTTCTCATATTCTTATATTCTTTACCAGTGGCATTTTCAAATTTAATCAAATCTTCTTTAGTTATAATAGCTTCGAACTTCATCCCAATAATTTCATCATTAGATATATTATTTGGGAATCTATATCCAGCTAATATATCAGTCAAATCTGTAGCCAAGTCAGCATCAAGATCACCACGTGTTCTTGCACTGATGATCTGATTATTAACTTCAGCTTCAACTGATAAACCATCATATTTAATTTCGGCAACCATTTCGATTGGCTGGTTATATCCAATAAGACCCATCATAAGATGTTTAGCTAAGAAATCTCTTTCAAAGATTCTTACTTTAGGATCTTTATAAACCATAGCATCTTGTGCTTCTTTGTCTGTAACAAATTTACACTTATCTAAGGTTCCGACTAATTTAGGATATTTATGAGCAGTATCTCGTCCTCTATCAGATACAGTAGAATGATTAGTAGCATATGCTTCTTGGAATCTATTAGTAGGAGTTTCAGTAAATACTTGCTCATAAATAGTTTCTTTAGCTTCTTTTGGATAACTAACTATAGCTTCAATATAATGAGGCTCATTTTTACTAGACTTAGGCTGTTTAGAAGACTGTAATTTGAAATGTACAACTTCAGACCCAACTTGAAAATGAGGATTATATTTTCTATAAGCTTCAAGTAATAAATCATAAATACCATCTTCTAATGGTAAAGCTAAGAAGTCAGTATTATTATATAAGATATTACTTATTCGTAAAATGAGATCAGCATCTTCTATATCTTTATTAGTCCAACTTGGATTAGATAATAACTTAGAAGTTACACTGTTTATCATTTGTACGTTTTCTTGATCAAATACATTATCAAGATTGCCTCTTAGAAGATCGGTATATAGATCTCTTAGAATCATGATAAACTCCTTATTTATTAAAGTATTTTATATCCCGCATCATCCAGAATGGATCTGTATCGTCAAATCCTTCAGGCTGTTCGGAAGACATTGCACCAGTCATAATAGCTGGAACACAAGGTTCTTTAAAGTTCTTATATTGTGGATAATATTTCCCATTGATTTTCTTAACTGTAATTTTCAAATTCTTATCGTTATTTAGATTCAACTCACCTAAGTAACCATCTTCCTTCAAAAATGCAGGAACGTAGAAATCTTCATCAGGAATATTATATAATAATGCATTTGTAAGTTTCTTTGGAACTTTCTCGAATACTAATCGCAATCCGATAGATTTCAAATATGTATTAACGATTTCAGCAGAACGAGATTTTGCATCATCTGTTAATACGATATTGATATCATTAGGATTACCAGTAAGTAGTTCTTTTACAGCTCTACGACCAATAGGAGCAGTACTGTAAAGCATAAGCATAATTACATTGATATCATCACCAATATGAGTCAAGGCCCCAATTTCCATTTCACCTTGACGAATAGGAGTATTAGTATAAACTGGTTTATATAATCCAGAGTTTTTATTACGACTATTTTCACCACGGTTATTACTAAAAGACATACTAGTTGCTGAGAACTTTTCTTCTGCATATTGTTTCAATCTACAGATATATTGTTTAGCAACCAATACAGGTCTTAAAGATTTTGCTAATCTATATTTTGTACCAGTAGAATCTAGCATAGGAGTTAGAACTCTACGATGTTTAGTTTCAGGGAACTCATGAAGTACTTCTCTAAGTACATCAATATTTGTTGCTTCCTGAATTGGTAATATAGATAGAGTTAGATTTCCATCTTCAATAATAGAGTTTAGATACTCTGCTCTTACAGATGGATTACTTTCTCTAATAAAGTTTTCCATTTCATCAGCTTGAGTTGGGCTAAAGAATCTTGTAAACTTAACTAGTTTCTCTAAAGAACCATTCACGTCTTGTTTATTAAGATTTCTAATAATAGATGCTGATGCGGAATTGATTTCCATTTCAAATAATTGAGATGGATTTAGACGATTGACAACTGTAGCCTGATTGTATTTCATTTCTACATATTGTCCATCTTCAGTCTGTGGCATTAGTTCATCCGGAATAATACTTGAGATTACGCCTTTACCACCATATCGATTAGTTAACTTATCACCAATGTGGAGCTCATTTTCTTCAAGAACGTATACGTCCATTTGTAAGTTGGAATATACATTGCTATCCATATCATATTTAACTCCATCAATTACTTGCTGACAAGTATAAACCATCTTTTGAAGGTCATAAGATAATTCACATTGATAATGAATCCTCAACTTATTGACCTTACTAATCATTTCTTCACAGAAACGTCTCTTATCTTGATAATACATATTAAGCTGAGTATTATAGATAGACGTTTCCATTAAGTCTGGATTATTAGTTCTAACTTCGATACCAACTACAGTACCGGAGCTAGTAATCTTTTCATCAGACATATTGATATCTTTAAGCTTACTATATACTTGAGAGAATAATGCTTCTTCTTTATTTTCTCTTCGTACTGCAGCTAAGATACCATCATTAATCTTTTCTCCAATATCAGGAATGACTTTATAGATTACATCATTCCCATATAAGTTTAGCAAGATATCATTTTCATTTATCATGAATGATATCTTCTTAACCAATGGAGATCTAAATTTCTTAGCACAAGATTCACTAATTTCAATAGCATCTTCAGTAGTCTTATTCTGAGCTATATACATTAGTAAAACATTGATACCATCCATACGGTTATTATATTTATCAAATCCTTTAGATTTGCTAATAACCGTGTCTTTTTCAATAATACTTCCAGGGGCTAATGAATCAAGATATGAATTATTGATCTGATAACCAAATGACTCTGTAATATACTTATAGTCACATTTATGGATTAGATCAAGTGTATTACTTTCTTCGTTATAAACGATCAAATAATATTCGTGCCCAGGATTGATTCCATATTTTTCTACTTTATCCAACACTCTTTTATTTTGCTCTGCCTGTTGGAAAGATGTAGATCTTCTTCCGTACTCATTCTCAAATCCAGTTTGAATGAATGGTACTTCTGGGTTACACAGTGCCATTGCTTGTTCAGAATGGACACTATACATTATTTTACGACTACCAGAACTACTTGTAGGGAATGGTTGAATCAATTCTTTCCCAAGTACTTGCTCTGGAGTGCTTAATCTCTGTCTAACCTCATTTATTCTATCTTCTAGATTGAGACTTCCAGCCATCTTTTTCTTCCTTTCTTAAACACTTACAAAAATTAATACGGAAGAGTTTTAACAACTCTTCCGCTATATCTGATCTATAATATATAATCACTATATTAATTAATCTTCCAATGCTTTGAAAGTAGCAATTAGATCTTTTGTAATAGATGCATTCGTAGCTTGACCGCCAGTAGGAATTGGAGTAAGCAATTTTTCCAATTCAGTATTAGCCGCTCTAACAAATGCTTTTCTAAATTCTTCATCATCCATGAATAATTGCTTGAAGTCACGAGTTCTAAACTTAGGTTCATAACCATCTAATGCTAAGTATGCACCTTTAGTTGCAATTACACCTGCATCTTTAAGCATAACCATTAAAGAGTATAAAGAATCAAAACCATTTTCTTGAGAGAAGATCAATGGTGTAGATTTACCAGCTTTATTTGTACGAGATTTACCAAGAGAGATATCTACTTGTGCACCACTAAATCCGAATGTCTCTTCTTTGAGTTTGCTATCATCGAAACGAATGATATTATTAGCCAAGTATGTAACTGCTTTACCACCAGGTAAAGATTCACCTTGTTTAAGATAGATCAAAGCACCTTTAGTATGCATCATTGGATTGGCTTCAATCTTTTCAGTAATATGGTTGATTACTAGAAGAATGATATTTGTGGCTTTGATCAATTGCATTACGCCTTTAAGTAATGCCGTATTAGCTTTTGCCATTGCAGTAGCAGCCATTTGACCAGACAATTCACCTTTGTCCGCAATACGTTCTGGTGCCAATAATGCAATGGAGTCAATAACCATAACCGTTGGAGTAAATTTCATAATAGGATTACCAGTAGAGTCTCTCATGCCAGTATCATATAAGAATTTTTCCTTATTTTTGATTTTAGTTTCATAGATGCTATAAATATCATCATAGATAGATTCTGCAGTAATGCCACTATTCTTAATAGAGATTCTATTAAATAATTCATTTCCAACATAACCAGTCAATGTCTCTAAACGCGGTACTGTAATACCGCCTTCCATAGACTGAATCATCATTTCTGCATCTTCAAATTGAGAAATAATATTTGCACCAGCTTGAACTGCAAATGTGGATTTACCAGAACCAGATCTACCAATCAATAGATTATAAGACCCATCAAGTAAACCAATATGTTTAGTTGGAACTAATTCACCTTTATCGTTAAATGTATTCAAATTATAACCATTCAAATGGTCAAAATTTAAAAATCCAGTAGGATATGCAACATCATATAAGCCTTGTTCTGGACTATATCCAGATACTTCCGCAACGCGTTGAATTAATAAGCCCATAGTAATACTCCTTTGCGTATTAATACTTTTTTAGTTATTAATAAGTTCAGAAGTTTATAAAAAATAAAAAGATTACCCAAGGAGATTCAATCTCCTTGGGTATACTTATATTTAAATGATATACATTCCCTGGTCACGCAATTCTTCTGCAATATAAACGATTTTATCATAATCAGAAGAAAGTTCAAATAACGAGCACCGTACACCAACCTTAGTTAATTGCATCTTTAAGCATTTTTCAGAATACTTAATAAGAATGCTCTTAATTTCAGACATTGGCTTTTCATTAAGCATTTCTAATAATGCATTTGTCATCATATCATACATCCAACCATCATCTTCTTTAATATTAGATGGATATACTTCAGTCATAGAATTAAGGAATAACTCTTCCCAGTTTTCATAGAAGAGTTCCCCATATAAATCCTTAATATCTTCTTCTGAAGTCAATCTAGGATTCAAAGATGTCATTATAATGATATTAGTACGTTGAATGTTTATTGCTTCTTCTAAGCTAGAATTTCTACAAATTGGAAGATAGTCTAATAGTTGTTCATTGCTACAGCAATCTACAAAATCTAATCTTTCATATGTGGATTTATTTATAAGCTTAGAAATATTTATGATAGATTCTTTAGTTTTTGTATAGATTGGCCCAAAGTAAACTGGGTCAACAGAGAATAAGAACCCAAACATGCAATCATTCAAATGAATTACAATATTCTTTGGAAGAACTATATTTGGATTTTGAGTTAATACTGCATCGATAGTGATGTATATTTCCCCACGAATACCAAAGTTTTTATATAGATCTTCGTTTGTTCCAAGATAGTAGATAGAATCCATGAGATTATTCTCAAAGAATTCATATACTGCTTCTCTACTATTCCAATCCAATTTAGTCAATTCAGTTCTTATAGTTGTTAAAGTTTTCTTCAAACTAACTGAATTAGTTTTTGGAGCTTTTGGTTGAGTTGTATATTTATCAAATAATCCCATGGATTTATCCTTTCACGTTAATAAGACTATTAATAATTATCGAAGAAATCATCTTTCTTACTTTTCTTACCAACTTTGATAGTAACTACACTCTTGTCTTCAACTGCATCAAAGAAATTAGTCTTTCTGTCAGTTGTAGGGTTTTTAGAAGATGCATCTTTAAGATTAAACATGTTATCATCTTCATCCATACCCATAGAACCAATCTTATCGAAGAAACTATCTTTTTGTTTATCTACAGTTGCAGTTCTTTCTTTATATTCATTATAGATCTTTTCAACTTCTTCTACAGGAAGTTTAATACCAGATGCCATAATGCAAACTCGTTCTTGGCCTGCAGGAACTGTTTGAATATGAGTAAAGAATTCAAATGGTTCACCAAGTTCTTCACGAATTTTCTTGTTATCAAAACCAACATTTTGGCTACGTTCAGATGCATACATAAATACACCAATACGTCTTGATGTATTAGAATAATCTAAGCTCTTTGTATCGTAAATCATTTCTTCAAATACACGATCAAAGTCAGATTGTTTCTTAATACCATCAAATTTAGCCATTTCGATAGTCATAAATCCTGGGGTGGTAGCAATCTTGTATAGATCAGTTTCATCAATATTTTGATTAGAATCAACTAGATCTAAGCCAAGATATACACGCATACGATCACAGAATTCTAAGTTAGCTTTATGCTCAGCTTCTTGTTTATTCTTGCTAGTAGCTAAGAATTTCTTATTACTAATAGCTTCAACTGTATAGTTATCTTGAAGCTCTTGGAAGTATTCTACTGTATTTTGCAATCCACGAGCATCATCTTCAAATCCTGTAAATACTACAAGATGTACATTAAGATTCAATACTTCACGGATATATTTAGCTAAAATAGTAGAAGATCCACAACCAGTACCACCTTCAGAGGAAGACACAATAACAATTGCATCATCATCTGCACCTGGGAATTGATCAATTTTTAATTTTTCAGATTTTAAAGAATCAATAGTGATATTTTTAGCACGATTACGTTCTTTACCGCATCCACCCATACCACTTCCGATGATTACGTTGATATCATCATAATTTTCTTTCATGTCTTTTCGAGTAGTATTAATCAGAAGTACATCTTCTCGATTAAATACGCCATTCTCAATTGCTTGCATTGCGGCTTTATTACCAGCAGCCCCAATACCAATAAGTTTAGCTTTCATTATAATCCTCCTTAGACAAAAAATAAAAGGGATGGACAAATGCCCATCCCAATACTCTAAGTTTATATATTTGTTGTAAATTCTATTATTATTTACATTCCACGAGATTGTCTTAATACACTATAAGATTCACTCATGATTGAATTAATGCCATTAATCCATTTATCAGCGGCACTAGCATATTGCTTATGACCATAAATCATACCATTTAGATTTGTAGCACCTTCACTGTAGTAGTGTTGGCTAATCCAAACTGCACCATTTACGATGCCATCAGCCATTGTAGAGCCCATATGATGAGCAGCATTAGGATTTACATCTATTGCATTAATACCAAAATAATTACCACGATCTCGTGCTAAATATGATTTACCCCAATTTGATTCCCAGCTAGCATGAGCAAAAATATAAATTGGGTCTAAACCTGAAGCTTGAGATGCTTGGATAAAGATATCCCCATGTCCATTAAATGGGGACCCACCATTATATTTCTCCCAATGAGAAATAATATTATTCATGTCATCAACTGAAATAACTGCGTGTTGATTGGATAGATCGGAATAACGGTCTACTGAATAACGAGAATTGTTTCTAATTTCGTTAGCTCTAGCTTGTTCTGCGGCTAATGCATCTTCACGTGCTTTAACTTCAGCAGCATCTTTTTCTGCTTTAGCTTTGATTTCTAGTCTAACTTTTTCCAATTCAGATTTGGTTTTATTTTTTTCTTCCATAGTCTTGTAGTAGTTTTCATAAGAATCTTCCACTGCATCGAACTTGTATTTAAACCAATCTTTTAAAATAATTCTAGTGATTCTTTGATCATATTCTCTATGATTTGTCACTATATTATCTGCCATCTCTTGCACTATGCTATCTTGACGTTCTTCATTTTGTTTTTGTTCGTCGCTATCTGCTCTAAGTGCAAATACTGGAACGATGGATATAAGACAAATAAGCATTGTGAGTAATGCAAATTTCATTCTTCTCATACCCTTTGACGTGCTCTTTAGAGCTCGCATCGGTTTTGATGTGGAATTCATTTTCATCAGCTCCTTAATATTATAGGATCCACACAGGATTTTGTTCTAAGACATCCTTTCTATTATATATTTTATTGCATAAACATATTACCACTGCCTAGTAATATGGAATTTTTACAAAAGGAAAGCGCGATGGGGATTAACCACCATCGCACTCATAAAATAATCAAATAAAATTATTTTTGCGATTTTTCATCTTGCTCTTTTTTAACTTGTTCATTAAGAGCCTTTTGATCTTTTTCTGTTAATTCTTCGAAACCAAGACCCATGTCTCCAATTTCATGAATTACTCCGATTTTCTTATCCATTATATATTTCCTCCATATAATATAAGAAATTTTTAATTTTACCCTAATGTTTGACTTTGGTTATTAATTATTAACATATTTCTGCATATGTTAACAATTTTATAATATATAATTAATTATAATATAAACATTATAGTAAAAATATGCAGTTACTGTATATTTAGACGTAAAATTTGGTTAATTCATATTTTACCTCCTTTCAATAATAATTATAAGAGACTGCGGTCTTAGGTTACCCATCTAGTTATGGGTAGCCGATACCGTAGTCTAAAATGAATAAAAATATCCCCATAGGAGTTTAACTCCTATGGGGGATTCTTTTGTTAGTTGCATCTAAAATGCTTATGAATAATTTAGTTGCGTCTCGAGATACGCTTATTTGCTATAGTCTGAGGAGTCATATTATCAATATTAATCAAGTTAGTATTGATATGAGACCCTAACATATAGACATTCATCATATTCTTAGAAAGCACATCAGTTTTACTTTCAGGAATATCTTTTAATGAAACTGTTCCTAAAGCAGAAATTGTATTATACATTGCTTGCTTAGCTTCAGGAGAGTCAGCACGTGCTCTTGCAAGTTCTTGAATTGTATTATCCATACCAGATACTACTAGAGATTCCATTTCACGGTCAGATGTAGCACCATTTTTATCATGACCTACAAGTCTACCTGTTTTATTATCTCTAGATGCAATATTAGTAGAGATAGAGTTCTTCTTAGTTAAGAACTGTTTCATTTTCTTTAAATGAATATATACAACTAATGCTTCTTTAGTACTTACAGGAACTCCATCTTTATTCTTATATAAATCTGGAGTAGATACTTTTTCCATTAATGGTACTCCAAGTACTTTAGCTGCTTTTTCTATTTCAACGAAAGTTGGTTCTATTTTGAATATACGGGTTTGAAATCTATATGGGAATTTCTTAGAAATATATTTTAGAAATTCTTTATCATCCATAGGTTTAAATTTTTCAGCATAGTATCTTGACATACTACCAGTTTTATCTAAAGCATCCATAACCTTATAGATTAATTCTTCTGCCTTAGCTCGTTCTTTAGTCATATTAAACCTCCTTTAATTTAATAGAGTGTTCAAAATGACGAAAAAAAATATAAGTAAGGAGATGGGAATTTATCCCATCTCCACTTATTGTTTTATCGATCTATCGATAATATTATCAACATGACCAATGGAATAGATGCAATAAATAGTATTGTGGAAAAGTCCGGCATATTAATTTACTCCTTTCCCGAAGATCTCGCGCACTTCAGTAATATCGTATCTACCAGATACGAATTCTGCGGTAGGGTAAGACTTCTTGAATTCAACTACATCTGAAGTGTGTGCCCTAATGGCTTTCTGTACAATTTCCTCATGTGTGATTTCGCGCTTCCACGCTGAATCATATACAACCACTGTAAATTTTATAGTGATCAGTATAGCCCAGTCAGAATCATTTTGTACTGGGATTGAGCAATACGCATTTAGCGTACGGCCAAATTGAGAATTATTGGATGTAGGACTTCCTACATGAATTGTTTCTTCAGAAGCATGAATCTTCTTCTCATTGGTGACTTTTTTCACCTGATTATTTATTGCTTCCTTCTCAACTTTTTGTTGAGATTCAATTTTAGCTTGTGGTGTAGTATCTGCATCTGCCTTTTGAGCATGAATGCCATAAAATACACCACCAATTACAGCTAAAGATACTGCTACGGCAGCAATAATATTTTTCACGTTAAATAAATTCTTTCTCATTTTTAATTCTCCTTTATTGTAAAAATAGCAAAGCCAATTTGAGCTTTGCTAATGTAATGATGATTCCAGGTATAGCTATCACAAATAATAATAAAATTATAAGAATATCATTTTTCATATATACCACTCCTTAGTATACCCATTGATCAAGATAGAGGTTGCTATCTTTATCATGGTGTTTTAAAATAATTTTGGAATATCCAACTGATTTTGCTGCATTTATGGCAGCTATTGTAGCTGGCGTATAACCAGTTACATATATTAGAATAGAGTTGTTTGTTTTTTGTGACTCCAATTTTCTAATCGCCTCTTCTTCCATATCATGATAGGAAGTTGGCCCGAATACTATTTTTTCTAATATGAAATTTTTTACAGGCATTTTATGTCTGCCATCAATGAGGCCATATACATCTGCCTCAAATGGAACTGGTTCTCCATTCCAGTAATCATTATCGAAGATTCTCACATAATCTTCAATTTCTGTAAGGGGATCCAATGAATCCCCAATAGCTATACAGTTTCATCTATATCCTCCTAATAAACTAATAACAGAATTCTTCAAAACATAGGCCAACCGGAAAATCAGACAAATCATCGTAACAGTCTTCTAGAGACTGATGATAATCTGATACGACGTGTATAAATTCTCCATCGGCCCATCCAGAGGGCTCAACTACGTATACATGTAACATACTACCCCTCCTAAATAAATTAAAACAAAATAATTATCTCATCATATATTCACCTTAATAATATATTAGTAAGAAACTAAAGTTTTACAAAAAAAAATAAAAGACCCATGGGAATAAATCCCATGGGTCAATTTGTTGTATTTAGTAATCAATATGATTATTCAAAGTTGCCGTATAAATTATTTGGCTTAATTCCTAAATATACTTCTCTTATCTTTTCTCTAATTAGATAATTTTTAGTAAGTAGACCTAGAGAAGCTTTAGCATCTTCTACAGTAAATTTAATATCAGATACTTTATCAAAGTTCTCTTCATATACTTTATTTAATACTAAGACTATTGATTCAATGAATTTATCATCATCTACTGAATATAATGCATTATTGATAATATGCTCACATGATCTGTAAGTTTTTTCCATCTCTTCTACAAAATAGAAATCCGCATTATTTTCAAGTCTAATCTTAAGAGTATTAATAATATATGCACGTACTACTAATAATGCATCATTGATAGATTTGTTTACTAAATTATTGGTGCTAAATTCATTATCAGGAATTTTGCAAAATTCAGAAACAAAGCTCATTAAATCAGCAATACCTTTGGAGAAGACTTTGTATTCATAGAGGGAATATGAAACTACAAATAATTCACCAGTGATTAACATATTGACAATTTTAGCTTTAAGTAATTCTGGTGTAGCATCTCTTCGAATAAATTCTTCCATACGTTTAAAATCGAAAAGACCAAACCCAGCTTTATCTAAAATAAGATGGATTGCCATATCCAAACACATTAAAGGATTTAAATCATTAGAATAATCTAATTTCAGAGATACTATTTGATTAGTACCATTATAATGAGCTGTAATATTTAATCCATAATAATTAACATCATTCAAAAGTTTAACTAATGAATCATATATTTCACAATTTTGTCTAAGTCCTGGAAAATCAGATAGCTTTTCATAACGTCTACCGATAGCATTAAGAATTTCAATGAAGTATAATAACTTCTTTTCATCTTTCTGATTTTCTTTAGCATACTCTGGAGTTATATCTAAGATATTTGCTAATTTTATACTGCCTTTAAAAATATTACCATTTACTACATCTGAAAAATCTACCATTTTAATTTCCTCCTATAAAATATTAAGACAAATATTTTTCAGCCACAAATCTAATTTCTTTAGAAGCTTCATATTTATTTACATCTTTACCAGATAGTAACATTTTAAGTTTTTCGCATTCTTCAGTTATATCTTTATTAAGAAATTGATTTATTAGGGTTATATTTTTAGTGAATACATTCTTTACATCATCAGGTGTATAATCCATAGTTAAATCTAAATGAATTAGTTCATAATTTAATAGATTAATTATAGACTTTAAAACTTCAAGTGAAGCTGTTCTATGTACAGTAGTTGAATAAAATTCAGGATTGATTTTATCCTTGATGATTTTTATTAGCTCTTCTCTTAATTTAAAAGCATATTCACCAAGATTATTACATTCACGATATAATTCAGTAGCATTAAAACTTTTATTTTTATCCTTTAAAATATCTACAACTAATGATAATTCTAATGCTAGTTGTTTAAATGGCATACTAGATGGTAGAGATCTATGTTTAGTATTAAACAAATTATCATAATTAGCATTAAAAAATTCCATATTTACAATTCTAATAATTACGTTTAGTACAAAGTCAGCTTTAGATTTATTAACACCTTTAGCAGTATTATATAAAATATCATAAATCATAGTTGATTCCGCATTCCAATTACCAAATGCTGATAAATCAAAATTTTTGTATAAATGTTTAAATACCATTCTTAAACATAAATCAATATTTAGTTCCCCAAATTCAGTTTTTGTTTGTTTAATCTCATATTTACCAATATTACGCTCTATTCTAAATAAATTAAAATAAGCATTATTCATTCTTTCAATAAATACATCACACTTAGACATACCATATTCATATCCAATATAATGCATTACATCAGTCATAATCTTATTCTTTTCATTAATAAATTTAGATTCATTGAGTCTAGTTGAATCGATCTCAAATGTTTTGGCAAGTTTAAGCTCGCCAGTAAATAATGAATTGGTTAAAATTTTTTCTCTGATGTCTGTCATTTCTTTTTCCTCCGTATATTAAAAAATGACTACATAATAGCAACTGTGCTACTATCATGATGATAATATATGAGTGAAAAAAAAATAAAAAAAGAGGCAGAATAAATCTGCCTCCTATAAATTAACTAAATAAATATTTATCCACTGTTAATTTAATATCTTTAATGAAATCATCTATTTTAACTTCTTTACCATCTAATAACATTTTAAGTTGTTCACTATCTTTACTTAGATCTCTATTACAAAATTCATTTAACAGTTTTATATTTTTATCTATAATATTTTTTACATAAGAGTCATAAGTCATAGAAACGTTTATGGTATTGAGTTCATATTCCATTAAATTAATTATAGAATATGCTACATCTGCTGATAGTTTAATATTTCTATTATTAATAGTTTTTTGATTTATCTTAATCTTAATAATATCTATTAGTTCATCTCTTAGTTTAAGAGCATATTCTCCAAGATTATTACAATATCTATATTCTAGAATATCGCTAAAATTACCATCAATTTCTTTAATGAAGTCACAAACTAATGATAATTCCAATGCTATTTGTTTAAATCTAGTACTATATGGTAAAGATTTGCCAATAGTATTGAATAAATCATCATAATATGAATTAAAGAATTCCATATTAACCATTCTAGTAATTATATTTATTACGAACTCAGATTTAGACTTATTAATGCTTTTGGCATCACTATATAATGCATCATGAATAATACAGTTTTCTATATTAAAATATCCATGAGAGCTTAATCCAAAATTTTGATATAAATTTTTGAAGATGATTCTTAGACATAAATCCAAATTTATTTTTCCAAATTTTGTATCTTTAAATACAACTTCAAAATTATCATTGAAAGTTATTCTAAATAGATTAGAGTAGGTTCTATTCAATCCTTTAAGAAACTTGCCACACTTATATGACCCATATTCATATCCGATGTATCGTAATACATCACTTAGAATCTTCATCTTTTCATAAACAAATGTAGATTCATTAAGTTTAGATGAATCGATTTCAAATGTTTTAGCGAGCGCAAGCTCGCCTGTAAATAGTTCATCATTTACAATTTTTTCTTTGATATCTGTCATTTCTTTTTCCTCCATATATTAAGAATGACCAATATAGTAGCAATTATGGTCTACTATCATGATAATAATATATGAGTAAAAAAAAATAAAGAATTATAGGAGGCAGAATTAACTGCCTCCTATATGGTAAATCAACTACTTAGATTGCATTTCATCAAATTTTTTAATACAAAGATCTAAAGCCACTAGTCTTAACTCGCCAGTTACATATCTAGCCTGCATAAATGCATCATCCTCAAATAATGAAAAAAGTGTACATTTTTTTCTAAAATCAGTACCATATAACTTAGATAAGATATCTGTATATTTTTCTAGAGTCTGTTTAAATTTTTCATTTTCAAATGATATTAATTCATTATCATTATCGCTAATATCAGTTTGCATCATAAATAGGATAGATTCAGTTGCTCTCATCATATTTTCTACATAGTCATTTTTAAACTCTGTATTGTCAAGTCCTTCTTTGGCCATTTTAAATCTAATATTCTTAACTAATACACTACGTAATTCTAATACATAAGATCCTAAATCTCTAGAAGATTGATATATTCTTCTATAATCAATCCCAGGATTCATCTTCTTAACAAATTGAGTCAATAAATCGATCTTATTTATAACGTGTTTATAAGATTGATCAAATACTACAGGTTTAGGTTCTCCTTCTATATTATATAATACTTTTAAATTATTATAATAATAGAAGAAGTCACAATCTAATACTTTCTGCACCGTATCGTATAATCCAGTATTTTTAACATCAAACTCTTTGATATCTTTTCGTAGATATTTATCAACTATATATGATTCATCTAAAGGATTAGACTTTATTCCAAAATATCTATAAATATTTTTTACAATCAATTTTATAATAATTTCCATATTATAAGTTGGGTGATCATGTGAATCATAAAAGCTAGTTATATTCGTGGATGGGTTATAAATAATTTTAAATGATTTTTCATATGTCTTATTTAACATATCTAAAAATACTTGTACTTCTTGTAATGAGTAGATTTCTAATAATCTACCAACCAATACTCCAACTATTGGTACAAGTTCATCATATACATGATCTTCAGGAAAATCTAGAATGCTAGACATTTCATATTTCCCAACAAATAAATCATCGATTTTAAATTTCTTTTCAATTGTTTTTGTCATTTCTTTTTCCTCCATATATTAAAAACAAATGACCTTTAGATACACAATTATAATATATGGATAAAAAATAATATGTCTATGGAGTTCAACTCCATAGACATATAAAATTATAAAGCACTATAATGAATAAGTAATGTGAAATACATAACAACTGATCTAGTATAACTATTTCTTGTAGCTACACGATTACGTCTATGAATGTATCGTTTAGACGCTTGCATTAACCAGTTTTCTGTAATATCTTTTATTCTTAGAATATTTTTATCTTTTGTATTCGGTTTAGGTTGTATAGAATACTTAATAAAGTTTGCAGTTCTAACATCTTTGTCTTTAGATTGAGCAAAGTATGTGTAGACTAATAAACTAATATATTCGCGAACTTCAGTAAGTTGTTTAGTATCATTCTTAATGATGTATTCAATGATATCTTTAATTTCATCAGTTCTAACCAATGAGTCGGCTGACATCTTACAATACTTATAATTTACTGACATTGTAGATGCTATATTTACAGCTTTGTCTATAATGCGTTCAGCCATCAAGCTATCTGTATCAGCTAATCTATAGCCAGTATCAGAATAATCATCTGATGCATAAGTTATATACTGAGATTTATTTTCATATGCTTCATAATATAGACTTGCAATATTTTTCATAAAAGATTTAATACGCCCATGAAGTTGTTGAATTAGATATACGCAATCTTCATCTTCGAAATCTCTTAATCGATCTTTGTATGTATCAATCCATGTATTAGATACAGACTTAACTGCACCTAAAACACTTCCTTGAGTTTTGAGATCGAATTTGCCAGTAAGCATATTATTTACTACATAATCCATTACCCATCTATATTCAGCCGGTTGAACTTTCTTAAAGAACCCATAATGAATAGATGGATAGAATTTTCCAGAAAATGCGAGATTAATTATACCTAAATCAATGAGTTTGGAATCTCTAGTTTTCCAGAAATAGCGTAAAAGGCATAAGAGAATAATAGTAATCTCGTCCTTTGCAGCAGCTGGGTTAAATGCAGAAATTGAAGCGTAATAAGTTTCTTGCATTAAATTGTGAATATCTTTAATATTAATCTTTAGAGTATTACATAAATCATCTGCATCTTTTTGAGTAAAATAAATTCTACGGCAAGGCGCAATATCATATAAGTCTTCAGATCTATCAGAAATGAATTTACCAATGTATTTTTTATAAGCATTAAGATTCTTCTTAATTTGTGTCTCAATAATTGGATAGATTTTCTTTACAATAACGGTTGTATTTTTCATTATATACCACCTTTCTAAGTTATTGGATTGTTCAAGATGGCTATAAATACAAAAAAAGAAGAGCGGGATAAACTCGCTCTTCTTATAATTATTATCAAGCCAGATAGCTTTTTCTTAAGTAATTAGTGATCAATCTATTATTTTCTTTAAATATAAATTGTAGATCATTCATATGCTCTTTTCTTATAAACTTATCAGATTCATATAAATGCCTAAACTTATACTCATCTGGTAAATTATATCTAGCATATAAGCTATCTAAATAATCGATATTCATTTCCAATCTAGATTTATCATTAAGATCAATTGGGTATTTAGGATCTTTGTGTAAAAGTTCGTCTTCCACTAATACATTAATTAGTCTATATACTAATTGGAATTTATGTTCTAATGCTGCTAAAATTTCGTCAGTTACGCCATTCTCATGACGTTTCTTTATTTCTCTCATGAGTAAAGTACGAGCTATATCTAATAACTCAAGCTTAGATAGATCTAATCGTTTTAGTGTATCTTTATCTTCATCATATTCGCAGAATTGGTATACAAATTCTAATACATTATCAATGTGTAATAACCCACCAATTCTATTCCTATATGAAGAAGATGAGAAATATATTCCTGAAATAAAGTCCTCTATATACCGTACTGATAGAATTCGTTCCGTATCAACTTCATCTAATGTGAACTGAATATATTTGGAGGCAGGAATGCCATTTAAAAGATTCATATTTATAATGCTATAAGATTTATCTACGATAATCCTAATAGCAGTATCATATGTAATATATGGATTAGTAGAATTTAATTCTATTTTTAGAGTGCCAGGTTTGATGTTATCATTTTCATCATACTCGCAGTCTAATACAAATCCACACTCGTGAAAATTTAGCATATAAATAATATTTCTACATGTATTATATTCTCCGCTATTGCATCCTGTTTCAGCTAATACTCGTAGAATGTCTTCTAAATGTAAAAGTTTTTCTTTTACATTCTCACACTCATGTGACTCTTTAGATAAATCAACATCGTAGAAGTCTTTTAGATTAAAATCTTTAAAAGATTTATGACTAATAATATCTCCTATTTTAATCATATTAATCACTCCTCACCTTTATTAAACATCATTTTTTCAATATAATCAAATATTTGTCTATTATTCTCACTAAGTACCATAAAGATACGCATTAGATCTCTTTTAGACCTATCGGATTTTTCATATATAGAAGCAAATTTATATTCTTCAGGCAAATCATAACCCTTATATAATAGGTCTAAACTATCCAAATATTTTCTTATGTTTTCTTCCCTTAATTGTGGATCCGTGTCAGCTAGTGTTACATTATCTATAAATATTGCACTTATTATAGTAACAACTGCATTATATTTCTTATTTAGGGATTGTAATACTGAATCCGCCGTTTGATTTTTATGTCGAGTCTTAATAACTTTAATAATTAGTGCTCGAGCATGTTTTATTAAATCTATAACTGGTAGATCAGTTTTAAGAATAGACGTATCTTCAAATTTACAATATCCGATTGCAAATTCTAAAATATTAGATGCATATTTAGATACACTTGTGGATGTCTTATAGTTATCAGATGAGAAATATGACCCATTGATTAGATCAAATAATATATTTTCGTCTAATCCATAATTATTTTTTTCCAACTCATATTCGATATAATCATATATCGATATACCCTTAATCATAGATATTTTGGTTACATCATAATAATAATAATCTAATACCATTCTAATAGCTGTATCATATGTAATATAAGGGTTTATTTCTGGTTGGAGATCAATTGTTAAAGATCCCTTTTTAATAGTCTCAGATGATTTTCCTTCATATTAACCTCCTAATAAAATTAAATTACGTATTTCATATCTATAATATATACCCAAAAAATAATAATGCTAAGAGAACTAATCTCTTAGCAAACCTATTTAAATTATTGTCTAAAACATGTTAGTAAATTAATCTATACTGCTGCAGGAGAAACTGATTATGTTTATAAAAGATATGGCTCCTAAAGGGCTAAATGAAGCATACTTTGGGAAGTCTAAAGAATTAGAACTTATTGAAAAATCATTTGATAAAGCTATACAATCTAAAGATAAAGTGGATGAAGCATCTTTAGCTGTAGTAGCAAAACAATTACAAAAGAAATTTGGATTTGATAATGTATCACTTGGTATTGATAGAACTCCAGAACTAAATGCTTATACTTATATAGATATTGCAGATATCAAAAAGATGCGTATTAAAACATCCGAAGGATATAAAGCAATGCCTGGAAATACATGTAGTATTCTTATTGTATATTCTCCATCTATGCTAAGTGGAGTATTATCTGGTAAAGAATTGACTGCTATAACTTTGCACGAAATTGGACATCAATTTGCTGCTAAACGTATTGCTAATAGTAGCTCATTGAGGCATATGGCTAGTTATATTAAAGGCCTTTCTGAATTAGATAAGATTATCAGAATTGCATATCAAGAAACAAATTCTATTGCGGATATGTTTATGATGATCCGTAGAGTAATATCTAAACTTACTGAAGATGCAGTATTTGCAATTAAGTATGTAATCAATACTTTGATTCTACTTAAAGATATTCTTAAAACTCCAACTTTAAAAGATACTTATAATCTTATTGGTGATAGCTCTAAGTTTGGTAGAATATTGAATAATCTCAAGAATTTTGATATGCATAAAAACTCACCAGTTAGAGTTCATGATTTAGAAGAAGAAATGGCTGATAGCTTTGCTACTATCTATGGATATGGTCCAGAGTTAGCATCTGCTTTAACTAAGATTGAAGCTTCGGATATTGATGATAACTTTGATCCATATGACAACTCTTTCTACAATCTATATATTTTTATTCCAATCTATACTTTGCTTTCTTATATTTGTACAACAGATTCTGGTGTTGCAATTCAAACAAGTAAACGAGTATATGCTCAAATCTTGACTTTGAGAAAAGAAATCAATGATATCAAAACTGATACTAAAACTAAGAAACGTATTCTAGCAGATATCGATGAACTAGAAAAAGTATATGGTAAATATATTGATGAACGTATCGAAGCTGCAGAAAGAAATAAAGTTAAATCTGCTACTGATAGATATAATGAAGAATTCTGGAATAGAGTTCTAACTAATAAAAAAGATAATGAATTATTCTCTTATAATAAACTCGGCGAATTACTTAAATAAAATAAACCCCCAAGGTAGTTGAACTACCTTGGGGATCATTTTTTGTATAGCATCCGAATTGAGAGAACTGTAGAGTAATTAATATTTTCACAAAGGAGAATTTGTGTATAAAAATAGTTTGCTACTGCTATACAAAACTTCAAACTACCTATGTGTTAGTATTTTAATAATTTATTATTAAAAATTACAAAAAAAAAATAACACCCCATAGGAATTATCCTATGGGGTATTATTTCTTAGTCTACATTTCTAATCAGTAAAGATTTTACAACTACATCTCTACCATCAATACATTTTGTGCCAGCTGAGATAGAACTTCCAACAGGAACTTCGGATACATTAACTTCCTTAACTCCTTTTTCAGTTACTAACTTAATGATATTATTGTTATTCACGATATGAATATTAACAATATTATCAGTCTTAGCTAGTTTAACAACAGAACTGCCAGCTTTAGCTCTTTGACTTGTAGGTAATGCTGTAATACTGAATTTATTCAAATAACCATTTCTAGTTACTACGATAACATCAGTCACATCTTTACCTGCAACTAAACACATACCATCTACATATTCAACTGTCTTACTACCAATGGATCTTACACCTCTAGCAGAACGTCGAACTAATGGAATATCTTTAGCAGAGAATCTTAAAGCTTTCTTATCAGAGAAGACAACTACATCTAAAGCATCTCCACCGACAACTATATTCTTAACAAAGTCATTTGCATCTAACTTAGTATAGAATATGCCACTTGCTGTTAATGAAGTGAAATCATCTAATTCCATCTTCTTAATAAAGCCATTATGAGTTAATACCATAATATACATAGCTTGTTTAGAATCTGCAATTTGTTTGATTGCTTCTTCTTGATAGATAGCGATTACATTAGCTGTAATCTTTTTATTCAAGAATCTGATATCAGTACCAGCATTAGATTTATCTGACAATGGAATCTTATGAACTGGATAAGAATAACACTTGCCACCAGCATCGAATAAGATGATATTATCAGTATTCTTAATCTTGATAACCAATTTAGGATTATCACCTTTAACTGCTTTGATAGGATCATTCAATCCTACCTTTCTAACAAAGTTAGATTCAGTAATAATAACCTTAAATTCACCTTCTGGAATATCAGATGCTTCAGCTTGGCTGATCACTCTAGTATTACGTTTCTTACCATATTTAAGTTTGTATTCTTTAAGCTCTTCCTTAATTTCTTCATTAAGTTCATGCTCATTACGAATCTTATTAATATATAAGTCACGCATTTGTTCAAGATTCTTAGCTCGTTCGATATATCTAGCTAAATTATGCTTAGATAGATATTTCAATGGAGCATTAATAATTGTCTTAGCTTGAAGATCAGTAATCTTGAATTTCTTAACCATATCATTTATCAACTCTTCATCATTACCAGTTGATTTCTTGATGCGGTTAATGATTGTATCAATTTCACCACTAGACATAACTCTGATATATGCATCATATTGATGATAATCAGTCATTGTCTTTTGAAGAAGATTATAATACAATCTAAGCTTTGTTACTTTACGGAAATCAATGAATCGTAATAAGTATTCTTTATATCCCATATGAACAATTCTTCGTTCACATACGACTTCGAGATTTACACGACAAGATCTTTCCATTGGGGTATATTTGAAAATTGTATCTTTAACAAACTTAGGATCTGCCCCAGGTTTTAATACAATAATACATTCCAATTTATGATCACCATCAGAGTTTTCATAAATATTATGAATTTGAGTGAGAATATTCTTCTCCATCAATTCTTCAATCTTCTCAGTTACAGTATTTAGATATACTAAATCTGGAAGACTATGAATAAACAAAGCTTGTTTACCTTGGAATTCGCCAATATCAATTCGACCACGAACTTTGTAATTACCAAATCCAGAATTGGAGATGGCTGCAAAGTCAGTATCAATAATATCGCATTCCATTGGGGAGTCAGGAATCAATACCACTTTAGCATTTGGATTATCAATAAGCTTAATTGTAGCATCGATTACTTCATTGATATTATGCTTAGGAATTTCTACTTTGAAACCTACGCTAATACCAAATGAACCATTAATCAAAAGCATTGGCAAATTAGGAGCCAAATATTCTGGAGCTTTAAGGGTCCCACTATAGTTATCTTCCCAATCTACTACCTGATTAGATTCTTTTAGATCGCCAATAACCGCATCAACTGTAAACTTAGCAAGTTTAGCTTCAGTGTAACGCATAGCCGATGGGCCATCTCCTTGGAAGTTACCAAAGTTACCTTGTTTATCGATCAAAGGAATATTATTTTCAAACCAGTTAGTCATAGGCTTCATAGAACCATAGATGGATGATTCGCCATGAGGATGATACTTATCCATTACAGTACCTACGATTGAAGAAGACTTAACTGTCTTAGTACCTTTGATATCATTATACATCGCATAAATGATTTTACGTTGAACAGATTTAAATCCATCTCGGAAATCTGGTACAACGCGATATAATGCAGAGTATACTGAGTATAATCTCATATCATCAGTATACTGCTCTAACATATTTACGTCTATTTCTCTACCCACAGTGGTATCCTCCTTACTTACTTAGTTGTTGACGTATCAGTGAAATTTTAGTTCCCACTTATACCTGCATCAAGAGGAATAAAAGGCTATATAGTAGAACTATATAGCCTTGGGTAAATTAACGACTTTTTTCAATGATGATACGATTGATCTTAGTAATATTCATTTGAGCATTATAAGAAGTCAAAACGTATGCAATCTTATCTTCAAGACCTTCAATTACATCTTTGAAAGTTTCATAGATATCAACTGTAACTGTATTAGTTTCTTTATTGTATTCAATGAAGTTACCTACAATTACATTGCCTTTAGATTCTGGATCGTTATTAACATCACTACGAAGAGCGAAGATATTAACATTGATAAGTTTTAGAACTTCACTTCCCAAAACATCAATCATCTTTTCCTTAGTAGCTTCATCCATTTTAGGATTGAATTTTACTGGTACTTCGATACGTACATTGTTGAATTTTGGTTTGTTTGTTCTGCGTTGGTTTCTCATGATTTACCTCTTTTTAAATATTAAATAGTTGTGGAGCCGATTCCACCATTACGTACTTTCTTTGGATACTCAGCATCATTATCTGTTGTCAAATATTTCAAGAAAATACCTTGAGCGAAATGTTTACCGGCTTCTATAGTTAATACCTTATCGGAATTATTCTTAACCCCGATAATAATATTACCATCATTATCATCATTGTCTACATAGTCTGCATCAATAACTCCAATTGTAGATTTAATCTGCATATCGTAATTATATCCGAAAGAGCTACGTGGTACAATGAATAATACTTCATCTAGATTCATATATGCTTTAAAATAAGTTGGAATGATTGCAGATTCCCCTGGACCAATTACATAAGTCTTTGGTGCAAAGAAATCATAACCAGCAGAATGATCAGTGCTTCGATGAGGAAATACGAAAGTTAAATCTTCGCTAAAATCAATAAACTTATCTTTCACCATTTCAAACTTTCTCATTCTTTTTCCTTTCTTGGAGCAATAAGTGAAGACAACACAAAGGTTGCTCTATAATCAGTACCAAATGAATTATAAATTTTAGCAAGTTCTAAACAATTAACTTTAGAATTTGCCCTATATAAGAAATATCTATACATATTTCCATCAAATTGCCAGAATAGAATTGGAGTCTTTTGAGTATAAACTACATCTGGTAGGAATAATCGATGATCTGCATTTAATGCAATCACTTCTTCTCCATTTAGAATAGATTTATATCCAAAGTTTTCAATAGCAAATATATTTTGTTGCTTTAAGAAATCTATAGTAATCAATCCAGTATTGATTAAAGGATCTAAGTTATTACTTTCATAGATTTCATTCCATACAATATCTGATGGATCAGAATAAACTGATAATATATACAGATAGAGGCAAATACATGCCATACTTGGATTAGGATATGTTTGCTTTTCAGCTATCAAATCTACTCCAAGATTATAATCTCTTTTTAAGATCTTATAATGTAGAATGAATGATGTGGCTCTTCCCTTTTCATAGTACGTTTCTATTTCAGGAAACATCTTCATCAAGTCTTCTGTATTTTCATGACCATCAATCCAAATAACTTTCTTACTACGTTGAATAATAGTACGTACTCGTTCAATGGATTTAGGGTCATTAGCAAAGAATCCGATACCAAGAATTACTACTGTTTCTTTAGTATCTAGAATCTTTAGAATGTCTGTTCTAGAGTAGCGATATGGTACCAACTTTACATTGGTACCATCATCCCACGCTAGATGTTTACGATTATTATAAATAATATTGGCCGCAAACATGCAGTCATGATTATCTTGGTAATAAATAATCATTGTTCTTACCTACTTCTTCTCTCTCAAAAATAGTTAGAATATATATTGAGTTACATCTACATCCTTCATGAGTTGAAGTTTGTCATCCTCAATATCTTTCATCTTATCAAGTTCATATTTAATATCTTCTAAAGTATATCGAATTAAAACTCGATTACCTTTATCACTAGGATCTAATGTGGAATTGAATAGTTGATCACCATTCATTTCACCAAGACCTTTATAACGTGTCACAGATGGTGGACTAACTTTATTAAATTCTTCCATCAATCCATATAAAGATACTACATTACCATCTACTAGGAATTCATTAGGAGACTTAGCAATATATCCTAAGACATATTTACAAGCATCGATCAATGTTTCACTAAAGTAGATTGTTTGGTACTTAGAATCAACTAAACCTTCGATACCAGTCTTAGTTACTTTTAAGAATGGATATTGAGATTCAATTATCTTCTTGAATTCTTTTGAATCGAATGCTACTTTATTACTATAAAGAACTAAGATCTTTTCTAGCAATTTAACGTCGATTGCAAATGAGTTAGCAACAGCATCGATGTCTCTGATATAGTTAGTATTACGATCAAGTAATTTAATTACATCTGATTCAGTCAATTTTGTTTTATTAGCTAGTTCTAACTTATGAATCTTGAAAAATTCTTTTTGGAGATATTTATTATACTCAGTTCTATCTGTAAAGTACTTGATCTTACCATTGATCTTAGCACCATATAAAGGTGGAACTGTAGCATATAATCTACCAGCAGTAATTAATGGTTGCATATACAATAAGAAGAACTTCAATAGAAGACTTCTAATATGTGCACCATCTGGATCGGCATCTGTAGCAATTATGATCTTTTCCCATTTACATTTTTCAATGTTAAATGTGCGACCAAACCCAGCACCGATAATAGCAGTAATTGCTGCAACTTCTTCATTAGCTGCAACTTTCTCTCTTGTAGCAGCCATAGCATTAACAATCTTACCACGAATAGGGAATAGCCCTTGACGAGTATTATCACGATTGTTTTTAGCTGGACCTACGGCAGAATCACCTTCCATAATGAATAGTTCAAGATTCTTCTTACCAGTAGGTTTAATAAATTTCTTAGGCAAACCAGTGATAGTAGAAACTTGTTTAGCTTTTACTTTAACACGTTCATTTTCAGATCGTGTTCTGATTTCTGCAATTTCTTTAAAATACTTACAAATCTTTTGGAGATCATTATTATTACGCTTAGCCCAATCTTCTAGACTAGCAATAGTAAGATCTCTTACAAAAGGTACCAAGTCGGCATTCGAAATTATCTCTTTAGACTGACCAGTGAATTCTGGAGTCATATGAGAACAAGTAACGATTGCCTTAAGGCCAACTCGAACATCGCTGTTTGTAATATTTAACTTGCTCTTTTCAGACAAGTAGAATTTGTTCATATATTCTCTAAAGAATTTAGACATACCGGAAAGGAAGCCTTCTACATGAGTACCATCACGAGTAGGACAGAAGTTCCCGTATGACTTAATGATTTCATTATCATTATCAGAATCAAACGTAAAAGCAATCTCTGCTTTCATCATTTTATCATCACGTAATGCACCAAATCTAATCGGAGCAATGATTGGTTTCTTCATAATAGAAATTAGACCATCCATTAATCCATCTTTATTGATGATTACATCTTTTACTACACCTCCATCGCGTCGTTTACCGATGAAGTTAATTTTTGCCCCTTGTTTAAGCAATGGAGTTAATGCACTGATCAGATGTAATACATCTTCACAAGTTACAGTAGTTTCTCCCATTACATCCACAATTGGACTGAAAGTTATCTGTGTTCCTTGGCGTCCCTTTTCATCAGGAAGCTTAGATATTTTAGCAGTTTTTGGGTCGCCCCAATGGAATTCAACTCGTTTACCTTTACCTAAGATATAGGAGTCAACGATAAAGAATTCTGCACAAGCATTTGTTACTTTAGCACCTACACCATGTCGACCAGATGAGAATTCACCGGGTTTCTTATTATAGTTAGATGAAGTGTGCTGAGAACTAAATACACGAATTAGAGAATCATGTGGAATACCACGGCCATTATCTTTAACCATGAATTCTTGATTCTCTTCACTAAATGCTGTCCATATTTCATCACATGGACTATCATCTTTCATAAGCTCATCAGCTGAGTTCTGAAAGATTTCTCGAATCATATTAATAAAGCCTTTATTGCCTGTATACCCAAGATATTGAGTTACAGTTTTTCGTACAGCTTCAGCGAAGTCCTCAATAGTCGTAATTTGGGACTCATAGGATTTTATTTTTTCAATTTGTTCTTTAGATAGTGACATAAGGACCCTCCTACTTAGCTGTTATAATTTTCATTAAAAAATACAAAAGATAATGCCCATAGACTCTTAATAAGTCTATGGGCGAGAATATCTTTTATATATTTAATCTTGCATTATTTGACTAAGATTAAAGGGTAACTGTTGTATCAGTTGTTGTAGTTTCAGCTTGAGCTGCAGGTTGTGCTGGAGCTTGAGGAGCTGGAGCTACTGGTTGTTGAGCAACAGGTGGTTGTTGCATAGCCATTGGAGCAGTCATATTACCTGCGAAGCCAGCAGCGAATGGATTAGCACCATTAGCAGCTGGAGCTACTGGTTGAGTATAGCCTGCAAACATTTGTGGTTGTTGCACCACTGGTTGTTGAGGCATTGGGGCTACTTGAACCATTTGTGCTTGTTGAGCCGCCATGTTAGGATCATAGAAACCTTGTGGAGCCACAGGCACAGTTTGATTATAAACACCATAACGAGCACCATATTGACCATTGAAGATATCTTGATATGCATCAAAGCCATAACGATTGAACGCTGGGTTAGGGTTTGGAGTTACGAATTGAGAATTGGATACTTGTTTAGTAACTTCTGTGAAGTTTTCTTTAGCCATTTCATAAAGATCTGGGCATTTATCCAATAATGCTAGCATCATCATATATTCAGAGTAGAAGTCTGGAGTGAAGTTGATAGCATATGTTTTCATTTGATTCAAAACATTTTTAATTGCATTAACTGCACTTTGAACTTCTTCTTTGCTAAGCATAGTCAAATCGAATTCGGTGCCACATTGTTTACAACGAACAACATTTCCTGCTACTTTTTCAAGCAAGATTTGTGTCTTATTTTTGTGCGGACATTTAGCACGTGCCATTTCTTCACCAGTCAAATTCATATTGAATTCGCGTTTTTCTGGTTTAAGAGCTTTTAAATCTTCCGCAGTCATTGGATCTGTAACAGTCACATCACGGAACATGTTTTGTGCTGGTACTACAGGACCAACTGGCGCTCCGAATGGTTGCGCGAATTGACCGTAAACCGGTGCTCCGAATTGTGGTTGTTGCATAAATTGTTGATTGTACATGATATGTACCTCCTTAAAAAATGTCTTATAAGAGATTTTTTGTATATATTATGCGGCTATATACACACCAATAATATACAATTACAGAAATGTTTTGGGCATGATAATTTACTATCATGCCCAAATTATTTCTAGTAATTATTTGTTTCTAATTTGGTCAACTGTTACATGACCTTCAGCTTTTGCTCTATCTTCTTGAAGCTGATGAACACGAGCTGCTTCAGTGGCACGTTCATCATATTCATGTCGAATTTCTTCAAGTACTGCTTTAGGAGTAGTATTTAAGAAGCTATTAATATCTGGATTAGCAAATGCATTAATAATATTATCAATTTGAGCATCAGTATAGTTAAGCTTCTTAGCAATAGGTTTAATACTTCTACCTGTAGAATATGCAATGATATATTGAATCATTTCATAATCAGCAATAATAGTTTTAAGTTTAACACCTGGGTGATTAACTTGGTCTTCATTAGATTTGATTGCGATAACTACATTATCTGTATCATTCCAATTGACAAACATTTCAATTTCATCAATAATAATACCATTATCACAATATAATCTTAGACCGATATTTTTTTCGGCCCCTCTTAAAAGATCACGATATTTTTTTACTTGTGTAGCATCCATCTATATGTCTCCTTTTGCAATAATTCTTTACGCATTTAATGAGATTATCATTTGCATTTAATACTGTTATTGCAATGTTGGATTCAGTAAAGATTACCACATAGTTGCTAAAATATATGGAATAAGTTCCTTCTTGATCTTTACAATAGTTATATAATAACTTATATAACTTCTCAGACTTAGGGATATCCTTTATAGATATCCCTCGTTCTTTTACTTTCTTTAAGAAAGCTTCTTGACTTTTCTGAGATTTACGCAGACCTACCCTTTCTTGTAATCTGTCTGCACAATGAAAACTAATATCATAGTCGACGTTGGGCATATGGGTCTCGTGCACTCATATTCAACTTCTTACTATAAATATAAGATTCAGCAGCATGAATACTTTCAGGGTTAAAGATACCAGAGAGTAAGAAGCTTTTGAATTCTACTAATGCATTAGCTAGGGTAGTATAGATTTGTGCATTAGAAGAATGATATACAAAGAAACGCTGATGTTCACTTGTATAATTATCTGGAGTTAGACCTTGAGCGGACTGTTCTGCACAGATACCATAGAAGTGAATAGCATTTGCTACGAATGTATGATAGTTAGACTTAGCTGTTGCTACAGAAATTAAACTATCAAGCAACTGATTGGATTTGAAGTATTCTTCATAATCAGGTACATTGATATTTGCATTAGATAAGTCACGTAAAATACGTTCAGAAAGATTCTTAATTTCTACATAGAATCTATCGCCATATTTAGATAAGAAGTCTGCACCTTTAGACTTGATTTCACGATCAAGAGCATTAGGACGAGCCTTACCATTTTTATGGACGTTAAGATTATAGTTCTTTTTAGACAACCGAGCTGCTTGATTAGTACTAATCTTAGTCATCTCAGTGAATCGTTCTTCAAAGCCTTTTCTATAATAATGCTCTTCCTTAGTAGAAGGATGAGTTGGCCATCTAGGAACTTGAACTGGTTGATTAGTTTGAGATAAGTTAGCTAACCATTTTTCGCAATCTAATTTACCTTGCTCAAATGCATTAGAAACACTTGTAATATCATTAGACATCATAACTACCGTCTCCTTCTTCAATTCTATCAATATCTCTCAAAATAGAATTTTGCATTACTAGATGAATTGCGTTATTGTAATGATCACGTTCTTCATCAGAAATAGTATCGATTTCAATTTGAGATTCAAGATATTCTTGAATATCGAAATCATCTTCAAACCATTTATTTCCATCTTCATCAGTGATGGTATCTAAATAGTGCATAAATTGAACCAATGTAATAAATCCATCAGGATCACATGGTTTTGTTGTCCAGGACGAGATTAGAGATTTTTCGAAATCAATGATATCGGCATTCTCAATGATGTATTCCCGTACTGCAGTTTGCCCAATAGCAAACTTAAATGTTTTTTCTTGATCATATCCATCTACAAAGAAGATGAATAATGTATAAGGTCTTTCCTCTGGATCAACCTTAATTTTACCAGTTTCATCTGGGAACAACGCTAATTTTAGCGGTTGTTCAAAAATATTTCCGTTGTCGATTGTTTGGTTTATGTTTGTCATAACACAATACCTCCTTAAATAAAAATAATCTTGTAGACTCATATACCCTACAAGATTATAATATATTATTTAGAGGAATTTTGGTTTAGGTTTTACATAAACAAGATAGTCTGAGAATCTAGTTATGCCAGTGTATATAAGATTACTCATTATATCTCTATGTAAAAACTCTTCCATAAAAATACCATGATGGTATTGTGAACCTTGAGAAAGATGAGTAGTAATAGCATAAGCCAATTCAAACTTATCAGCTCTATTGTATGGATTTCTCTTAAGAGCTTCACGTGCTTCGAATGGTGCACGATAATATTCTAAGTCTATATCCAATTGAGGAAATAAGTTATTACCATCATCTAAAAAATCAATAGTCATTAGTTTCATATTATCTTTGATAGAAGTTATATCGGGATAATTTCTGACTATACCACGAAGACCATTAACCAAGTTAATACCATTAGATTCAATACTCCAGTTATTCTTTCTACAGATTAATGGCTCATTGAAAGTGGGATATTGGGTCTTGATCTTCAATATATCTTCTCTAATATATTTATTGATTATTTCTCTAGTCTTATTCTTACAGCATAGAATAATATCAGATTGAAGTGACAACTTATCAGTTAACTCATCTTCTGGTATTACGACTGCATTATTATAGAATCCATATTGGATTGGTAAACCTTTAATAGCTCTATCTGCAAGATAAACGATTCCAGATTCTTCTGCTTGACGCATTATCTGAGTAAGTCTATGAACTTTACCAGATACTAAATATCCAGGATCGTCTCCTACAGGTGGTAATTGATTTAGATCGCCACATGCTATAATTTTTATACCAAAAGATTCTATATCTTTAACCATACTTCTTGGAGTCATTGATGCTTCATCAATGATGATTAATTTCTTATCTGGAATGTATTCCCTTTTAACCCATTTTAATCTTGTCTTAGGTTTATTGAAATATTCATCCATTATAGGCTTTCCATTATCACCATATAAGATATCTTCAACTGGCTCATAAATAGAAGAATGAATAGTTTTAGCATTAGTCATTCCTCTATTACGCATAACAATTGCCGCAGTACCAGTATAACTCATAGGCATTATGTTTTCTAATGGAATATTAAGACGTCGTACTATTTCATTTAGTACGACTGTTTTTCCTGTACCAGCGGCACCAGTATATTGGAATACTAACTCAGAAGAATTATTAAACCAATCTACTGCCGCATCAACTACCGCTTGCTGACCAGGATTTAATTTGAATCTCATTTCTTAGCACGCCCTTTACGTTTAGGCATTTCTACTGGAGGTGGATAGTCTAAATATGAATAATCAATATTTGCTACCCCAAATAATAAGAAATCAATGATCTCCATATATTGAAGAGATGGATTATAATATTCACGTGTACTATAAGAAGTACCATCAGACAATAAAGCAGTTAATCTGCTCTTAGAATTCATTGTCTTACCGAATACTTTATAGTAGCTTGCTAAATATACGCTGTCTTTAAAGTTATCAATGAATACATCAAAGATAAACTTCATGACATTCTTGTTATATAATGGATCAAACATGATCCAGTCATTGAATAGGCTATTATGGCAATCTAATGGGAATCTTAGAAATTTGCCTTTATAGTCTAATACTATGAGATCTCCATTATCATCTTCTAAACACATATTTCCAGTGTGAAGATCTTTCTGGAGACCGACTTTACTACAAAGGGATAATACGAAACCATTTACGTACTCATCCCAGTTACAAATCATTGCAGGTTGTAGCATATTCATATATTCTCCTTACCCAAAAACATTAAAGTACTATACTTTTATATTTTCGAGGTGACTTAATATGGATGATAAATATAATTCCGATTCAGGATTAGGTTTCACTGAAGTCGGCATTCTAACTTCTGTATGTAATAAATATGAGCCAGGATATCAGACGTTCTATGTGCAAGCACTCAATCCGATGAATATGAAATCTCCTATTAAGACTACATCTAAAGTTAGAAATCCAAATATCATAAATAAAAACAAACTTACAACTGGCAGTGTACAAACAGGATCTAATATCCTAATTGAAATGCCAAAAGAAGTTGTTAGGAATTTTCCAACGAAATACATTCCTCCTGGAACTAGATTTACTATATCTTTCCTAGGTGGCGATATTAATAAACCAGTAGTTGTAGGGAGAGATTACGATGGCTATAATGAAAACAATAAATAGCATTCAGCAATTTATTAGTAATAAACCAACCATTGGAACTGATTATCAGAATATGTCTCTCGTAGAAGAACGAGGTAATATTCAATTCCCAGTGGTTAATCTTATCACTGATGACTATTTTGATGAATTCAAGAAAGCTTCAGTTAGAGTAGAACTAACCGAAGATGAAATATTGAAGTATAAATATAGACCTAAGCTATTATCTTATGATATATATGATAATGCTGAGCTATATTATATTATACTTCGATTAAATGATTTATATAATGTAAAGGACTTCAATCTTGGTAAGAAATATCTATATCTTATTCCAAAGGCTAAGCTTAAAGAATATCTATCAGATGTTTATACTCAAGAGAATGCCAATGCTAAAACTTTTAACGATAATCATAAAATTAAGCATTAAAATTAGGTCTAAGCTATTCAGTGGCTTAGACCTTTTTACCACTTAAATTCAAATGTATCATTAACAAAAGCTTTTGTATATAATTCATTATTTTCGAAAGCTTCTTGAACTACTACTCGTGGAGCTCCATCTTCTAATTGATTAGTTTTGTAGCTACGAATAGTATTCATTCCGTCTTTACTATTTTCTGGGTCAAACCCATTGATAACGTAAAGGTAATCTTGTTGATCTGGAGTCATTTCACCATACATGAATCCATTACCGATAACTATATCCTTAACATCATTACGAGTTATGATTTTCTTACCATTGAGCTTCATATACTTATTAACTTCAGATGCAAATTCATTACTTACATTATAATTTTTAGCTATATCTTCTACTTTATCATTTGGTTTGGCTACATTAACAGATTCTGATAATTGCCCCCAACCACCACTATTAGTAGAAGTTTTAAGCTCATTGAGGGATGTTTTAAATAATGGCTCAGCTAATTTAGTATCTTGTAATAATTCTAAAGGTCTTTCTTTAGAATAAGGTTGATAAAACCAAGGTGCTGATTGATTTTTAAAACGCTTCTTAGCATTAGATACACCAAGATATCTATTGCCATCTGCCCCAGTTTCTGGAACTATGATAAATGCCGAGTCAGCATTTTCTGTAATCAATGTAGATTCACCGATATTAGAACGACCAATCTTTCTTACAAGATCTGATTCATTTTTATATCTACCTTCATCAATTATCTTAGCAGCATCACGGTTCATCTGAGATGCAGTTATAACTGGGATATGTTTAGCTATTGCAAATTCTTTAAATTCATCAACAACTGCACCAAGTGCTACCCGCATATCGCCATTCATTAACTTAAAGTCTCGAGGTCTAATACGTTTAATATAGTCTTGCACTAAACAAATAACCTCTTTGCCTTCAGATTGGAGCTGTTCATATAATGTATACAAATAATCAGTATCTACAGAATTACTTGGAGCATATCTAAATGCAATATCTATAGGACTATCATTTGTAACCTTTAAGCCATTCTCTCTAAGTAATCTCATGATTTCTTTTTCGCTACCAAATGAACTAATATCTTCATCTGAAACTAGAATGCTAAATGCACGCTCTAAAGTTTCGGTCAAAGTATTTTCCATTGTTAAGAAAAGAATACATGGACGTTTTGTCGGGTCTTTAGTTATTACGTCTTTATTATTAGCTTTAAGCTGTAAGGTTAAATTTAGCAAAGTACTAGATTTACCTTCGCCTGGTAAGCCTAAATAAATATAACAACGATCGCTTTCATAACCTCCATTGAGAGATCTATTGAATGCTTCCATACCACATTTAAGTTTCGTAGAACCATTTACACTACGATTATATAAATGAGTGATGGCCGCTTCATATTCTTCTTCGTCAGAAATTGATAAAGATTCTGAAACTCCACTAATACTAGCAGTTTCTTTGATCTTCCTGTTCACTTCTACAATCTGACGTTGAACTTTATCAATAATTTTTACACGTTGAGCTTCATCTGCCATTGCAAAGTCTGCATAATCAGCATATACATTTGACATCATGGATTGAGTGTAAAAACTATTTCTATTTACATTGATATTACTTTCGATATATCCAATTTCATTAACGCTCAATGCATCATCAAGTTTAGACATTGGGAATAAATTCTCAGTATCTACACCATCGGTTGCAGCTTGAAGAAGTATATCTCTATTTTCATATCCTTTGAGTCGGGCCTCGACTAATTGAGAAAGAAACTTAAATGTATTTTTTTCTCTAGTCTGCTCAACACTGTAGTTTTTGTTGGGATCTACCATTGATAGTAGATCTCGTAAGTCAGTTAATACAGATCTATTTGATACATGGATAGTTCTCATTATATACGTAGCATATAATACTAACGAAGATAATGGTAAATTGAATCCACTACCAATATCACTCTTGGCCATTTAAGCCCCTCACTTCATCACCATAACAAATTATTCTTTTAAAAGATCGATTAATTCTTGTGGAGTAATATAAGTATAACCTTTATTATCATTTATATATCTACTTAGAATATCAAACTCAGTTAAGCTCTTGTCTGTAATATAATCATATTCTTTACATTGTTCAAGTACTTCTTGAGATTGACGTCTGATAATATCATTCTTATAATCACACTTAATTGCTATATTAGGATTATTCCTATAGAATGATTTTAGAATATTTATATTCTCATGCTCAAGTGTAAATTCCATACGGATGTTATCTACACCTTCAGCTTGCCGTTGCCTTATAAACTCAATAATCTTTTGAGGATCATCTTTGATCATCTCATCAAAATTTATTGTATCATATTTATAAGAATTGATTTCTTCAAAATGAATATAATAATTTCTAGTAGTTATATTATGGAGTAAGATTAAATAACCTTTAGGTTGCTCTTCTCCATAGCACCATCTATATGGTGACCCACAATAGTAAAAATCTTTTTCATAGCACCCAGATACGTGTACATGCCCAGATATAATTGGTCCCATAGAATACTTAAAGTTTTCCATACCAAATACTGGACTTGGGGCATCTAGATCCATTTTATCTTTTCCATATATTGCACCTCTAATTGTACCATGCATGCATACTGCATCATACACATTCGTATACAATATATTCTCGTAAAACTCCTTTCCTAATCCTGCGATTTCAGGTATACATAGGATTCGTTTTCCTTTTACATATTCAAATTTTATAGATTCAATAACCCGTACATCTACTGTCGGATCATTCATATATCTATAAAATAACTTTGTTTGATTTGCATCATGTGATGGAGTACCATGTAATATAAACAAGGTACATTGTTTTTGTCTACAAATTTGGACTAATTCATCTACAAATTTCATTGCGTACATAACTGCATCTGAGTTACTCATGAACTTATGATGAAATAAGTCTCCATTGATTGATATTAAGTCTAAGTTTAATAAATTTATACGATCTATAAACTGATGTTTTAAGATCTGATATTGTTTTGATGGTTCAAATACACCAAAGTGTATATCTGATATATGAGCTTCAACTAAGATTTCTTCTTGCATTACTAAGCTCCTTAAGAAAAAGTAACCGTGAGGTTCCTTGAAGGACCTCACATCATTTATTAAACTGTTTGTTCATTAATTAAAAAATATAAAAATAATACCCTAGGAGAATTGAAACTCCTAGGGTAATTTTATTTATACTTCTTCAATACGATCTAGAATTGTATACAAATCAAATGAATTAGAACTTCTAATACGCAATAAATTTATATATTTAAAATATTGCATTACGCAGTCACCTATCACTCTAATTGTATAAACCCCATCTTCATAGTCTACGCCACGTACATTTTTACGGATTGATAATTCATCTTTCAATAATGAATATATCATATTATATATCTTTTTAGACAGCCTAGTATCTTCATTCTCGTTCTGAGTTGAAGATAAATAAAGAATTTCATCTTTTGTTACTACAGTAATGCAATTATCATCTGCAATCTTGAAATCTTTTGTAGTACTGCTTTCTAAAATATTACATAAAAATACAATAAATCCTTTTAATGCACATAATGGAGGTATTATATTAAGACAATCCCATGATGTCGGAGTAATATGCATATTAACAACATACCCATTTTCATAGTTATATAAATATTTAATATTCATAGCCCCATAATGGAGTTTAACTTCGTATGTTGGCGTAAAAATATCAAATTTATATTCATCTACCGCCATATTAAATCCACTGTATCGTATACCGCTATATAAAATATCAGGGTTGAATGATCTGTCTATATTTCTAAATTTATCTATAACCTTAGCTAAATTTGATACATATCTAGTCAATATACTGTGTGGGAAATTTAGATGTTGATCTTTAATATTAAATTTGTCGCTCATTGTTTATCTCCATACAATATTTCATAAGATTAATGAAAGATTTCATCAAAGCATTAAGAATGTTAATGAATAGAATTTCATCGATTTTACTCTTAATTTCTAATTCGCCATCTTTAAACTTAATGCTTGAAGTGATTTCATTCTTTGACATATTCTTTATAGAAATACTAATCTGATTAGTTTTTTGCTTTAGGCCAATCGTACAAGATGTAGATTCAGAAAGCATCAATACAATATAAATAGATCCTTCTTTGCTATATGTAACAGGACTATCGTTATATATATTATTTTCATCATTTCGATAAAACCATATAGTCTCAGCTAATTTGATGAATGCTGCCATTTCTACCATAGTATTAAATGAAGGAGATAATCTAGAAAGATCTCTAAAATATCTCCACATTTTATACTCATATACTAATCGGCTAATTGGATTCTTAGGCTTTCTGATGGTAACTATATCAAAGAATTGGTTTTGCAAATTCTCCATATATACCTCCATTAATCAAGCATATCATTAATCAATTCAATAGCTTTCTTATCAGCGATCTTAGTGAATTTATAATCTTTATAACGGTAAACGAATGCAGTTGTACTTACTTTACCTTTATCATCGATTATACCCATAATGATGGAAATAGTATCACCAGTATGACGATACAAGCGATAATCGATATAATCAGTTTCAATAGTAAAATTCTTTTCATCATCTGCATATAAGTCTGTAGTGAATGCATAACGGGTAAAATTCTTGGTATTGATTTTTTCAGAAATCTTTAATTTCTTGAATAATTTATTTACTTTCTTATCTAAAGCTTTATAATCCATATCTACTATTTTTATACGTTTTCTTAGACTATCGAAAGCGTCATAGTCTTTTGTAAATTCTTCCACGTCTTTATGTAGAGATTTAAGATCTGCTCTATCGGGATATAGCTCGATATTTAATTTAACACCAGATGGATATATCATAGTTGCAGTCTTATGGAAGAAGATATATTCATCATCTGTATTGAAATTATAAATTCCAGCAAAGAATGCATTAAATAAATCATAATTAGTTTTTAAGCTTTTAATTTTAGTACTAACTTCTTTAAGGTTCATGATTGTCCTCCTTTTATAATTCATATCCACGTTTGGATAATTCTTCATCAATATTAAAATCTTTAGTACCTTGATTGATGACTACTAATGCTAGTACATCCATCAAATCAAGATACATGTCTTTATATCTATCTTCAGATTGCATATTTTACTATGCTCCTTTCATTAAGATAAGATTGTTTTTACATCATCATTATCTTCGAAAAGTTCTTCGATAATATAATCCCTTACAGATTTAACGTATTCGTCAAGATCATTAAATAATTCATCATCGACACTACGTAAACACTTAAGTGTAATATTACCATCTTTATCGATCTTTTCTTCAAATGAGAATGCATAAATTCCTTTTCTATTAGAGTTGTATTCTAATGCAAATATTTTACCATTATTTTTATTCTTAATACCAATGGATAGTACTGATTTATTATCTATTGGGCCTTGAATGTAATAATAGTTTTTATCATCTTCTTCTACAACGATAGGATCTTGGCAAGGTTGAGGATGCACTCCTAATATGCGAGGAACTGCCACACTTTTTATCATAAAATCAACTTTAGCCATCTGAGATTCTGTTAATGTAACAGGAGATGGTTTAGAAACTGCCTTCATAAAAGCATTAATGTATTTATTTACTTCATTAACGCTATCGATGATGTATTTTTTATAATCTTTAGTATTATAAATTCCATCACTAATAACTACAGCATCTATCATGATACCAATACTATTACCATCATTGAAAAATAGATAGAATGTGTCTTTTCTACAAGCCACATTTAATCTATCTACATTTACTACATTAAATATTCCATATATATTAGCTATTGGGAATATTGGTTTTAGAACTTTATCAAATATTTCTTCGATAACAGACTCATCCATATCTGGCTGATTACCTAATGATCTATTTAAAATAAAATCCTTTTTAGATTCTTCATAGTCATCTACAGTAACACCTAATTCATGTAGAGCTGTTGCAGATAGAGCTTTGAATGCTTTAATTACATGATCTTCAGTAATTGCATTACCACCGACCATAACTTGAACTTCGTTCTTACCTCTAAGTAATTCGAAGCTAATGCAGAATTCATTACCTTCATTGGATTTGAAATGAATGATATGTTTAATAGTCTTAGAATCAGTATTCTTTTCATAAGAAGTTTTATATACTTCTCTAAGAGTGTTTGATTGTATTACTAATTCTATAGTCCCAAATTGCTCACAGAATTTCTTTAAAATTCTAGATGCTTTTGTATTTGTAATATTGATAACTGCACCGATAAATAAACTCATTTCCATTTTATTTTTCCTCCTTAATAGATTTAGGAATTCGTTTTACAATTTTAAGAAGATTGAATACATCACTTCCATATGTGAAATTCCTAATATTATATCTGGAGGTGATTCTAATATCTGTCACATCTAAGTCACAAGAAATAGAGTCATAGTAAGGATCAATTATTCTTACTAGATTAACACCGCGATAAAATACGACGCGGAAAGTATAATCAGATAATTCATCGAAGTTTGTTTCATCTTCTTTAGCTCTATCTGAATTAGCTTTTATATATTCACAAATAGATCTAAGTCTATCTGTAATAATATTCTTATTATATAAAGACATCGGCATAACTTTAGTGAATTCATTACCACCGACATTCTTAATTCTAATAGACCCTACTTTGGTATCACTTTCATATGAAGAATAATCACAATCATATCCTTCACCAAGAATCATAACAGCACCACGTAGAGCTAATAGAGTATTGAAATCTAAAGATCTACTAAGCTCAAACTTAATAGACTTAACTTGTTTATCAAAAACTGTAATTGAACAGTTTCCATATTTAAATTCGAATTTAAATATTACTACATCATTGATTACACTAGAGCCTTCAAAGGTACATAAATTATTACGTACACTAGCTCCAACTACATCGTTGATTTCTTTGCCTTGTTTACATAATTCTGCAAGGCCAATTAAGTAAGGACTTACGTCCTTAAAAAGTTGTCTGGGAGTCAATTCATTCATATCTGTTGACCATCCTTTCGTGAAATAAATAAAAAAAAATGGTTTATACACTAGAGACACATGGTAGAAAAGTTTTCATGTAAGATGAGAGAGAATTTATGAATTTATTTTATAGGAGAGTATTATAAAATTTCATTATTATTCAATGTGTGTTTTGGTTGTTAGTGTGTGTTTAGTTTGTGTTGTGTGTCTCTAGCTATAAACCTGTATAGGGGTTCGATATGACATATGCCAGGGAGTAGAGGCATCATCATATCACCTAAATAATATATAGTTAAAATATATATTACCGTATAGAATTTTCTTTTTTATTTAATTCTAAATCTATAGGCATATTAAACACAAGTCTACTCATATAAGCTATACTACTATTAAATGATTCATCTTCTTTAATCTTATCTGTAATAAAGATAGAATCACTTAAGTTCATTAAGACTAGATAAGCTAATACTTCTGAATTGTCTTTTAATGAATCCGGTATATCAGTAAAGCTAATTATATTCTTAGATAATCCATTATGATAAATATAGTTAGCTGTAGCTAATTTTAATATTCTAGTATCTTCGCTTTTAAGAATATTCAAGAATATATCTCTGACAATAGTTTGGTCTTCCGATATATTAAATTCTTTAAATTCAGTTAAGACAGCAATCTTCTCATAATAAGTAAGTTCAGTGAATGGTTTAACTTTTAATAATTTGATTATTTTATACCCATTATATTTCACATACTCATCATACCAATCAGTTTTTCTAAGATCGTCTAATAGATCTTCTGCTGGATTGATGATATCTTTAAATAGATCAAATATATTAGGGCTACTGATTAATAGCTCTCTATCTAATCTTTCACCAATAAAAGCAGATGCTTCTCTAGCAGCATCTGGCTTATTTAGTGATTTTATTTTATTGAGTTCTTTGATAGTATCTATCACTAAACTCTTATAGTCTTTATTTTCCATTACAATAACCCAAGTTTCACGTTAGTATAAATAAAATCTACAACCCCAGCAACTAGGATATCATGAGTATTATTATCAATAATCCCAGGATTATCATATCTAATTTTTATATTGCTGAAATTGTTAAATGAACCATAGAAGAAGTTTGCAGTAAATCCCCATGTCATCATGCGTTCATTATCTAATATTTTAGTATTACAAATTATATATGAATTATCTTCATTAATAATGAGATCTTTTAGTTGTTTTAATAGATCGTTTACATTCATTAAAGTAATGAAAGAATATAATTCTGTAAGTTCTCTAGATTGTTTAACAGGAAGAATGTCTTTTTGTGGACGTAAGAAATCTTCTACTGTAGGAATTTCTTCAGGGATCTCATCGAAATCTCTACAATATAAAGATAATTCTACTCTAGCTTTAGCAATATCTTGCTCTGAGAATTCATATTTAATATTATCAAGATCTTTTTGTTTAAATTCATCGATAATATTTCTTAATAGATTATTGTATACGTAATCGCTCATTTTACTATGCTCCTAAAAAATTAATAAGTATTATGAGTATGTGAAAAATACTATAAAAATAAAAAAATAAGGAGATCCATATTAGAATCTCCTTATAATTTTATGCTAAAGATGCACGTACTTCTTTAACCATTCCTGACATAGATCTTGCATCTGGGAATAGATCAGTAAGTTCAAACAATTTTAATTTACGATCTGTATCTACAACAGTAAATGCTAGATCTTTTTCGCAATTAAAATATGATACGCCGTCAATACAAAGAATATTATTTTCTTCAATAGATACAGTATTTTTATTAAGATCTAAATGTGTTAGTTTATTTTCAGTAAGGCTATTGTAAATAAATTTAGCACGATCTGCATAGTTATTGCAAAGTTTAGTATATGTGGCTAATATGATTTCGCCAGTCTTAGCATATACAACCTTAGTTGTATTATGTGGCTCAAATTCAGGAAGTACATAGAAGCCATATTCATTAGTAAGATTTGTATAAATATCTAAAATAAAACCGTTGATATCACGCATAGATTTCTTATCTTCATTTTCAATGGTCACATTGATATCATTAGTTTTCAATGTAGTTGCAGCAATCTTAATATTACTAATTTGAATTGCTATTTTAGATCCACCAATAATAATACGAGTATCTGTAATTAAACCTTTTGAAGTTTTACAGATATCACTTCTAGTTCCCTTTTTACAGACAAGAATACCTCTTACTAAAACAGATAGAGTGAATAAATTCTTAATACATTCATTAAAATTTTTTATTTCTTTTACACCATATTTCATATTAAATCTCCTCACTTGATCAATGGATCCTCATAATCTATAGCAGTAAATAATGTATCATAAATACTGTATACTGCATCAATGAATAATGCCAAATGTGTATTTTCGAAATAACACATATTACCAGCTTCTTCATTGTAATCTAATTTTACAATTTCTAATCTATTATCTCCACGTAATGCAAATGTAATAGAAATCCAAGCTATTTGATCTGGATATAATTTGAATTCGATATGTTTATCAGACGTTCCTACAAATGTATATACATTAACTGTATACCATCCACAAGCTCTTGTAATCCTACCTCTTAGATATTCGATCTCCTTGAGAAGATGAATCCAATCCGGTCCTTTAAGAACTTTTAGAACTTCAATGATTGGATAACAAGCATAACAAAATTCAGTAGAATCTGATAGCCGTTTAACTCCAGCTTCGCTAATATCTATACCGGATATATCAAACGTGCGACGTAAAGTTCTGCCAAAATAATTATTGTCCATAATATACTCCTCCTAAAATAAATAAAAATAATGGTCTAGTGATTTAAATCACTAGACCTTTCTTTCATATTTATAATATATTAATATTAAGAATTTTTAATTAATGACTTCATGAATTCAATTATAATATTCCTGATCTCATTCTCTATATATTTCTTTAGAGGATTATTATCTTCTTTAGAATATTTATTGATTGTATAAGCCATTCTATTTTCATCATCTATATAAGTTATATTAGCTTCAATATGTTTATTAGATGCAGTATATTGGATTGGTCCAACTATAGCATTTATCTTTTTATCATCTTTCTCTATGATGATAGCACTAAAGTTATTATCCTTAGTTCTATCTATTCTAGAATTTTCTGATATATAATATGCATCTTTTAAAGACCACTGAATTGAAAGAAGTCCATATAACACATCATAAATATTTTCATTCTTTACATATTTGATTATATCATTTATAGACTTCTTATATAAATATCGGCAATAAGTTCTATATATTAAATTAGACTTATCATATGAAGTCTTCTTTGACAAAGCTTGTATAAATAATAGATGGAGGCCAACCTCGTCTATATTACCATCTGACATACCTATCACCTTATACGATTAACTATGATTTCATAAAGTATTACAAGTAATGCATACAGAGATAACATGCTAGTTCCTACAACTAGGAAGTGACTGATTATATTTAAATTTTCATCAGCAGAATATTTTTTATTTTTTGATTTTCTTACATTTTGAATGACTATTACTAAAATATATGAAAATATGAATATAGTAAGAATTCTTGCTATAATATCAAGAGAAGATACATTAATCTCATTCATTTGATACTCCTAAATTTAAAATCTGATACTTTAATTTCTTTAACCGTATTTATAGATACCATAGATTCTAAAGTATATACAAATGCATTAAATAGTTCATCTAACAATTCAGCATTATCTTTAATTGAAATAGAATATTGATTTGCATTTGCTTTGTATTTATCTAATTGTAATACCGTTAAATAATCACACGGCATTCCAGCTTTATCTAGCATATATTTATATGCTGCAAGCTGTATAAAATACTTATATCCAATAGTAGAAGATGTCTTATAATCTACTATATGGATTTTATCACCTATTTGTAGTACAGCATCAATAGTACCACAGAAATATTTACCGATGAAAGATTGCTCTAACATTAGTGGAATTATCATTTTGCCACTATTTACTCCAGCATCTAAAAACCATTTAAGAAATGATGCAAATCCCATACTAATATTATCACCAGAAACCATTGGGGATCCATTTCTTAGAAAATTCTCAATTTCATTATGAACTTTAGTACCTTCGGTTGCATATCTATTTAATTCTTTTTTATATCCTATGCCTTTGAATCCAAGAGAATTAGCCCAATTAGCTATATAATCCTCATGGATATGCTGTAATACTTGTGTCACACTTGGAACTTTATTTGTGCCATGTTCATAAGTTCCAGTCTCAATTATATCATCGTTTATATTAAAGTAAGACATTTATCAATACCTCGCTTAATCATTATAAAGTATTTTAATGTAAAAACTACTGTTTATAAAAATTTCATGGGAACTTTATAATAAATATAGTTTCGCCAACTATATTCACCTTAACCTTAAGATTTTTGTGAGCTCTATTTGTTAGTTTACTCTTTTCTTTTGTTTAATTTCATTTTAATAATTAATCTCCAGTGTTATATAACCCCTAGGTGCTTCAAGCCCCTAGGGGTGTATACACTCATATTTTAAACATTGTAGTAATATTTCTTATAACTCTAAGGAGGTTTACTAAATGGCACAACAGTTGAATTGTAAACTGATAAACGAAACTTTCATCTTTAAGCAATATAAAGATGAATATGAAAAATCCATTCTAAACTTTATTCATGGTGGTACGTTAATCGACGTAAAATCCGATGAATTCTCTGATGTAGCATATGATGTTAAGAAAAGCCAAGTTGGTGGTTTCTTAGTTGCTGCAATGGAATCTAAATCTATTAGATTATATATTAGCAAACATCCTCTAAACCGTAGCACTCGTGTTGTTACTGCAAAAGATGTTAAAGGTGGCAATGGTAAATACGTTGTATATGTAGATTGCTCTCAAATTATTGATAAAAAAGATGGTAAATATGTATGCAATAATATCAAACAATTGGTTGCATATCTATTAGATGCATCTGTAAACTTGATGTATTTCTCTGGCTACCGTGGAATCATTTCTAAATCTTCCACTATCAAAGCTGGTTCTTATGCATTTGCAAGTTTATTCAATAATGTAATTAATTATTTATTCAAAACTAACTCTGTAAGCAATATTCATAATCGTTGTGTATTCTTAGCTTCCCAATATTTCATTCGTAATATTATGGGTGGTGCTAAAGATACTTATGAATATGCAAACAATACAGACTTCTCTAAACAAATTGCTCGTATCTCTGAACGTGAAGTTGAATTGATTGAAACTTATATTGATAAAGACTCTTTCAGAAATATTGATAACTTTGTTAAGATGCTTCGTGAAGCATTAAAACTACAAAAATTAACTACTGAAGCAGTTATTGCTGCTTGGGTTAAATTATATACTCCATCCACTTTATTTGCATTGGAATATTTCCCTGCATTCTCTTCTATGATGACTAATGCTTATATTGGATGCTATTTGAATAATCAATCTACTATTGAAAAAGTTACTAACCGTGGTCTTCCAGAATATGTAAAAAGTATTCTAGAAACGGGAGGCAATTACTATGAAGCGTTACGATAACGAAGTTTATAACTACGTTGATCAACTTAAGAATTATTCCACAACTAATATTTCTAGTATTCAAAAAGGTATAGTACCAGAAGTGGTAGATTTGACTTGGAAAAAGACAAACTACTACGTTGCTGATGGTATTCGTAAATATGTAACTTATGAAACAAAAGGTTTCATCTTACGAGTAACTGGTGTTCGATATAGAGTTCTAAAAGTTAATAGAAAGAATATTAACTTTGATAAACGAATGACTGATGCGGTTAATGAAGGTTTAGTATATCCATTTATTCTTTTCGTAAATGGTCATCATATTAAATGGTCTTCATTCCGTGTTGTTCGTAACTCCAAATATACGTATATTGTAGCTGATGAAATGAAGACTGAAGACGTAAATGGTCTCCATATCGAAAAAGTAGCTATAGTAAATCTCCCTTATACATATATGAGTTATTCCGAATCTAGACGTATCCCAGGAGGCTATCAGGAGTTATTCCGATTTGCTGATGATGGTACACTATCTGGATTCGGTGCAACTGTTTATAGTTTAGATACTGAAAAGATGGGTGTTACTTATGGTAACATCAAAACTCTTAATGGTGGTAAATTAGTTAATTACGATCTAGGAGTAAATTCTAAATTCAAGTTAACTAATAATAACTTCTTATGCTGGAAGAACTCTTTATTTGATAAAGATCTAGATCCAGAAGTTAAGAATCTTAACTTAATTTCTATGAATAATGGAGATCCAATCGATTATGATTTGGATATCAAATACTTCTATAGAGATATTACTAACCATAACTTAAGCAATATCACTATTCCTGAAAATACAACTCTTCTTAAACACTTGGTTGCTGAAAAAGAAAATGAAATGCCTCAACTAGATACAACTGCTCTAGGTAGAGACTTCGATTTTAAATATAAAGGCGATACTGAGTATGAAGATAATGTAAACTCTGGTATTAGATATATAAGTCGATATAACTCTAAGTTATTCAATGATTTATACAAAAAGCGTCTTAAAATTCATAGCCGTCAGTTCACTGGTGCTGAATTTAAGCAAAATATTTCTAATAATGTATTAAGAATGCCTCGTGGATTCCATAAGAGTCCTGATGTATATGTAATGATTCATAAAGATGGTGAACTATGGGATCACTATCATAGAATTCGTTATGTTGGAGCTGACTTCGAAGTTCCATTGACCGACACTGAAATATCTAAGATCGCAGACTATAATACATTTGAAATTGTTTACTTTACTGGGGTTAATAATAACTTTATTGAAGTAAACTGTACTGAAGATAATAATAGTATTGAAAATACTCTAATTAAATATGATGACTTGATGGTATTTGCTAACTATACTGAAGATCATATTTATAAAGAGCTAAACTTCAATAAACGTACTATCTTTGACGTTAAATATAAAGTTGATAAAGATCATAAACGAATTACGTTTACTAATCCAGCATATTATGGTAAGACTATCTATATGGCCGCTAAAAACCAATTCAAATATGCCCATTTCCAAGTAAATAAACCAACAGTTCGGTATTTCTTTAGTCGTGACTTTATTCCTTGTCTCAATACTGAACGATTTGTAGTATTCCATAATAATAGAATGCTTACAAAAGACATGTATAGGGTAATTGTACCACAAGTGGAAAATACTTCTACTGAAGTATGTATCCATGTCCGTAGAGTGGCTCAACCTGGGGATACAATCGATGTTTTCTATTTACCTTATGACTTTAACTATGTAGATATTGGTCGTTCTAACCAAGTTGATGTAGTTACAGTTAGAGCTACCATAGATAAACAACCAATGTTTAGTATTCCTTACCCATCTAGATCTCAATTACTAAATGGAGAAAGCTTCTTCTTAATGAGAGGCTCCGTTATGGTTGATCAATCTAGATATAATGTAATTGGACGTAAGATCGTATTTACTGATCCTGATGATTATGTAGATTATGGTCGTGAATTAACATTTGTATTCATTTATAATAAAAATATTGATCTTAATCCTTATGGCGGTATCGAAGAAGAAGATGTACTTAATGTAGATCCTAGATTCATTACTACTGAACGGGATAATCAATTAGAATTTGAAATTCCTTATCCAGAAGGATTTAATGGGTTCTTCTTCGTTTCCTATCGTGGATTATATGTAAATCCTAATCGATATATCATTAACGAAAAGACTAAGACTATTAGATTCTTAAATGTTAATACTGGTCTCGCTAAAGGTACTGCCGTAGTATTTGTATTCATCTATCCTAACGATAAGAATAAAGTAAGTACTGCTGCAGTTACTGTTAGAGCCACAATAACTAACCAAACCAAATTCAGTATTCCTCTACCATATACTAAATACTTCGAAGATGACAATAGTTTCTTCTTAATCAAGAATGGTGTATTCTTAAATAGTAATGAATACTACGTTGATAAAAAAGAAAAGACTGTTGAATTGCTTATCACTGAAGGTTTAGATAGAGGACAAGAATTAGTATTCAACTTTATCACTGGCAAGAACGTTTCTGTAAAAACTGCTATTGAAGAAGTTCGTGCAGATCAAGATGGTCAGATGGTATTTAAATTACCTAAGCTATTCCACGATTATAACAGAAAAGAAAGCAAGTTCTTCTGTGTAATCGGGGATACTTATATTGATAATCGTAGATTTGAAATTGACGGTAATGACTTTAGATTCTTAAGCAATGAAGATAGAGTTCCAGAAGGACGTATTCTTACATTTATATTTGCATATCTTGAAGAAATTGATTCTGAAACTGCAACTATTGGTAAGATTGCCGATACTTCTAAATACGCTACTTTTAAAACACAATCTGTAGTATGCTCTGAAAATGGACAAAGAGTATTTAATATTCCTTGGACAGATTCTATGCTATTAGATAAAAAGATTCTTGTTACCGTTGGTTCTACTTTTATTAGAGAATCTCAATATACTATTTCTAAAACGAATAATACATTAACTATCATTGATGATAATATTGTAACTACGACTGATCGTCAAGTTACATTCACTTTGATTGATTCTGACTATGTAGTAATTCAAAAAGAAATTATCGACGTTGACGCTATTGTAGATAATCAAATGGAATTTGATATTCCTTTACCATATAGAAATTACTTCAAACAAGGTAACTCTGTAATGGTATTTGCAAATCAAACTTACCTAGATCCTACAAGATATAATATTGACGTTGACAATAATAAGTTATACTTATTGAACTATGATGAATCTCTTCTTAAAGGTCAACAATTATCATTCTTATATTTCTATATTGCTAACCAATCCAATAAATCATTAGATCGAGAAGATGTACAACATACATTGATTAATGAACGTGGATATATTTATCTAAACAGAGTTGATTTAGAGCATCCTATGAATAGCAATCTCTATTTCTTATATATCAATGGTAAGAAAATCGATAGAGATAATATTAAGGATATTGCTAATAATATTATTAGGCTTAAGAGTGACGTTCAAACTCGTTTCAATACAGTATTGATAGATTACACTCCATCTATTCCTGAATTAGATACCTATAGAAATATTAACTCTGACTATGATATTATTATGAACCAAGTTTCCAATGAAGACATCAATAAACTATTCAATATCTATAATAATATTACAGATCTTGAAGGTCATATAGTTCCAGATACTTCTCAAGAAGCTATCATTAATGATATTATTAGAACTCACTATTTAGGCAATGGTATAAATAAAGGTTTACCATTTGTTTATACTTATGATACAACTACATTGAAAAATAGATCTATTTATGAATTAGCTACAACTACTCATAGATATATCTCTCCTGCTAAGTATACATTTGTAGTTCCTAAAGGTGTATCTTTACTTAATGTAAAAACAATTGCATCCGCTGGACGTATTAAACCAATTACTAAAGCAATGCAAACTCTTGGATACTTTACAGATTCTGATATTGAATACGGTGGTATTAGTTACGTATTACCAACTCAAGTTGCAGATTATGTAGAAAAAGTAATTGGGTATACTAACTTGACTAAGGCTAGTATTCCATTAGATAAACCTTATTCTACAAATCTTGATTTAGATAAGAATAATTTCACACCATCATTTATTCCTAAACGGTTAAATGATAATGAAATTACTCGTGGTAGATTCAGACCAAATTACTATCATAAAGAAGTAATTACTAATGTGAAAGTTTACCCTGGTTTAAAATATAGAATCAGAGTTCCTGAAAATGGATTTGTAAATATTGCATATAATTTATGCAAGACTGATTTACCTCAATATAATCTACCTTATAGAATTAACTTTGACTCTGATAGACATTCTGCAGTAGTTTTATATAAAGGTGATACTACAAGAGTAGCTGATGAATATATTGAAGACTTTGCTGAAATCTATAGTGATAATACAATGCTTGAATATAATCAGCCATTTACTGACCAAGGCGAATTCTATTGGACTTGCCCTGATAATGTAGCTGAAATCATTCTTACAATGTGTAGTGGATATAAGAGTACTCCTACAGATAGTGATCCAAATCATATTGATAGATATTCATCAAGCTTCCAATTCTGTGGATATAATTACATTGACTTCTCTACCGCTCCAATTCCAGAGCCTGGTAATATAGAAGATCTAGATGTAAATAAATTCTACGACAGAATTGCCAATGAATATGATTCTACATTGTTAAATACTGTTATTGGTGGTAGTGAATTATTGTTTGCTACAGATCATACAGAGTTTGCTATTGGTACAACTGAAGTTGGTTTCGTAGAACCTACAGATACATATGTAATTGATAGCTCTGGTAATAATACTACATATAGACAAAGATTTAACTATCTATTGGCTAATGGTGTATCTGCTTCCAGAAGCATCAGTACTATTCCTGAAGAGGTTACTACATATATCAAAGTTAAACCAATGGAAAGCTATACAATCTTTGTAACTCCTCAAACTACATCTACTCAATTAGATATGACTAGATATGAAAATAAGAAGTTACATGGTGCCGCTGGTATTTCATTCACTACAGCTGTAGAAGATGTAAATACCTTCAATAAGAATATGTATATTGCTAATACTCTTAATGCTGATCATTTAGCTAACCCTCATATTAATTATGAAAAACTAAATGTAGAGCCTAAGAATAGCGAATTAGTTGGAGACCCAAGTTTATCTCATGTAATTTCCGAAGAAGAAGCTATATTAGAAAAAGATAAACCAGTATTCAATAAGCCATTACCTGAAATTGACTTTGATGATGAAAATGAAATCATTGATATCGATAAAGTTATTATTCATGATGGTGATACTATTATAAATAAAAATGGTTAATTAAGTTCAAAACTATAGAGCTAGGGCCTTTTGTGTCCTAGCTCTATTTTTGAACATTAATGTAATTATCTAACTTTTCAAGGAGGTAAACGATAATGGCAACTTCCAACTATAATGGTCTTCGTGTCCCTCTTATAGCATTAGATTATAACTCTCGTTTTATGGCAGAGAAGAAAGAAATCTTATTTGACTATAAAAAGGGTAAGCTATATGTAGTTTCGGCTGAAGATAAATCTGTTATCTTTGATATAACAGAACTAATTCTAAAAGAAGTAGAGAAGAATGTAGACCTATCTAACTATACATTCAATATCAAAGGCGTAGGTGTTGTAAACCTAGGCGAATATATTAAACAATTATCTGAATTTAACCTTAAAACTTTAGATGAACCTAATAAGCGTTATCGGGTTCCTCAAATCAAATTCGATAATGATTCCATTTCTAATTTTGATGGTAATATTGAAATTAATGGATTTAAAAGTGCAAATAATAATACTTACCCAGTTAAAGATGGTAATGTAGTTAAATGGGTAGCTCGTACAGATACTGATATCGTAGATCGTGTACGTCACTTAGAAGAAACTGCACCTCCAGATGCAGAGAAATTTAAGAAACTTCAAGACGATGTAGCTAAGATTAAAATTACTGCAGACCAATATGCAGATCTTCCTATTTTACGAAGAGATGTTGATACTGCAAAAGAAACTGCTACTCGTGCTCAAACAACAGCTGATGGACTTAATGGCAAAATTGAATCTGCAATTAATAATGTAAAAGCTGTTACAACTGGTATCGATGATGCTAAGAAACGTCTTGTTGCTTTAGAAGCAAAAGAAGACTTGACTGCTAGAGTTAAAACTGTTGAAGGTAAGGTTGATAAAATTGAAGCTAAAACAGATTATGGACCTCAGATTAGTATTCTACAACAAAAAGTATCCACCTTAGAGCAAGCTGGTGACAATACTGCCACTATTAATGAATTGAAACAAAAAGTTTCTACTATCTCTGATGGTATTGAAACTAGAACTAGATTGGTTAATAGTGAATTAGAAGAATTAAAGAAATATAATGCTACTAATACTCAAGCACGTGATGCTTTAGGTGCACGTATTGATGCATATGATAACTTGAATATTGGTGATACTTTAACTTCTTATAAAACAAGACTTACTGCATTGGAAGCTATTCCTAACTTAACACAAAATGTATTGAAAGTTGAACAAACTACAAATACATTAACTAATAGCTTCGCTCAATTACAATCTAAAGTAAATGGATTATTATCTGCTGAAGATCCATTGCCTAAAATTAGAGCTCTTGAAGCTGCTAATAATAATAGAAATAACTTAAGACAAGAATCTCAAGTTAATCTAGCTGGCGGTGTTTCTAAAGAAATCACTCCTGGTGTTGTATACAACTTCCTATTAGATACAGCTGAACCTCAATTTACCATCAAAGCCGTATCTGATACAACTCAAGAAATAATCTTGATTCTTAGCCCTCATAATATTGGGGCTCAAGCATTCAATGTACATATCACTCGTAAAGACGGTATTGAACTCAAGTTACCTAAACGTATCATTCCTAGTAAGAATAATGAAGCTCAATTAGTTAGACTTAATTCTTATGATGGTGGTATCAACTGGTTCTGTAATGTTTCTCCTACCTTTGTAGGTAAAGACGCAAATATCGATAATTAATCTGGAGGTTTATTTAGATGGCGACTTTAAAATTTACACCTTCTAATCGGGCCGATCTATCCCAGGTCCCTATTACTGAAGGTCAGTTTATATTAACAAATGATACAAATGAAGCATTTTATGACGTTGCTTATGACATTCGTTTTAAAACTTCTTCTTTTGTAGCTTTAGATACAGATGCCGACAGATTTAAATTATCTAATAATGATAAAGCTAGTGCCGGCAAAGTATACTATGTGAAGGGAACTCAATTATTTTATACTTGGACTCAAGAAAAGAACTGGAATAATGTAATTGCATCCCAAGAAATTAGTAAAGTTATTGGTGATTATAAGAATATCACTCCAACAACTTTAGTTAAAGGCGAAGAACGATTCGCTCCTTTAACAATTGCATCTCAGGTTTATACTGATGATGGTGAAACTGTAGAATCTAAAGTTAGACAAATCTCCCATATTTCTTCTTCTTTTGATTCTATTGTAGTTACTAAGAAAGGTAAAACTTTCAATATCCCTGTACCATTTGAAGGATATTTCAATTATCCTAATGCTATGCTGGTATATATTGGTACAGTTCAAATCTACCCAAACCGTTATTCTGTGGAAAATAATACTATTACTTTCCAAGAAGAAGTAGATATTAACCGTACTATCAACTTCCAATTCATTTATAATACTCAAGCTCCTAAACTTGAAACAATGAATTTCATTGATGGTGCATATATCGCTAAAGGTACTATTCCTATCGATAGAATGGTTAAGTATAGCAATGACTATATGACTAACGATACTACTGCAGTTGCTACAAGTGCAGCAGTTAAAGGTCTATATGATGTAATGGCTAACTTAATGGATAGAAGTGCTATCGTTATCCGTTGTACTACTAAAGATGATAATTCCCATATGGGAACTAACTTATCTGATGATTATAAACTAATCGATGGTAATATCCTATTAACTCGTTTCCATGCTGACGTTGCAGATAATGCCACAATTACTGTTGGCGGTGTATCTTATCCAATTTTTGTTGGTGCCAATCCTGTAAAAGCCGGTCAAATTAAAGCTAATGATGAATTATCATTACAATTTGACTCTAAGTCTAATAGGTTATATGTAACAAATGGTATGCCATATCTAATTGATAGTACTACTTATACATATACTGCGGCTGCTGATGGTGAGTCTAGCATCAAATTTGATGCACTAAATTACAATCCTGGTACTGATAAATTAGAAGTATTCCAAGATGGTATTAGATTGACAGAAGGTATTAACTATAAATTTAGTGAAACCTCTAAATCTATAGTTTTATTAGGTTATTCTGCTGATAAAGGCGATACATTCGAGTTAGTTGTTTATAAAGTTTCTCGTAGTAGAGGCTCTAATAATCAAGTAACTATCTATCGCCCTGAATTAGATGAATCTGTAAATAATTTCAGAAATGAATTAGCCGCATTCAAAAAAGAAATACAAAAAGCTGATGAAAAATCTTTAAGTGTTATCTTCCCTAAATATGGTGCGGAAACTGATTTGGGTGATTGTACTATCGTAGGGATCGATAATACTAATTGGTTTATAGTTGATTGCTTTAGTGAATCTAATCAATCATTCCAATCCATAACAAGATGCATGGATGAAAATCAAATCACTAAATTTAAATTTATTTTGATTACGCATTTCCATGCCGATCATTATGGTAATTTAGAAAAATTAATTACTGGCAAAAAGGTAGAAAAAGTATACCTTCCAGATGTATCTAAAACTGCATTTACTAGTGGCCCAAATGGTATTAGTCAGTCAGTATTGCAAAGTTTATATAATAAATATAATAACTTATGTGCATCTAATAATATACCATGTGAAGTTGCTCCTAACGGGTTGCAATCTTTTAATGGCGCTGAATTAACTTTCTATAATAACTCCCAAGCAGATTATGATTATTATAGAACTGGCAATAAAGCTAATAATAACTATAATAACTTATCTATCGGATTATTAGTTAGCTATATTGGTCGTAATGTAGTTTTAGAAGGTGATTGCTTAACTGAAGGCATGCAAAATACTGCTAAGTATGTGCCATCTAATGTAGATTTACTTAAATCTCATCATCATGGTATTACTGAAATGCCAGCAGTATATCGTAAAATTAGCCCTACTGACGTTGTAGTTACAGCAAATGCTAAACAACTTCGTGGTAATACAGTTGGTCATAACTACCAAGTTACTTTATCTGAGCTTGGCGCTAATATTTACGGCCTCGGTGATCAGGTAGAAGATATCAAAATTACATATACTTCTAAAAATAATAGTGTTAATTATAACTCTAAGTTATTACGCGATGGTGTAAATATGCAGGGTTCTGCATTAGATATCTATTTAGATCAATCGTATACTGGAAATTATAGAACTGGTGATAAAGAAACACCATTTAATAATTTAAGTGATGTAATTAGATTTGTTCACTCCAATAACTATAGTGATATAAATGTTAATATCAAATCTGGTGACTATACTGGCGATGATCATTTAAATGATTTTGCAGACTCTGGTACAAGAACTGGAGTTGTAATTAAAAATCTTCAAAGCCATTTAGAATTCAAGCGTGATGGTAGTGGTAATGTATTCTTACCGCCATTAATCATTAAAGATTCTAAATATGTTGGCTTTGAAAATATCCAATTTAAAGTATATCCTACTGTAGCATCTGATACTGATTATTCCAACGTAATCATGAGTAATACTAATGGTAGATTTGAGCGATGTACTTTTAATAATAGTGTAGTTCTAAGAGACAGATTTACTCATATTACTGTAACAGATGGCTCTAATGTAGTATGTAATAATATCACATTAAATGGTAGTGCTAAATCTGGTTTAGCTACCAGTCCTAACTCTAATATCACTGTAGGTGGCGATACAAATACTGCTAACAATGTATACTATGTAATGAATACATCTGGTGGCGGTACAATTCTAGTAAATACCCCATTTAACTGGAATACAACAGTAGTTCCATCTAATGGTAATACTATATTTAGACCTTATGTAACTCCACCTAAATTGAGTGGTATTACTAAAGGTCAAATTGCTCCAGGTTGGGCACCTTATGGTGGAGTTCAATATTATATCGCTGATGGTCAAAATGGTTGGCTCTCTGTTGACCACTTCAATGTTGGCGGTAATCTAAGTGGAGTTCCTAACTTTGCTGGTCAATTTGGTTATAATAGGGCAACAAAAACTCTTAAATTTGCTTTAGATAATAAGTCTAATAATGACTGGTTAGAATTAGCTAATGTTTCTACTGTAAGTGAAACTATGGAATCTATTAGACAGATTGCACAAACTGCTAATAGCAGTGTAGAAAGCATGGCTACAACTCTAATTAAAGCTATTGAAATGCAAAGTGGATATAGAATTTGGAATACTAATGCTAAATTTATCAAAGGTGAAAAATTCATCTATGAAGGAAAAGCATACCAAGTTGTATCTAATAATGCAGTTTTTGTAAATAATAATAATGCTACTACATTGAAAAATAATAGCAATGTTATAGGCTCTATTATTAACCTAGAAGGTAATTCTACAGTACAATATTTCGATAAAGATGATAATCATCTTATTGGTGAACTTGTATTATTGCCTTATAAACCAGATGGGTATGTAATGGCTAATGGTGCAGAAGTTACTATAGCTAGATATCCTAGACTTTATGAATTTGCTGAAAAGAATAGTCTTTGGACTACTGATGTAAATAAAAGGGGTCTATTTAGAAAATCTGGCACTGATAAATTCTTCTTACCAAACTATACATATGTATATTTAAAAGCTGATGTAGATACTCCAGATATTGGTAATTATGTCACTTCTAGTGCTCCTAAAATTACTGGCGAAATGGCTATTCGTACTGGCGGTCAAATCGGTATAGAAGAAGCATCTGGTGCATTTGTCAAAGATAGTGATCCAACTAATACTGGTGCAAATATGGAAACTTTCAACAAACAATACTTTGGTAAAAAGTTGAAGTTTGATGCATCTAGATCTTCAGAAGTATATAGTTCAAATGATCCACATATTCATCCAGATCACATCAATCTCTATCCAATGATGAAATTCTAAAAAAAAATAAAAGGAGGGAGATTAACTTCCCCCTCCTACCAGTATCATACAAATAATACTGGATTTAGATCATCATACTTCTTAGTACTAGGATTGTACATAAGATCAGTAGTCGTATATGGAAGACTAGCATCATCGTTCAAAGTGTTATCGCTAAAGGTAAATAGCTCTATACTAATTTTACTAGCGGATCTAACATGATTATCAATAAATGTTTTCATTGCTAATAACGCAGCATTAGAGGACTTAAATAAACCTAAGTCGATAACATCTTGACCATTGTAGTCTACTCTTGCACATACGCTAAAAATTTTCATATACTTTTCCTCCTTAAGATAAATATAAGATATATGAATCACAATAATAATATATAATCCAAAAGAAGTTACTCCTTCTGGATATATTGATTAAAAATCTTTAAGACGTAATATGTATATTTTAGGCTACATGGATAAATCATCATTTGATGAAATTCTAATATAATCCCCATAGGAGTTCAACTCCTATGGGGTATTTCTTTTTATCATTCAAATTCTAATCTTTTAGCTTCAGATTTAAAATCTAGATTCCTAGCAGCATCTAAAGATATTAAACTAGGAACTCTATCTAAGATAAATTGATCTAATTTAAACTTAAGATCCTTTAGCTTATGACCATCAGAATAAATGCCATAATCGTAATCAAAGCAGTCACGTGCATCTAAATATCTCTTAGATTGAGCTAATTCGTCAAGGTATTCATCCCGTTTTACTTTAGCCGCATAGATCATTACATTAATTTTTTCAGATTCAGATAAAGATTCAAATTCATTATCAACACCAGGTCTAAATGTAATTCGCCCATCTCTATCTACAAACTGAATATAACCGACTTCAATATCTTCTACATCAGTTACATCAAGCCATAATGTATCTTCAGAAAAGTGTTCTCTTAGATCACTTAAAGATGCAAAGGAGTCAATAATATAGATTACTTCACCATGGAAGATTTGTGCATATTTTCTCATAAGAATTCTCCTTAAATTGTTTCAGTTGCTAATATTTTATCCCAGTTATCTTTATCTCTAACTTTAATTATAGCGCGGACTGGTTTAGATCTACGATAATTTACACATTTAATATATTCTTGTAATTCACCTAAAGCATTTCTATCTAGTGAATTAGTATTAAATGTTATAGTGCATTCATTAGTAGGAACTGGTGTAGTTCTAGGTTTAGATTTTAAAGATTCATCAGTATAATCCCGATTTGGGTGGAATGAAATATCGTAATGTGAGTATACAGGGGCCCATTTAAGCTTACATTTTTCATCATACAATACTACGTATTTAGTAGTATTCACCCTATAAAGAGTTATTACAATTTTATTTTGACCATTAGAAATTACTATAAGGATTTTCTTTCCTTTGCTTGTAAAATTATCAAAATCAATACGTTCTTGTTCATCATTATTGTTGGTAATAAAAATAGACGTCTTATTTCCATTTATATTATCAGCAACCGTAAATGTAGATATAAATTTTACATTATCTATATTAGCAATTTCCTTTTTAAGTTCAGCATTATTTGCTGGAGTGCCTTGATCATCTTTATATTGCTGATAAAATATTTTTATATTAACTGGATATTGTCTATCATAATAAATTACACTATCATGAATTGTATGATAATTATCTGGCCCATCAGAAAGATATAAGCCAACATTATTTTTTTGATACTCATTTGGATTATACATACAAGAGCATGCTGCCCCATAGACGTTGCTTAGAGTATTTACAATATTTTCATATGTAGAATTTGACGTTAATTCAAAATTCTTATTAATACCATAAACTTCAGCATGATATTTATCTTCAAATCCTGGCACTAGTGGTCCTAAAAGTTTAACATCTGTAGCTTTTTCTGAAAGAATAAATCTAACGTTTGTTTCTGTATCGACTGTACGAGGACATGGTATCAATCTATTAAATTTCATATTAAATATATTAGATTTAACCATTGGGAAAATCGATGATGCTGTTACTTTTGTTACACTATCAATGAACTTATTTGATTGGATCAATTTCAAATCATAACCCATAGTCATATCTTTCATACCCATATCATCATTTGTAATATCAGTGATAGGTTCTGTATATTCAAATTCTAATTTTGCATCTGTATTAATTTTACCATGATTATTATATTTACAGCGTAGCTTATAAACTAAATCTGGGTTATTTTCTTGATCACTAGGGAATATTGCGTTCTTAAATACATTTAGATTTTTCACATTTGTATCGGTAGCAAATGTATTATATTTACTTACTAATTTTTGTGTAAAATTAATATCACTAAATGTAGTTTCACTAAAGATTGATGCCATTTTGTCAGTAAACTGAAATCTTGCTACTTTTTCATTATTGAGAGGATGATTTAATGTAGTTTTAGCATACATTAATGAACCATTTGCAAGATTACTATAATCAATAGTATCATTTATTACTGGTATTGATGTATTATAATACATTGCATACATATTTAATTTGCCAGTATGCTTACTAAAATCTATTAGCATCTCATCTTGATTTAATTTCTTACATGAATAGAATAGCATAGAGAAATTAGTACTATCTGTAGATTTTTCTACCAATTTATTAAAATTCTTAGTAGTATGGGTTAGATTTAAGCAGTTAGTATAAACATTATTGAATGCTAGATTTTTATAATTTCTATCATTCCTAATTTCATGCATGCTTAAATCTTTAATATTTTGAGCATTATTAAATGCAGTAGATAATGCATTTGTATTACTTATAGAGTTTGAGATACAAGTTTCTGGAATAGCAGGATCTGCAATAAAATCACCCTTAAGATCTTTAAGGAAGTTTGATAGATTTAAAGTGGCCTGATGATTAAATAAAACTTTTACATCACCATCTGGAACGATATTGCTTAAACTTAAATCACCTTTTATACTACGTAAATCTAATACAGTTAATTTAGATTTACTCTTAATATAATAAATAGATCTTAAATTTTTAGATTTACTAAAATTAATGTAGAATAAATCATTATTTCTTATTAGATTTGAAGATGAATACTGAATATCATAATCTTTAATATTACTTAAAGAATATAAATATTTAGCAGAATCACTTTCCATAATTCTAATAAAATTATTAAAATTATTAGGACTTTCAGTATTATAGAAAGATGAATATGATATATATTTAGTATATAAAGGATTATATCTAACTGGGCTTATATCATGAATATTATATATAGCAGATGGATAAATAATTTCATTATTTAAGTCCAATAAGAAACCACTTTCATTTGGATAGAAATTAGAGAATATTGCATCCTCTGAAGTATCAGCAATTATAGGATTAAATCTATTTATCCTTGTGTTACCCCCATTGGCCTTATTCATTATTTGGCCAGTTGTATATTTCGGGGACATCTTAGATTTATTACCAGAAATGGTTTCACGGCAAGTTAATGCATTCACCGTACCATAGAAAGGTAATTTATCTTTAGATATAGCAGCATATGAATTATATTCGTTATTCAAACTATATTTAAGATTATTTAGATATTGTTCATCACTAGCAGTATATAGAGCATTAGAAGTAAAATTAATTTTAATAATAGCAAACCCATTGGCTTCGATATCTTTGAAATAATCGTTAGCATCTAGTCCTATTTTATTATTATAAATTTTGCCATGCTCACCAATACTTAAACGTATAGCTTTGCGACCTTTTACATTGACTATACCTTTTACAACTTCAGATTGAGTGCCCATAATACAGCCAGCACTAAACGGATTAAACTTGTAGAAGGTGTCATCATTTGTAAAATCATATTTGTCATTTGTTTCATTAAAGAAAGTTTGGAGTTGACCAAAGTAGAATGAGTAGTCTAATTTAAGATTACTACCTACAGTGAATTCACAATTTAAAGTATCTTGATCAAAGTATTTATTAAGATTATTGAAAGAAGTGGTAACTCCATTAAATTTAATACGTTTCCCACCGATGGCATCAGTATTAAAAGCACGAGTAGATATATTTTTATAGAATTGATTAATAAATCCATCAGTTCTTGGATTGGAGTTTATATTTGTTTTAGCTAATGCTTTTAGTTTGGATACTACTCCAGAGTTATCACTATAATAATATATTTCATTACCATTTATAGAACCAGTATCTACTGAATTTGTAAATAACTTATTGAAGAATTCTGATTCATTATCAACATTTAAACCAAATTCATTAAATGTATAATTTTCAGTATAATTTGGATTTATTATTTTTGGTAATTGAGGAATTTCTCCAATATCATCATTAGTTAATTTAAATCCATTTAGATGCTTAGATAAAAACTTACCTGGAAATATCGTTTCATTGTTTATTAACCCTTTAAAATAGTTTGCAGAGTTTGTGCCGATAGCGGAAAGAATAGATTTTTGATCAGTATTTTCTGATTTACTATAACTTAAAAGAGTTTTTATATATGGCCCCATTTTGTTGTAAACAGTACAGCCTTTATTTGTACGTAAAGGTATAAAGTAATTTATATCTTTATCAGTGATCCCTAATCTATTTTTAATTAGAGATTCATATTCGTTGCCTATATTTATAGGAAGCTCTTTACTAGTATCTTCAGATACGGAATTATTTCTGCTAACAGTATGACCAATAAGTTTATTAATAATACCAGGTTGATATTTGGAGTTAGCAGTATTTTTAAACTCTAAAACTTCTTTATCAAGATTTATCTTATTAGCATCGAATAATAAATTATTAGTGGTTTTAGATGTTGGAGTAGAAAGATTAGCCGAATATATTTCTAATATTCCGCCTTTAGCAGTTGCTACTTCTTTTACAGAATCATCGGCATTCACCAATGATAATTTGGTTGCAGATCCAGATAAAATAGATCCACCATTAATACCATTAGGATAAATCTTATTGATGTCTTTTACAAATTTATTATAATCAGTGGCATTTATTTTAGCATCATTTTCACTATAATAAATATGATTATTAAATATTGCCATACCAGATCCAGCACCAATCAATGTATATTCTACACTGATAGCATCTGGAGGTAATACGATATCATTATCGCCAATATCGCATAAGAAGTATTTACTATAATATCTAGTAGTAACCTCTTTGAGTGCGGCCATAACCGTACCATTAATATTAAATCTTTTTTTAGCAGAAGCTTGAGGATCAGTAACTTCGCCAATACCATAATATGCTTTCCCAATATTAGGTATTTCAAATGCTTTACCGAGACCATTTACTTCTTCTAAAGTAGTATATAAAGTCAGATATTCTTTATTTCCATCAGGACTTTCTATAACACGTTTTATATTAAGCTTTGCCATATTAAGTCTCCATTAAATATTTAAAGATAGTACTATACGAGATAGTACTATCTTTAGCTGTTTTATTCAAAGTATTCTTTATATCCATTAGGCCATTCTAATTGACCTTTATCATTATATTTTACAATCTTATTAGCAGCATTACCAACGTCAGTTAATTTAACGAATTGGCTTGCGTTTAAATTACCAAGAGAATCGGCATTACCACCATTTGCTCTAGCAGTAATAGTAATATCTCTAGTGCCATCAAATTGAACGCCATTAATATTCACTGGGGTTTTTAATTTAGCTGCTGGTACTTCAATATCAGATGTGCCATTATATGCAACTCCATTAATTTTACCAGTTAATTTAACTAATGGGGACAACCCAAGAAGAGAACGATAATGATCTCTAATTGCATATACCCAATCTGGAATATCAGTTACATTATTAAATGTAAGACTTCTAGTTCCATCATCTAAACGATCAATACAGCCATATGGATAGAAGAAATTATTTTCTGTATTACCTAATGCTAATATATTATATTGACCATTAAATACCGAACCAGCATCAATTAATAAATTAGTAGCAGAATCAAAATCTTTACTATTTACATCTGTAAATCTAAAGTTAATAGATCCATTACTTAGATCGTATACTTTAATTGCTGTTTTATTTCTTAAATCAAATACTTTTACATTACCAGTTTTATCGCCAACACAAATGCAGTCAGTTAATACTGGATAATATGCAAAGGTAGATGCATTAGAATTACCATAGAATCGTTTCATATTAAAATTAGTAGCAATGAAAGATTTACTCATTCCATTAATGGAAATAGAGTTATAATTCATTATTGGTCTAATTCTAATAAGTTCCCCTTCGGATTCATTAAATCCTGCAGGAGTAGATACAACTAAATTAGTCTTTAATTGTGTCACATCAGGGATATTAATACCTGTAGAAGTTTTGTTGATTACTGAGAATTTTACAATCTTAGCAGTAAATACATCAATATTATTTATAGAAAGACTGAATTTGTCTCCGGTATTTTGAACTTTAAATCTAAAGCCAATTAGTTTACTAGATACATAGCTATCGGCTTGATCTACATATGTAGCTCCACGATCAGCAGTTAGATATAATGTCATATTTACTGGACAATAGTTAATCAATAATTCTAACTTAATAGCAGATATGCTAAATGTATTCTTATTATTTAGAACCATTGACAAATTTTTAATATTAGGATATTCCATATCTGCTAATACAATAAGCTCTTGATATCCTTTACTCTTTAGATATTCATCGGAGGTTAATCCATTTAATCTTTCAGAGTTATATGCAGTATTTTTCTTCATTAGCTCGATTACTGCTTCATTAATACCAGATAATTCTGATAAACTATGAGAGTGACCAGCTTTAGAAACTTCTTTACCACCGGAGGTTATACTACCAACAACCTCTAAGCGGTCTCTGACATTCGTGTCTCTTAATTTTGCCATTTATATAACCTCTATTTATTTTCACACCCGCCACAGTCGTCATAACTTTTCCGTACTGGGTATTTATACGTACCATTTTTCTTAGGATATTTAACGTATAGATAATAATCCTTTTTATATCGTTGATATCTTGGTTCATCTGAATCAATAAGATAATCAGTATCATAATCTACAAATACATATTTATCATAGTTATTATCTGATTGAATATGCTTAGGCATATTTCTGTAATAATTATGAGCACCATTTCTATCAACTTCTAGATGGTCTATTACTTTATTTGGATCTAACCAATTGTCGATGTCTACTGGTAATACATAAGATAACCATCTAGATGAATAATATGGTTTATAATATTTAGGCCATTTATTGGAATTCTTTTGAGCAAGATTATATTGATATCTTTCCCAATTATAATTATTAATACGTCGCTCTAATTCTTCACTGACTACTCCAAATATGTGAGTATATGGTAGCCCAGAATATGAATCAAAAACTCTACCACTACTATAAAGACTTTCTTGTTCTAAAGGAGAGTTTACACGTACTATTTTCATAAATCCTTTAGGATCTGGATCTGGTCTAGAAGAATAATATCTACCAGGCCATGCATAATAGAATCCTTCAATCCCTATATTAGGAGGATAAATATTAGCACCATTCATGTCCGGTGCTTGAGCTGCAATTTCACAACCTATTTGGCAACCAACTTGACATGGTTTAATACAATAACCATTAGTATCAAAAGATTGATTCCATATTTTATTAAGATGCCTACTAATAGTATTAATATTATTTTCAATTAATTTGAAAGTTTCAATACTAGCTTTACTACCATAAGTTAATTCTGGAATATCTGTATATAAATTAGCAGGAAGATGTCCAAGACTTTCCTTAATTTTATTAGCATATAATACTAATACATTCATATTATCAACTGTCAACTTCTGACCTCGTTTAGAAGGAGTTACAGTTCTATTCTTTGTATCATTATGCCAATTTCTATTATCACCATCGATATGCTTCTCTTGATAATATCTATCATAATGCTCATCTGGGTTTTCCCAAACATGATTGATATCATTAAGTTCATTTTTTAATCTATATATTACATCTACGAGATTATTAGCTTGAGTTGCAAATTCATCTCCGATCTTAACTCCTTCAGTTACATAAGGAGGATCATTATATTTATATTTACCACGATCAGGCATATTTAACTCCTTTCACGCTATTTAATTACTGAAATGTTATGCCCATAGGCTATGACTGCCTATGGGCTAATTCCATTATTTAAGGGCATTCTGGATATATTTAACTACATCATAATATATTTCATTCATCTGACAGAATGCATTTTTCTGACCAAATTCATTACGTTCATCTGCTATCATATGCAGATAGCATTCACCATTGCATATATTACCTTTACAGCGACAGAAGTCACATTTCTTAGCATATTTAGCTTCTAATTGATATTTTATGCAATCATATTTTGGTTCGGGATTTAAATTATCTTCTAAAATATTACCATAATTCATATTCCAATCTGTTTCGGTAAAATATGAATCTGGACAAGATACAACATCACCATTCCAGTTAACTACTACAGATGTATTAGACCCAAAGTAACAACACTTTGTGCATTCGTCATGCTTAGTTAGATCTAAATCTAAGAATCTACTTAACACTCCACCAAAATTGAATTCGGTTTCAGTATTTAGATTCTCTAAATAATAATCTGCTATCTTATACCACTGAGCTTCTAGACCAAGATATTTTAATATATGTAAAATATTAGTATCTAATTGTGGTATTATACGTTTAGCATTAAATCTTTGATGAATAAATTTTACATTTTCGAATAGATTATCCATATCATCGAATGATATAGTCATTCTAGCTTCAAATGGAATATTATTCTTATTTAACTTATCTAATGCATCTGCAACTTTATCAAATGAATTACTACGATTTCTGTCATGAGTAATCTTAGTACCATCTATTGATGCAGTTATAAAAGTATCAGCATTTTTCCAGTAATCAACTATTTCATCAGTTAATAGAGTTAGATTACTAGTTGCTCCAGTTTTATATGGTAGATTATTTTTATTCAAATAATCATAAATTGTTTTCATGGCATTCCAACCAATTAAAGGTTCTCCTCCAAAGAAGGATACTTTAAATGGATATTCAGGATCGCCTGTATCTCTATATATTTTCTTAATGATTCCTAAAGCTGTTTCAGAAGTCATAATATTATTAGATTTATTACTCTCGAAGCAATACTTGCAAGATAAATTACACATATCAGTTGTAATTAGAATTGCATTATTACATTCAGGATATAAATGTTTAAATTTCATTATAAATACCTCATTATCGAGATGTTTATATCCCAGTAGATGATTAACACCTACTGGGAATATAACCATAGTTTGAAGAATTTACTTCTTTTTCAAAACTAACTTAAGAATGAAATTAATTCCTTTTAAAACGTATACAACAGGAATTGCCGCAGGAAATAAAAGGAAAAATTTTTTCCTAAGCTGTCGTCTCTTGACGATAGTTTCCGTACTCATTCTTATGAGATCTCCTTTGTATAAAAAATAAAAACTTCTCATACACTTTGGCTCTCAATCATGTGTTCCAGTTTTCTGCGTACGTAAAATTCCGTTTAATTTGATCTTCATCAAAGACATAATTTTTATACACATCTTCAAAGACTTTCTTTTCTATGTGTCGCATTGCACATTGTTGTCTCATTTTATTCTGTAAATTATTCTTATAGAATTTGCTTACAGCTGGACATTCGAAGCAGTGGAAGCATTTACATCCATCTTCTTCTGCTACACTACACATTGGAGTTTGATTATATTCTTTGGTGAATTTATCTATCACTTCAGGATATAGACCAGTAAATACATCCCCTATTTTTAAAGTCTGATTAGAATAGAATGCGTCATCAGAAAAGTATCCACATGGATAAAGAGAACCATCAATGCCGATATGTAAGAAATGACCAAGATGTCTACAGCTAATAGATCTTAATCTTTCTTTTTCTGTCATATTATTAGTATACAACATTGTGTCTACATTTGCAACTATTTTATCTCTATTTTCTTCTAAAGCATTCTCTTCGAAAATGTAATATAATTGCTCTTCAAATTTTTTAAGAAAATCTGGATCTTTGTAATAATCGCAGTCGGATAGTGGATAGTATTCCCACTTATAACAACCATTATCTAAAGCAAACTTATATGCATCATATAAATTATCTATTGTGTCAGGTGTACATGCAGTCCTAACAAGCACCTTATCGTTATAGTCAGATTTGCCTAAAGTGGTTATAGTTCTATTGAAGTAATCATCATCAAATACTTTAATATTCTTCGGTTTACGAGATTTAGATGCACTATATATACCATCCCAGGATATCTTACACCCCCAAGGATTTAATATTCCATCATTCCATAAATCTATTAAACCATTTATATTAGATCCATTTGATATGGTAGTCATTTGGATATTAGTTTCTTTATATCGTTCAATCTTTTTAAATTTTTTATAGTCTTGTCTAATCTTATCACAATGAAGACTAGATTCGCCACCAGTAACTTTAATCTCAAAGTCATCGGCTAATGGTAAAGTTATAAGTAACTTTATTAATTCATCAAAATATGTAAATCCTCTAGTACGTTCTTTAACATCATGCTTTTGGAAACAATAAACACAATCTAAATTACAATACTCAGATACTTTATATACTATAGCATCAAATCGTTCAAACATTTGATACCTCCATAGAAAATATAATGGTAATACTCATAAAGAGTATTACCATTAAGTTATTATCGTAGTACTCTATTATAGACTTCAAGTTCAGCATGTCTAATATTACATTGCTGATATTTTCTTGTATTATAATTATTTCGCCCTCCAATGGCTTTAAATGAACAGCATTCTTCGCATAAGAAGTTGTTGCATTCATTACAGTCCATCATTTCTCTAGGCTCTATATACATTGATTCGAATTTATTATATAATTCTGGAAGTTTTTCATAATCAGATAAATCTATAGATAATTCATCTAAGAATTCACCTTCAAATGAAGTACTACACATAGATAGCTCACCATTTATACCAACAGCGAGAGTCTTACCATAAGAACAAGTTCTTTGTGGTTCTTTACAATTATGAAATTTATTTACATTGTATATATTAAAATCAGATCCATTAAAGTGATTTAAAACTTTATATAACTGATTGGAAAATATTTTAATTAAGTCCTCAGATCTATAACCATCATATGTATTCATCATATAATACTCAATATTTTTAAATCCAAGACTATAAATATATTTAAAAGTATCAAACATATTTTCTACATTATCAAATATTCCATATCTAATTATAATATTATCCTTATAATCCGATTTAGATAATATAGATAACTGCTGTTCGATATCTATTGCATCTCTTTTAAATTTCCTATAAGAATCTTTACCATCATAAGATATACTTATCATTGTATTATATTTCCCAATATAATCAAATACATCAATTATATTCTTAGCGTTGCTACCATTTGAATATAATCTATATGATATATTTGTATCAGAAAATCTATTTATCTTATTTAGTTTCTTTACTGCATTATATACATATCCAACTGTCGAATCTAAAAATAATTCCCCAGTAGCTAATCCTATAGTTAGATTATTAGATATATTAATATTTTTTAGCATATCTAATAAATCATTCCATCTAGAAAATGGGGATATATTTTCAGTCTTTCCGTGTAGATAGCAATATTTACAAGCCATATTGCACTCTTGGGCTATTGAAAGCTCAAGAGTGGATATGGTTAAATCTTTTATAGATTGTAAATTGCATTTACTGCAATTGTACATTTTCTTTTCCTCTGATATTATAGTACCAGTTTTTATACACAGTCAAAGCAACTTCATTATTTGCAAACCATTGATCAATATGATTAGTCAAACGGTTGAAAGAATCTGTAGTTGCTTGATTAGAGAATTTAGTACCACTATAAGATTTTCTTAGAATAAATTCTTGATCTTGAGGATTTATATTTCTAAGATATGGATCACCAGACTTACATAAGATCTGTGTACTTAATTTTACATATCTACGTAAAATACCACAGAAGTTTGGAGCCATAACTTTATCATAAATTACAAGAGTCTTGAATAGTTTTTGTGGCTCAGAAAGAGCATTATCAATCCATTCTAAAATTTCATAATAATATTTAGTTGTCTCTTCCCAATTACGAACAGCAAATGCTAATTCAAATTTCTTATCAAGAATACCAAGTTCATTAATAGAGGTTCCTTTGAAATCGCCATCTAGAATGTCTTCAGGAACGCTAATATTAGGAAGTTGTTTATAGATTAGTCTATCATTATCAACGAAGTTATATGCATTTGTTAAAGTATGGTCAAAGATTTCAATGAATACATATTTCAACAAATCTTGATCTTTAATGATCAATTTATATTCGTCATATAACGAAGTCAAAAGACCAAATACTTTAGTCAAGTAAGTTTCATCTTTAGGAGCTTCATTAATAGCATAGTCTTCAACTTTAGAATTGATGTATTTCAAATGAATATATGTAGAGAATTGATATTTTGTTTTCAAATCTTGAGCTTCATATAATTCATGATATTGTTTTTGATAAGTGTTGAATGTATAATCTTGATAAGATGTATTAATCAAATAAGATAAGATGTAAAGAACTGTTTCTGTATCATATTCAGATCTATGATCATAATAATATAAAAGATCATTCTTTGTCATATCATTATCAAGAGTAATCTTCATTTGAAGTTCATATTCCGGACAATACTTTTTAACTAACGCATATAAAGTATCATTATATTGCTTATAGATGAAATCATCTTCTTTGATATTATTATCAAACATGACTACATCAAGTAATGTACCAGATTTACTAAATCTATCTTTAGCAAGCTTGTCAATTTCAATAAAGCTTGGATCGTCTTTTATTTTAGCGTAAATACGCTCAGGAACGTAGTTAATCATCAGTAAACCATCTCCTTATGATATTCGGATTGGTAAGCCTTATATCGTTTAATTATTTCATACAATCTTTCTTTATCTGATCTAGATAAAGTAGATAGCCATTGTTTAATGGTTTTGTAGTATACTTCCATCATGATACATGTAGATTCTAAGAAGTTTGATTCCCAATCTTCACCAAATTCTAAGAATCGTTCATATCTACAACCACCATCGCACATGCAACGATATTCACAAGCATCACATTTAGGATTATTACATGGTTTTTGTAGAAGCTCTTCGCCAAATTTTGTTTCTTCTTGAGATAAAGCAGTACAATAAGATTGCCATCCGCTAGGAGTGATTACTTTATATTTACCAGCATCGCAAGAACCAAAGTAATTATCATTTTGAAGTACAGCAATAATTCTATTAAGATGATCCATATACATTTTGTCCAGTGTAAAGGTCTTAATATATTGCTCTCTAAAAGTTTCTAGGAAATTGCCAGTATATAATGAACGATGAGCAACAACGAATTCTCCAGAAACTCCATATTTTTGGAATTCCAAGAATTGTTTATGAATCTCCTCCATTAGATGGACGTTTTCATTCCCTATAACACATTTGATATCGAATTTCAACCCTCTATCTATAGCATACCAAATATTTTCATATACATTAGATGCAATAGATTTACCACAGGTATCAACACGATTTTTATCCGCAAATCCATCCCAAGAGAGTTGGATTTCATTCATAGGATATTTTTCATTTAGATCAATAAATTCTTTGAAGTTTACTACAGTTGAAGTTACAATTTGGAACTTCAATTTACCATAGTATTTCTCCATAGTTTTTTCAATTAAATCTAAACAAAGAAGAGGTTCGCCACCAAAGAATAATATCCTTGATGGCTTTTCTTCTTGAATAATTTTATCTATCTGATCAAATGTCATAGTAGCAGGATTATCTCTGCCTTTAATATAACAATATTCACACCGATTAGGACATGCCTCGGTTAGCATTAGATAAATTTCTTTATACATTATTCATCTTCACTTTTATTTAATGCAGCTAATTCTTCTTCACTTAAATCATCAGTAGCAATTGGATGATCTTTAGGAACTGGATTTAGATCTGGAGTTGCTTCTGTATTGGCAGGAGTTTCAGATTCAGTAGCTCCAGCTAATTTATTCAATTCACCGTGATCTAAGTTAAACCCATCTGGTAATTTAGGTACAACTGGACTTCCAGATGTATCCCCAGTGGATGTATGATTTTCTTCTGTAAAAGTACCAGGAGTTGCAGTATTTGTATTTTCTGGATGTTCAGTAGAATCATAATCTGCAGTGGCACTAGCTTTATTTTTATCTTCTGTTTCCTTAATTGCAGTTGCTTCATCTACGCCATCTACAATTATACGTTTACAACGCTTAAGCATAGATTCATTTTTAGCTAAATCATCTAGCTTAGCTTTAGAGTTAGCAAACCAAGTATCTACATAATTCTTAAATTTATCTAATAATAATTTATTAGCATAAGTATCATATAGGGTGTATTCTAAGTTTGGATTAGTAATAAAATCTTCATCAGATTGAATTACGTTTCTAAATTCCATATTGAAGATTGGATATAGATTTTGGATATAATAGAATCGTCTCATTGAGATAATAAATCCAGTGATATTATTCTTATTATAATATCTCAATCCATCAAAGAATTTTTCTTTATCAAATAATGCGTTATCAATATATTGATATTGTTTATAAACCCACTTAAAGAAGTTCTTATAATCAGAAAGATCGAAGTATAATTCATATAGACGTTCCATAGTCCAAATTACACCAATAGAGTTTTCTTTATTATCGAAATCTAAAGTAGCTGGGTCAATAAGTTTTTCAATCTTTGCTAAAGTTTTATATTTAACATCTCTATCCATTCTAGGAATGAGATATTGTAAAGCAGCACAACGCAATTCTAAACGTAGATTACGTAATGTATCTTTATCGTTAATATATTTATTTATATTATCAAATTTAGTTTGCATGAACTTTTCATATTCATCAAACATATCCAAATCACCAGCAGTAGATAATTGGGTTGTGCAGAATTTAATGCTTACAAAGTTATAGTAAGCTAAATGAATATATTTAGGAAGTCCAGCTCTTACATCTTCTGCAACTTCTTCATACATTGCACAGAATAAAGAGATTAGGATTTCATATTCATAAGCACTAGATAGTTTATATGAGATATTCTTTTCTAATAATACAAATCTATCGCGTAGATTCTTAACAGTATTTAACAATTCTGCTACGATATCGAAAGATTGTATCTTAGTATAAGTGAATAAGTTATATAAATACATATCATCAGCTTTAAGCTTAGTTTCCAATTCACTCATGAGATCAAGATATTCTTTAGAATTCATGATATCATAATAAGATTGAAGATCTGATTGAATAGTGGATGGATTGTATTTTTTCTTAGCTAAATCATTTATCTTAGTAACGATACCTATCTTCTTAGCAAAGTCAAATACTTCATCTAAGATATATATTTTCATTTACGACCATCCTCCACAATTTTGATTATGGCATGTATTATATTGGCAAGATTGGCAAGCCAATTGGCATGCTGCTTGACAAGCAACTTGGCAAGACATTACACAATATCCAGAACCATCGAAATATCTACCCCAATTATTATTTAGATAAGTATTAGTTTTTCTAATATTCTCTAAAATAATATTGAATTTTTCCATGGTTAATTTTTCATTTTCATTAAACTTAGGCAAGTCTCTTAATCCAGCATCAGGATTACCCATGATATTGTGGACGTTATTAAGAAGACCCCAGTTAATTTCAATAAGTTTATTAAATCCATTAAGACTTAATTTATCACCATCACGAGATAGTTCATCAAAAGTACTTTTTCTACTATCATAGAAAGAAGTATTTTGAGGATTCTTCTTTTGATAATAGCGATCAATATGCTCATCTGGATTAGATGCAACGTGAAGGATATCATCCATTTCAGCACATTGGTATTTGATTACATCAATCATATAATCAATCTGATTAAAGAAGTTTCTATTAACTTTCTTATCAGTATAGTTGTCTAATTGGGGATCAGCGTATTCCCATTTAGCACGTCTAGCCATTATTTACTTCCTCCTCATCTCCCTCAATTTGAATTCGTTTACCATTGATAGCCATTAGAATAGCCATCAATGTAGCTAATTGAGAGGAAAAATATTGGTTAAAGCTAGGGATTACATTTCCTTTGAAATTCAAATTATTATATAATTCTAAGAATCTATCTAATTTTAATCTAAAGGAGAAGTCTGTAACCTCGCCATCTTTAATTTCAGTATCAAAATATTTCTTTAATTTTAAATTTTCAATAAGTACGTTTAACTTACGAGAACGAATATTCTCGGCAGTCAATAACTTATCTCTAAATTTCAATGCAGTTCTAATTAGAACTTTTTGAAGATTACAATATCCAATAGTTGGAGTATAGAAATCTTTATTTTCAGTTAGATTTTGGAATGGGCAACCAGACTTACAAATAAGTTTAGCTTCACAGCCATTACAACGATCTAATTCAAATTTAGCTTGGAGTGCATTATCAGAAACTTTAGTTTCATCTACTCCAGTTCTAATATTACCAATCTTCATTTCCTTTAAGAAATCTAGATCAGTAGTTGGGAAATTGTGACAAGGATAGATATTCATATCCCAGTCTACACATAACCAATATTTATTACCAATATGACACATCTTTGTATCTGTTGTTTCTGGTTCTAATGCAGTACCAATGATATCATCAACGTGCTTAATATTGATATTTCTAATATTGTCTTTATCATTAAGAATATCTACGTAAAGATTCAAAACCTTTTCATAGTTTTCTTCATATTCTTTTAAAGATTGAGCATCCCACTCTAAGTCAGATGCCGCAATAGGGCAAATATTATTTACACCTAGATCTAAAAGCATTTTAACTCCATCGTACATATATTTTGCACTCTCAGGAGTTATTGTCATTCTAGCTTCAACTAAATGAGCTAGTCCTCGGTCAATCATTTTCTTGATATTTCCGATTGCAGTATCAAAAGACCCATTACCGGCATGATCTACGCGATGAGCATCATGTACTTCTTTAATACCATCAATAGATGCCAAAATAAATACATCGTTATCATCAATATAATCAAGCATTTCATCAGTAAGATGAGTCATATTTGTAGTAATACCAACCTGAGCATTATAATTCTTTTCATCAATATGATCAAGAATTGCTTTAACTACAGGCCAGTTTACCATTGGTTCGCCACCAAATAAATTATATGTAAATCTTCCACTCGGAGTTGGAAGTTTGTTGTATGTCTTATCTACAATTTCAATTGCAGTTTCGACAGTCATATCTTTATTACCCTTTGATCTTTCAAAGCAGTAATCACAAGCTAAGTTACAACGATTTGTAATGATCATTGTAACAGAATTTAATTCACTGTAAATTTCTTCAAAATTTTTCATTAAAATAAATCTCCTATATAGAAAAAATAAGAGCTCAATACATATTGAAATGTATTGAGCCCTGTATATTTTTCTATCTGATTGCAGAGCCTGTCATTTGCCAAGCATTGTTACAATAGCAGTACCACATTTTTTCGCCAGTGTGGAAGAATAATTCTTTATTATTTTCCGGATTAGATGGATAAGAAGCATCGATAGTTACACGAATGCCATTTATCCGCAATGCATTATCTGCAGTCAAAGCATGTGTTGCTTCATCTGCACGAGTTGCATGATCAGCTTCATCAGCATGGCCTGCACGGTCAGCACGAAGAGCTTTATTTGCTGTATCAGAATAAGACAAACCAGATGGTTGATCCTTCAAATCATTATAGGAGCCAGAAGTTGCTACACGAGCAAGAGTTCCACGGAAAGAATCAAATGTAGTTTTGTCTAATTTCTTAGCAAGCAAAGTTGTTAAGTTGTTTAAGTCACCGCCGATTTGGTCTTTGATAGGACCAAGTACATCAGCTAGCTTACTATCAGTATAGGATTTAGAATCGTCAAGGGATGCATTCCATTTAGTTCGTTCACTAGGAGTGATATGCATATCTTGGTTGTTAATATGAGCAGTCAAATCTTTTTGGGCTGCTTTACTTGTAATGATCTCTACTAAACTAGGAGCTAGTTCTTTGAGAGTGATCATATTCTCTTTATTAAACGTAGCCATAAGAGCCTCCTTATATGCGTTAATTTATATTAATCTAATGTTTCCGGTATATGCTTATATAGGTTCTACATTGTAATAATAAGGAGGTATACTATGGCAAAACGTATTGCTAAAACTATCACCAATCCAAAAGATATTGAATTCTTATTAAATATTACTGAAGAAGAAGGAACCAAATTATCTTTTATTATGGAAACTTTTGGTGACTTCAATGGTAAAGTAAGATTTAATACATATGATACTTTTACAGTTCCAAAAGGATCTTATGGCCCTGAAGGTAAAAAGAATAAAGAATCATTTTTAACAACAGTCGGAATTTGGGTTTTCAATAAAGTATTTATTGAAAATGAATTATTCGATCTCTATGGATATATCAATCAAAGTATTGATAAAAAGATGGTTGGTAAAATCACAGAAAAGATCGGATATGCTATTTTAGAAGAAAAATTACCATTATCTACATTGAAAAGCTTTATCATGAAAACTCAAAAGTTCATGCCATATGTATCAGTGTTAGCTAATGGTTATTCTATGAGACTCTTAACTATCACTCAAGTGATTAGTAAAGCTAAGAAAGATCTAGTTAAGAAATATAGAAAAGAATTAGATGCAAAAGATCCAAACGTAGTTTTAAAAATTCAAGATGAATTACTTAAACTTGCTAAGGAAACTCTTAAAGATGATATTGCATTAGATACTTATAACTCTGGTGCTCGTGGTAGCTTTAATAATGACTTCAAAAACATGTTTATCATGAAAGGTATCACTAAGAATCCAGATCCAACTAAAGGTTATAATATAATTATGTCTAATTATATTGAAGGTATCGCTAAAGAAGAATATGCTGACTTTGCTAACTCTCTAGCAGAAGGCCCTTATTCTCGTTCTAATAAAACAGAAGTTGGTGGGTATTGGGAAAAGCTAATGCTTCCTGCATATCAACACGTTAAGGTTGGTCCTAAAGGATCTGATTGCGGAACAAAACGTACAGTTAAAATTCATTTAACAGATCAAAATATTAAGGAATATATGTATTGCTTTATTAAAGAAGGAAATAAGCTAGTAGAGCTTAATTCTGATAATAAAGATAACTACATTGGTAAAGATGTACAAATGCGATTCGCTTCTGTATGCGAAGCTAAAGATGGTACAATCTGTAATCATTGTGCTGGTAATCTTTTCTATAAATTAGGAATTACTAATGTCGGAGCTGCAATGCCACAGGTTGCATCTAAGTTAAAATTGATTGCAATGAAGGCATTCCATGACTCTCAAGTTGTTATGACTAAGATGGATCCAGATAAGGCATTTGGGTTTAAATAATAATTACAGTAGCAACAAATAAGTACGGTGTATGACTCACACCGCGCCCTTGAGATGTGGGCGGACATAAATCCTTCTAACTTTTGGTGTAGTTAGATCCTTTACTTTGAAAAATGACCCATACTCTTTCATAGGGTATGGGTCATTCTTCTATTATGATAATAAATTATATATTATAAATTTAGAAACGATATTTGTTTTTAAAGGAGAACGTGTTATGTTAAACTTTTCAACGAATCAGCTAAAGACTTTCAAACTATTACGGGAAAGTAATATTCCTAAAAAGAAAGCTTGTGTGTATTTAGATATCACGAATGATGTTTATGATGATATGTATGCTCATTACAATCGTGCTAAAAATATCGAAGCTAAATTTTCAACAACTCCTAAATGGATTAAAGATTTCAATAATGGCGAAGATGTATTTAAGATTCTTTCCAAATATGGTATTGCAACTATCACTATCATTGAACGATATATCTCTAATCCATTTATTCAATTAGAATTAAATAAAACTTTGAATGCTTCTAATAAGCAATTCAGAGAATGGTTACAAGAAAACTATGTAGATAAAAAGCTTGCTCTTTCTAAGTTATCTAATGAATATGGGTATTCCATTAAAGCTTTACGTTCTGCATGTAATAAATTTGGTATTCATAGAAAAACATATGGTAATATTAAACCAGGGTCCCGCGTTAAATGGGCTAAGGTTTCCAATGTAGTTTCTAGAATCTATTCAGATAAAGAAATCTATGTAAACGTAGTTAATGCATTCAATCTTCTTCTTGAAGGTAAAAATCTAAAAGAAGTAACTGCATTATCTCATGTATCTCCAAGATTTGCAATGCGTCTCAAATCTGACTATGATATTTTCGTAGCTGGTAAAGTAGCTCCTTATGAAAAGATCATTCGTCTTGTTAATGAAGACCGTTTAACTCTTAGAGAAATCTCTAAGAAATTTAATTTAACAAAAGACATTTGCAGTATATTCAATGAAAATATTTGTGCTAGTCTTGCTTTAGGCAAACATATGGCTACTATCAGATTAGAAGAAACTCGTAAATGTATTTATCCTATGCTCGTAAAAGACTTCACTTATATTAAACGAGCTAAAGGTGATAAATTCAATACTAAGACTATTGTAAAAAGCTTAGCTAAACAAGATCCAAACTTTACTCAAGATTTAGTTGCTATCAGAGCATTTATCAAATATAATAATGTAGCTAAAGTTGCATCTGAATTAAATACTACTGAAGATACTATAAAATTTATCTTGAATAAATATTATATTATTGCGTAATAAGAAGGGAGGAAAATAAATGTTATTGAATAACACAGAAGCTCAAGTGTTAAACCTTTATAATGAAGGTGTATTACTTGAAGACATTCATAAAACTTTAAACTTGCCTATTAAGGCAATTGTTGATATTGTATTCAAAGCTAAGAATACAGAAAAGACTTCTAAGTATTTGAATAAATATAAATACTTTGGTCTATTCTATCTTGAAGGAATGACAGTTGAAAATATTCTTCTTTCTAGTAGTATTACTAAAGAAGATTTTATTCAATGTATGTCTGAAATTGTTAAAATGGATACTGTACCTAACGATATCAAAAATGGCGTAATTGATAAATTGGGTAAAGAATTTAATATTAGTGAAAAAGAAGCAACAGAGTTGCTTGGCTTAACTTATAAGAAAACATTTGGAAGTATTATTAGAAAAGCTTGGAGATAATATAAAATGGAGTTAAACATTAGAACTACTCAACCTGTAAACAAAGAATATGAGTATCAAACTAGACTAGAAGTAATTGATCTAGATAAGGAAAGAGACAAGGGTATTATTCTTGGTAAGGACTTCTTTATTAAGAATCCTCAAGATCCTAAGAAAGATGTCAAATCTGATACATCTATCTTCTCATCTAAATATGGTGCATCTGTTTTAGATCAGAATGCATTCAAAGATAGATATAGATGTAAATGTGGGCATTTACGTGGGGCATTATATAATGGTGAAGAGTGCCCTATTTGCCATGATAAAGTTAAGTATGTAGATGATGACTTTGGTATTTTTGGTTGGATTGTATTATCTGATAAATACCAAGTTATTCATCCTAACTTATATGAAGTTCTAAAAAGTTTCATTGGTAGTAAGAAATTGAATAATATTCTTCAATATTCTAATGAAGCTAATGAAGATGGATTCTTCGAAGCAAGAGAAATTAATCCAGATTCTCCATTTGATGGAATTGGCATGATTGACTTTGCTAAACGTCTAGATGATGTACTAGAATTCTATCGAAATAAAAATAAAAGCAATCCTAAAAAGATTGAATTATATAATCATCTCATGAAGAATCGTGAGAAGATCTTAACTCATAGTATACCAGTATATACATTATTCTTACGTATGGTAAATGTAATTGGTGAACAATTTACGTTTACTAAGAATAATAAATGGTATAATAATATTGCACGAAATGTATCTATTGTAAATAATGAATCAATGGATATCTATCGTCGTAATAAAACTAAGAATGATGTATTATTTGATATACAAAAGAGTCTTCAAGAAATCTATACAATCATTCTTAATGATATGCGTGGTAAGAAAGGTGCAATCCGTTCTGTAATGGCTGGTCGATATAACTTCACTGCTCGTGCTGTTATTACTCCAGATGCTACTTTACAAATTGATGAAATCAAATTACCATATGCTGCATTAGTAGTTCTATTAGAGCAAACCATTATCAACTTCTTGGTTAAATCTCTAGATATGAGCTATACTGATGCATATAAGAGATGGTTTAGATCTCAAATCATTAAAGATCAATTCATCTTAAATATTATTTATAATATTATCAAATCTCGTCCTCGTGGTATTGCATTCATTATCAATCGTAACCCATCTATTAGCTATGGCTCACTTTTACAAATGTATTGCGTTGGCATTAACGAAGATGATTTCACTATGAGCGTGCCATTACAAATCTTAGCATCATTAGGCGCCGATTTTGACGGTGATTGCATGAATATTATGTATATCATCAATAAGCAATTCGAAGAAAGAGCTACAAGAGTTCTTAATCCAAGAAATGCAATGATGATTTCACGTAATGATGGTAAGTTCAACTCTGCGGTAAATCACTTTAAAGATACATATGTAAATCTTAATAGCATGGTTTATATTGGTAGAGACTCTTACACTCAAAAAGAACTTGATAATATTAAAGCATTACAAAAGTTGAAATAGCGTCCTTTTCTGATTATATATTATAATCACGAAGGAGGATGGTAATATGACAACGGTATTACAACGCTGGAACTTCATGATAAGTCCCGGTGATATTAAATGCCTTAAAATTGGGGATGCAACCCCACTGTTAAATACCGTAATTGGTGTAATCAAACCATTTACGGTGAAGGAGATTGAACTCTTACCCGAGTTCAGTCAGGCGCTTTATAAGCTCCGGCCTGACGTTAAAGATGATCCGGAACTGGCATCAGGCGAACTGATGCCAGACGATGATGGTGAAATGATAGCCATCATCATCGTGGAAGGTGGTGATTACAGCAATGGGCGGTAATGATACTTCCACGGTACTTATTAAAAGAATTAGTTAATAAGGCTGTAATTAGGGGAATGGCTATAAGAGTCATTCCCCAACATTACGGTAATATTTTTTTTTGTAAATTTTGATAAAGTGGGGTGAATATATTGCCATTAAGAACTGATACTTATATACCTGAACCATTAGGTCCCGATAGTGATGGCACTGTCCCTATTCTTATTCAAGAGAATATAGATGACACAGATCCAGGAGTCCATACTTTCCTAGATCCTAAAAAGAAAATATCAAATAATGATAAGATGAAAGACCCTAATAATACATTATGGTCAGATAATCCTAAATATAGATTTGATCCAACAACTCTTGTCCCTGTAACTATTGGGCAAATGATGAATAAGAGTTTATTAAAGAATCTATGCGTTCCTAGCGCAAGTCATGCATATTCTGTAGCAGTGGAATTCTTTAAAAATTGGATTCTTGGTAAATTCGATAAAGGATACTTTAAGACTGTATATATTGATGGTAGACATCTATTCGATGAGTTTGCTAATATTAATGAACGAGAATTAATCAAACGCGGTAAGCCAGCTATTGCCATTATCCCTACATTGGATATAGATTTCAATAGAGATGGTATTGATGTAAATCAATATGATCTAAACTACTATGCTAGAACTTTTAATTATCGTGATACTTTCTTTAAAGACTTAGAGAAAGATTTATATATTGGTATTTCATTAGATCAACTACTATTCCAATTTAACGTAAAGGTTAAAGTAAATACCAAAGCAAAACAATTGGATTTGATGCGGTATATGAAAATGGCATATAAAGTTGGTGCTACAAGTGGATATTATACTGATATGGATATTCATGTACCATATGATATGCTATATACTTTAGCTGAGGAAGTCGGATTTGATGTAGATATAACTAATAAAGTTATTAAAGAGCCATTCAAATTCCTAGCTTATCTAAATAAGCATTCTGAAGTTCCATTTATCTATAAATTAAGAACTATTAATGGTAGAAATGAGTTCTTTTTACGTGCATCAAATATGTATGTACATCTAAAAGTACCGGATATGAATATTGATGATGGTGAACGTCAAAATCAAGTTACTTCTAACTATTATATTGACTTCAATGCAGAAATGCGATTCCCAGCTCCTAAAATATTCTGTTACTTTAGTATGAAGCATAATAACTTCATGAGATTTAATGAAAATGGTCAATTAACTACTTATGTAGTTAACTTCTCTAATATTCCTAATACTAACTCTAAAGGTTGGGATCAATTTATTACTACTACTTATGAAGAGGAAGATAAATCTAAACCTTTAACTATTAAGTTTGGTGAAATCTTTGAAGGTGATATTAATATCACTAGAATTATAAATGCTTGTAAGAAAACATTCATTTCTCCATCTGCATTCTTAGATTTCAAAGTATTCAATAATAATGAAGAATACGAATATGACTTAGACTGGGATAAAATGGAATTAACCACTAAAGTTCCAGTTGAACACGTATTATCTGACTTTGTAGTTTATATGAATAAAGAATACTTCAATGATGCATTAGTTACATTAGATAATGCTAAGAAGAAACGTATTCAAGCTACTACAGTTACAAATAACAATGCTGGAATAGATCCATTTAAATAAAATAAACCCCCATAGGAGTTGAACTCCTATGGGGATATTTTTTAGTTATAATAAGTTAAGCAATAATCGAATTCGATATTCTTACCTGCACCAGAGCAGTATACTACAACTAATGTATTAGTTTTCTTAACCCAATATTCACCTAGTTGGCCATTTGGATTGGTTGTTGGGGTGATGGATACTGAGAAAGATGTATTACCAAAGCTATGGTTAATAATAGTACCTTCAGTACCATTAAATACACCACTGCCTACAACGAATGCAGACATATCTTTCTTCAAACTAAGTTTTTCACGTTCTTGATCTGTAAAGAAGCGATTATTAGCATCCTGTTTAATGATTGTAGGAGGTAAGGTTTCTGGTAAATGATAATTATTAGCGCCAGCTGCAATACCATCCAGCTTAGCCTTATCTTCTTTAGTCATTAGGCCATTATGCTCAGCATCAGCTAATTGCGCTGCTGCTTTATTAGTCCATGCTAAGATTTGTTCATCAGATACAAATCTATGAGTTGGATCTTGTTTAATTATTGTAGCTTCATGAGTTTCAGGATGAACGTAATAGTTAGCATTGGTTTCAATGCTATTAACTTTTACTTTATCATAACGACTCATCAAACCATCAAGCTGTTCTGTAGCTAAATTCTTATTTGCTTTATTAGCAAAGTCAGTCTTTTCTTTATCAGTTACAAAACGATGATTTTCATCTTGTTTGATAATTTGAGGATCCAATTCAGATGGCATAACAAAATTTGTTGCACCTTCTTCGATAGAATCCAATTTATATTTATCTTCTTTAGACATCAAACCATTTGCTTGATAAGAAGCAACACGGTCTTCTGCTTTAGCAGACCAATAAGCTTTATCGCCATCGGTTACGTGTCTTACATTAGGATTGTCTGGATGAACGTAATGGTTGGCGTTCATTTCAACAGTTTCTAATTTAGCTTTATCTTCTTTACTCATCTTACCATCAACTGCAATTGTAGCTAATGGGATAGAGTTGGCAGAAATTGGAATCCAGTTAGTGCCATCATAACGATAAGTAATATTATCAGAGTTACAAGTAACTGTCCAACCCTTTTGAGGAGATGGATATTTAGATGCTAGCTCTTCAAATACATCTACAGATTCTTTCCATACATTATCGTATTGCATTTGAGAGAATTTATTATCGATTTCTTCTCTCGTATATTTATTATTCCAATTTAAACGGTCAGAAGACACAACGTGTAAAGACTTATCTTGGATATGCTTATTAGCAACCGAGAATGCAATATTTACTTTTTGTTGAGCCCCTTCTTCAGTTTCTTTGGCATTCCATGTAGCTCTATCTACAGCAGAAATATGAATTGTAGTATCAGCAATATGATCGTTGACCTTATTAGCTGCTTCTGTAATAGATTCTTTTTCGGCTTGAGTTACATGAATTTTGTTATTATTAATATGAGATAATACGTTTCTATTATTAGAAACGATTTCCATAACAGAGCCAAATCTAAGTCCACTAGATTTAACTTTATATCCACTGGAACCGGAGAATACTACAATTTCTTCATCACCGGCGGTTCCATCGATATTTTTTAGGCGTGTTAATATATCTGGCTTAGCCACTATTAATCCTCCTCTATTTTAAAGCAGAAATTACTTGCATAGCCGAAATGGTACGCTTAGAAATCTCTCTCAATTCTTCCTGTTTCTCTCTTAGATCGTCAGGATCAAATTTTGTTACATTATTAAATTCTGCAGTTATAAATCCTAATACTTCACCTATATCAGGATCAAATATACCACAGAATAAACATGTTTTATCTTCTTCATTTAGAATGATTCTAGAAATGAAAGCATCCATTATAGTATCATTCTTATATATTACGAATTCTCGTTTCTCAACTAAGTCAGAAACAAGACTTCCTAAGAATGAAATTGGTAGATCTTTATGCTCTTGGATAAGATGGTAAGCATTATATCCAGATTTACTAAATTCACAAATACAAGAAGTTTTTAAAAACGGAACCCCTCTAGTAGAATGGGTCCCGTTGTGAAATAAATAAAATGCTACCCTATCAGAGTCAATTTCATTAAGCAACTCTCTACAGGTATGCTTAAGACTATTATTAATCCGTAGAAATACATTCATTAAATTTTCTTGTCTCTCAGGTGTAAACTTTATAGCGTTAGGATTAACACCATTTTGATTATTACCTTGGAGATTGTTTAATTGTGATTGTAATAAAGCTATCTGATCAGTCAGTTCTTTATTATTACCGCCTTTAGTTATATATTTTACTAAATATAATAAAACTACAAACAACAAGATTACTATAACTAATAATGCGACCAAACCAAATACATATGGCCCAAAGTCATTTATTAATCTTCCTAAGTTATGTAGAAGTTCATTAAGCTCTGAAATCATATGGGGTTGATCACCTCTTTCGTTGCGCTTAGATAACTATTAATATGTTTTTAATGCTTATCTAGAGCGTTTTTGATAGCAGTATATGCTACTGCCCCACCAACTACGGCGCCAACACCTTTAATGATTTTATTTTGAGTCTTAACGTGTTTCAATTCTTTTTCAAGTTCACGTTGTTTATCTTCCATATTCAATTGATATGCAGCAATTTGACGGTTAACAATTGCTGTTGTATCAATAGTCAATTCTTGACCTTCGGTGATTTTTACAGTGCCATCTGGGTTCTTAGAAGTTGTGGTTTTAGTTTGCATTGGAATATTATAAGTTTGATCGTTATAACGAACTTTTGCAGATGGTTTAGCGTGTTGAATATCAACATCTGGATCGTCAGCTTTTTCTTTTTCTATATAACGAATTTCAGTAGTATTAGTTCCAGCAATCTTTTCAATTACAGGTTTATTTTGTCTAAGATCTTCTACTGCATTTTTAACTAAACGAATTTCACGAGCCATTTCTTCATCAGTTTGAGACGCACGTAAATCTTCGATTCGTTGGTTTGCTTGTTCTATTTGACGTTGCATAATTTGATATGTAATGAATCCACCAAATGATATACAAAAGATGATTCCTAAAAGACCAACGATAATAGTCTTCTTATTATTATAAAAATAGTTTTTTAGATAACTTTTTGTTTCTTCAATTTGTTTATTCATATTAACTACCTTTCTATTCTATGCGTTCCCACATATATACACCAATAAATGGTTGTGCTAAATTTACAGCATTACCACTACCAGTTTGATCAGTCCATAAATTCAAAGTTATACTGTGGCTATGATTACCTGCATTTTCAGTCCATAGGTCAGTGAATGAATTATTATATGGTGTATTATCGCCGACATCGATTGCAGTGTATGGTAAATCGTTACCACTTCTATCTACTTCCATGCCACCTTTCTTTTGTAATTTATGATTATGGTCACCAGCTTCATTAGTATTTATACTTCCACCAATATGATGATTATGGGCTGGTAATTGAGCTGTTGTTAATTGAGTTGACCAAGCACCGCCGGTTTGACGTAATTTAACATCTACATTTTGAGATGCGCCGACACCAACTAAACAACGGCCTTCTGCGATACGTTTCCATTTACCACCAATAGAGTTAGCTGGATTGATATTAGAAACTGTAATAAAGATACTACCGATAGGCCAGCTACGATTAAGTTGTTCACTTACATAACTTTGAAGTAACTTAATAGTTACAGGAGAGCTAGCATTGGATGTCATAGTTACATCTGGCATTTTAACTACACCTGTAAATGTAGGGCTTGCAAGTCTAGCATATTCACTTGGAAATGCTCCACCAAGTTTTTCTGCATTAGCTGCAGTTATATCTAGTCTATTTGGATTATCAGCATAAATTACATGACCTTCTGGATTAACAGATACACGAGTATATGTACCAGTTACAACACCAGTTTGAGGATGTACATATTTATTTGCTCCAGTAGCGATACCATCAAGTTTAACTTTATCTTGAGCAGAAAATAAGCCATCGGTAGATTGTGTTGCAGGATTGAACGTATTTACGATATTATTCCATCTAGTACGTTCTTCTGCTGTAACGTGTTTTACTTCATCAAATTGATGAGCATATGCATTATTGATTTTTTCATTCAATAATGTATTTAATTCTTTTGTAGTAATTTTGTCTAATTGATTATCAAAACTACCATTTTGCTCCCTAAAAGATAGGGCCATATTCTTTGCCATTATATTACCCTCTCTTAGTCTTTGATAATGGAGATAGCATTATTCCATGTATCGCCTTTACCAGTTCGCATGTAAATATAATTATCAATACAAATGAATTCATATGCTAATTCTTTATTATCAGCACGCATACCAATAACTGTAGCATATTCAGAAGTTGTAGCTTTTATATTAGTTAAATTTAATGCAGTAATTTTTCTTTTACCAGTAAACTTCAATTGACCAGAATAGTCATTAGGAGAAGTTGGTTGATCAACAGCTGCATTTAGAGCATTAATAGATAATGCTACTTCAGAGAATACAGATTGCCAACCATCATTATTATATGCATTAAGACAGTTATTATTGCCAATCCATAATTTACCACTAAGAGCTTTTTCTGGGGCAGTCTTTTGTCTTACATATGTAGGTTGACTATTTAGATATTCGATATTAACTATCTGAGTAGATGGAGCATCTGGTTTAGGAGTAGTTGTTAAAGGAATACCTAAAAAAGAAGGAGAGTTTACTTTAGCATATGAATCTGCTGGAATAGTACCAAGTCTATCTGCATTTTCACATGTAGTATTGATTTTTGTAGGGTTATGACCAGCCACTACATGGCCTTCGGCATTAACTTCTACTTGAATATATTGGCCAGCAGTAACTCCACTCGTAGGATGAGTATAGTTATTTGCTCGCTCTTCAATATTTTTAAGTTTAATTTTTTCTTGAGGAGTCAGTGCACCTTTTTTGGTTTCTGTTGCCTCTGGAATATCAGAAATCTGATTCCATTTATCTTTATCTTCTTGTGTTACATGAATAACTTGATCTTTAGTATGAGCAAGATTATTCTTAATTGTATTCTGAAGAGATAAGGCTAATTCAGCATATGTGATTTTATCCAATTCTGAACTATATTCTGCCATTATTTATCCTCCTTTACGTAATAATTTTTATTACGTATATGTTCAAAATAGGCAATTAGCCCCAATGGATACGAGATCCATTGGGGTAATTTTAGTTAAGCTTCAGCTTCAAGTACATCTAATACATCTCTGCATTCATGCATAAATCTGTAATTTAAAGAGTCTCTTGATGCGGAATGATTCCATTCCCAAGAAGAGCATACTTTAAGATAAATATTCATTACCATATCATAGTCAAATCTTTCAGCATCTACATACGAAAGATCTGGCCATCCAAGATAATGAACTGCATCTGTAAACATATCTACAATTTGACCAGGGCCATATTGGATTGCACGAGAGAAGACAACTTCTTTCATAATATCATGATGGTTTTCAATATTAAAACCAGCACCACGTAAATAACGAACTGCTGGATTATAATAAATGCTCATAGCATAACGATCTTGAGATTCTTTGAAGTCATGACCGTTTTCGGAGTATGCTAACCATCTCCAAGCAGCATCGAATTCTGCGGAAGTTAGTTCATGTTTAGCTAACTCTGCTCCGAACCAATACTCATTTTCTTGAAGCCAATCTACATATTCTTCCAAAGATCCAGCATTACTAGATAATTGATAAATACCATAGGATTTACCGCCTGGGTCTCCCCAACCACTGGAGATTGTACCAGCATCACCATCGGATTCATATTTTGCTGATAACCAGCCAAATTCTGCCATATAAAAATCCCCCTATTATTTTTTCTTTAATAGATCGTGCATTTTCATAGATACTTTTTGAGTTGCTTTTTCTAAAGCAGCATCTTTAGCCATATCTACTAAGCTATCAGTAGTAGAAAGATCTTTAGGTTCTTCAACAATTTCAGCTTTCTTAACTGGTTCTGGATTTTCTAAAACAACTTTAACGTGTTCTTCTTCCGCAGGTGCAGTTGGCATCATTGCATCTAAAGGACTTAAAATTGTATTTAGTCCACCACGTGGAGCAATAGGAAATTCTCCTTCTGGAGAGTTCTTAGAGCTATCAACTAACCATTTGAATAAACCAATTAAGCCTACGCCGCATGCAGATAGACCTTGCCAACAGCTATCAATTTCAAACTTAGTTCCATATAAGCCATTAGACCAATAGCCATATAACCAAGATGCTAAAACTAATGTAGCAGCAAGCAAGCCGAAACCCATACAAATTAAGGCCATGTTAGCTTTTAAGCTTCGTAATAGTCCCAATATAAGACCTCCTTTATGTAATTTATTTACCCCTAATAACGGTTAAATAAGCAAAACCAGGGGTTACTGTATTGTTAAAACATAAAGGTAACTGATTATCTATTGCATTCGAAAGGAGAAAATAAATGGAAGTTTTTAATGGTAACTTCGATAAAGTAGATATTGAAGATCTCACTCCTGGTCTAAAGAAAAGAATTCTAGAATCTTCTGATCTAATTACATATGATTTAAACCGACATATTGCTGATAAAAAAGTTCACATCTCTGCGGTTGATAGAAATAATTGGGATAGCAAAGCTCCTAATGATTCTCCAAACTTCACAGGTGTACCTACAGCACCAACACCTTCTCAAGGCGATGCTAGTGAAAAATTAGCAACAACTAACTTCGTAGTTGGTGCTCTTAAAACTTATACTCCAAGTAAATCTCTTGCTACTGGTAAATTAATTAGCCCAGTGAATATTTCTATTTCCGGTAAAGCTCATTCTGAACCTGTTGCATTTGATGGTACTAATGATTTAGTATTACCAGTTGACCGTGTTGACGTTACTGCAATCAAAGGTACTTTACCAGTAGAATTATTGGCTGGTACTTACTCTATTAATATTAGTGGTACTGCATCTCATGCTCAATCGGCTGATGAAATTAGCGGTGTTCAACTTAATAGCTTGCTCTTAAAAGAATCACCAATTATGACTGGTGTTCCTACAGCACCAACTGCTGAAATTGGTACTAGCACAGATCAACTTGCTACAACTAAATTCGTTAATAACGCAATTTCTTTTATGCAGTCTAACGTAGAAGCATTTACTGCTCAAAAGTTTAAACGTCCAGTTAAAATGACTGTATCTGGTAAGATCAAAGCTGATCCTATCATTATTGATGGTACTAATGACGTTGAATTGAACGTAACTGAATTGGCAATTAACTTAACTGAACTTGGTTCTAATATTTCTGTAAGCCGTATCAATGGTCATACTGTAGATGCTGACGTTCCAGCTAATGCTAAATTCACAGATACCGTATATACTCATCCAAATACAGCTAAAGACTTATCTGCTAAAGAATGGTTAGCCGTAACTGTAGACCGTCAAGGTCATGTAGTTGAAGCTCGTAACCCAGATATGATTGATGTTAATATTTCTAAGAATGCTGCTACAGCAAGTAAATTAAATACTAAACGAAATATTACTCTTACTGGTATTGAAGGCGGTACAGTAGCATTCGATGGCTCCGAAAACGTAGCTATGGAAATTACTGGTATTCCTGCGGCAATGATTACTGAAACTAATGATCGTCAATTCTTGACCAAAACTCAAAAAGACCGTATCATTAATGGTGGTATTACTGAAGCTGAAGTTGATGCTAAGATCAATGCAGTTAAATCTGAATTGGATTGGAAAGAAACTGTTGACTCTGTTGGTGCATTGTCTACTACATATCCAAATCCTCAAAAAGGTTGGACTGTAAACGTAGCATCTGATAATACAACTTATCGTTATGATGGTAAGAGCTGGGTTGCTATCTCTGCTAACTCTATTCCATTAGCATCTGGCAATGTAGATGGTAAAATGAGTAAGGAAGATAAAACTAAATTAGATGGTATCGAAGCCGGTGCTAACCATTATACTCTTCCTGCAACTTTACCTGCATCTATTATTGAGCAAAGCGATGATCGTTATTTTGTAACTAAATATCAAAATAAGAAATTAGCTGATCTATATAATAGAACAGAAATGGATAACCTGTTTGTAACTAAAGCATCTATTGCGGCTGGTCAACCTTTGAACTTATCTGGTGGTTGGAAAATCATTCCTGATAATGATGGTTCTCTAGTATTTAGCTTCAATGGTGTAGAAAAAGCTCGTCTTGGTACTAATGGTACATTCAAAGCTATTGGTATTGAAGAAAGTGGGAGCTAATAAATGGAATTAGATCATACAAAGAAATCGTTTAAGTACTTATATGAATTGGTTACTTTAGAATATATAGTTTGTGTGGTAGCTCAATTGTTATTTATGCTACTTTGTTATATTACTAATCCTATAGTAGTTCTATTTGCAGATAAATATGGCAATCTGCCTAAATGCTTTAGATTATGGCAAACATATGATAATTGCTTAGATGTAGATTGGATGATTTATGAAAATCATGTATTATCTATCTTTAAGTATGACTTTAGTAAATATTACGTTTACCATCCAGAAGTTAAGACTGATACAAAAATGATTCCTGGATATATAGAAATCATTAGTGAAGACATGACTATTATTGAACGTATTCAAAGATATTTCTGTAGACTTACATGGTTATATAGAAATACTGGGTATGGATTTGCATATTATCGGTTAGGTATCGACTATGTAGGTGATACTCAAATAGTATTAGAATCTGAACGTGGTAAAGGTAAAGAATTCTGTGTATCTTTTTTAAATGATAAACAAGGAATCAACAGATATTTCTGTATTAAGTCTTCTGAATATTGGTGTATTCCATATATTGAAAAAGAATTCTTATTTGATATCTATCTAGGTTGGAAACTCTCTGGTAGTAAAGAATATACTCATAAGAATAGAGCAATGATTGCATTTAGAATCAATCCATTTAAATCATATAAATAATAATATTAGGTACATCCAATTAAATTGGATGTACCTATACTTATTGGTTTGGAGGTAAATAGAATGACTTTACTTAATAAAATAGCTTCTAAATATAATCGGAAGGGTGATGGTTCAGGTAGCCTAAATAGCCTTCTTGATGATATGATTTATATTACGGATAAACATGATAGATTATTATTTTTAATAAACATCCAAACCGATACAAAATATAATTTTGATCAAATTGTTAAAGCAGTTTTAGAGAAAGAAAAATATTCAAATATCTTAGATGATATTCTTTCTAATTATTCTTCTGTGAATTTTGATACAAATGAGTTATTATATATTGCTATCAAAAATGAAGCTTATGAAAATATTAATATCTTAACTAAATATATTCCTATCCCTGAATTGAATTTATCCAGAGGTGGCTATGAATGTTTATTATTGGCTATTAGACAAACTTTTGCGGTATTTGATAAAGTTCTAGGATTAGTTATTGAGTTTATGGCTCATACTAATAACTTAGCTAACTTAGAATTATTAATTTTATTTATGTCTATCTGTATCCAAAATAAAGAGATTGATAAATTATCATCTTTTGCTACTGGTGCATTATTCTTAACCAAAGATGAATCTGCAGTTAAATTAATGCTTAACTCTGCGGCAGAAATGGTTCTTCAATATATGGATCCAGAAGATGTAGATGAAGTTGTTAAAGATATCAATTCCCGTTACATACTATCTAAATATCTAAATAGTGAAAAATAAAAAAAAGAAATACCCCATAGGAGTTCAACTCCTATGGGGATATTTTTATTAATAATAAATTTGATAAACAATATCCAAACCTTTAGAAAGTTCGATTAATTGTTCATTAGGCATATTATATTTAGTCAATGGGCGAATATCTTGATAATATTCTTTGCCATTGATTTCTTTCTTCCAAGCAGTACATAATGAAATTGTGTTAATACGTGCTTCATTGATACCTACAGTATTGATGAAATACTCACGGCATTCTTCTTCTGTAATCTTAAGATTGATTTCTACGAAAGTTTCAATTTCAGATTCTTTTGTAGATTTATATACAGTAGCATCAACTGTTGTACCATCTTCGAAACGAACCTTTTTAACTGGTTTGGATTCGAATTGTTTAAAGTAATAAGCAACACGGTTACCAATTACTTTACGACCATGGTAGATTTCTTTTTTAGCTTCAGTGATATCTTCAGTAATCAAAGGATAACGGAATGGTACCAAATATTCAGGAGCACACCATTTACCATAGTTTACTTCATATACTTGAGAGTTTTCACGACCACAACCATCTGTACCAACGCAGAACAAATAAACTTTTTCAGGTGTACTTGGAGTTTCAAATACAGAATTTTCTAAGCTAAGTTCAGTGTTGTAAGATGGAGTAATATATTGACGTGGTATATCAAAGTGTTGAGTTGCAGTAAATTCTGCACCAGGAAGAATAATCTTATTAGTTCCGCGATATAATAGAATATCTGTGCCACCAACATAGACTCTAACATCTGTTCCTCGATGAGTTGCAGTTGTTACATTAGTCTTATCATTGAAGTGACTAAATTCTGCGATGTTTAACTCACGCATCTATATTTACCTCCAATTTAATTCTTAAAATTTATTATTATGTTGACCTTTAAGGCTTTTTATGGTAAGTATCTATATAGATACGGTCAATCATATTATATTTATCTTTAGGTTTATATTTAATTCTAGGTTTGATGATATCAAATATATCAGATACGATATCATTAAAGATATTTACACGAGATAAATAAGTTAAAACTTCTTTAGTAATCAAATGACGAAGATCATCATATTTAGCTAAGACAGAATGAATTCTATTCTTATCAAATATCTTAACTTTATTCTTCTTATCTCTTTCATTAACGCCAAAGTCTTTGAACTTGAATTTCTTCATGAAGTATCTCATAATAAAGATCATATCTTCTTGAGTCACTCTATCATATTTTCTAGACTTAATTATATATTTTTCAAAGCCATCATAGAATAATTCAAAATCTTCTAATGGCATCTTAACCAATAATTTAATAATATCAATAGGTTTGATATATTGTTTATATCTGTTATTGAAATTATACACTGTATTCAATCCAGCTATTTCTACTTTATAAGATTTAAAGAAGTCAATAACTTTAGATACATACATTTTTATATAATCGATACCAATACCTGGCAAGCTATTAAATAATTCTCTATATTCAGATGATCCTAAATAGATTTCAATATATCCAACAACTGACATGATCATATTTGTGATATATTTTTTACGTTCAGAATCATCACCAATAGATTTGGCATATTCGATAATATTATAAAGATCTTTATCTTGATAGTATAGATATTCGCTATAAGTTCTAGCTACATCTACACCATTAGTTGTAAAGAACTTCTTAGAATATTTACGAATCATAAGAGCATTATATACTGCTTTATATGCATCATAAATTCTCTTATTATCTGCATAATACATTCCTTTTACGACTGTATCGTAAATCTTAGTATTATGCTCAAACATATTCATCAAGCCTTTGATTGTAGTGCTTGAATTATGTTTTTCAAATTCGCCAATTTTAAGATCCTCAAATGTATAACCATATTTTTTAAGGATATCACTTTTCAACATAGCTAAATCAGTTTCAAAGTTAAATCCTTGAATATACATGATAGGAACTGTTTCATCTTGAATCTTGTCTTCGATATTATAATAAGCATAAGATAAAGAGAATAGCATACATAATACAGAAGATAATTTATAGTTTTTATCTTGCTTAATATTAGGAAGCTGTAATCTTAATCTATCTTCTAATTTATAATTATCAAAGAATAAATTAAAGAAGTATGGAATCATAAATGATAGATTATTCATAGACATGACTGTATCTATGGAAATATATTTAGTCCGAGCATAGTTAAATTCTTTTTCAAGAATTTTATTTTTTATATCTACAGGATTAAATTCATTTACCCATAACCAGTCAGGTTCAGTAAATCTATCATAATCTATATATTTAGATTGGTCTCTAAGATAATTATCTGCAGAATGTTTTAGTGGAACTTTAACAAACTTTAGATCATAATTCTTAGATGTATCTTCAATATATATTTCTTTCTTCTTAGCATTAATATAAGTAAAATTAAAGATTATATTATCGCCATGAGAAAGAATCTTAGATGTGTCACTAAATATAGCTTGGTCATCAATAACTTCATAATCTACATTTTCTTCTAATAGAGTTCCATCTTGACACATAATTTCCATTTGGTTATTATTGTCAGACTCTAAGAAGTTATCATAAGGGAATGGTATTTTTACGATTTTGCTGCCATTAGCAAGATCATATAAACTATATTCACTTCTAATATAATTATTGAAATTATCATATACTGAATTATAAACAAAGATACAATGCACAGAACGACCTTTATCTAAAACTACAGTATCATCAAATTGAATTGTATTATTTAGTAGGGTATATCTACTTGGATCAATAACGACCCCACCGACTGTAACTATCATACCATTACCACTTCGTTGGTAATTATAGAATGGATAGTTAATAGTGAATAGCTTTTGTTCTTGATCTCTAACCAATAGATCTTCTTCAGTAACGTGAATAGAATATGTATTTTCATCATATCTGATGAATTTTACTTCTACTACGTTCTTAGAAGTTAGATAATATTGTGGATCATTGAATGATAAAGTATTACCAGTCAATTTATATTTAGATGGCTCGATGATCATTCCATCTACAGTCAAATACCATTTATCATGACGATATTCATAGCCATCATATGGGAATTTGATTTTAAAAGCATAAGTTTTCTTTTCAATTGGAATGCTTAAAGAACTAATTTTAGCTTTAGCTCTATCTTTAGCATATACAAAATGAACTTGAATTCTTACACCAGGTCTCATTACTCTAGTTTGATCGATTATCTTAATATTATTCTTCAAGAATGTATATTCAGATGATCTAACTTTATTACCATCGATAAATACTTCAAGTAAATATCCGCTTTCTGTATAGTTTTCAAATGGTACAGTAACTTTATAATCTTGAACGCCAGGAATATCTACCTTGGTTTCAAACCAAGATTCTTCCATTTCAACTTCATTACCTTCAGTATAAATATTATTGAAAGTGATAGTTCTATCTTTAATAATTTTATCATCTGCAGATACAAATGAGAAGTTCTTATCTTTGATAAAGTATCTATCTTTAGGTAACAATACTGAACCTTGAAGTGCAAAGAATTCGCCACCATATCGAATATAATCTTTATATGGTTCAGGAATATCAAAGCTAGGAATTGCTTGGCTAGGTCCAGAATGTGTAAATTCTAATACCTTACTTTTAATTTGGAATTGATCAGAATGGATATAAATAATGGAGATATCTCTGGCTCCTTTTTCATACCAATTACCTTCATCATCATTAAAAGTTAATGTATTATTTTCTAAATCTAAAGTATATCTCTTTTGATCAATAAATGTAGAACCAGCCGTTACAAATATGATACCACCTTTTTTAAAGTAGTCTGCAACTGGGAAGGTTATATTAAATACTTTTTGATCTTTATCAGTTATTTGGAAGTTTTTAGTTTCAGTTGTAATCTTATATTTATCTAATTCATTGATATTTTCATTAAATGAATCATTAGAATAAAATAAAAATTCTAACTTAGTTTTTCCTTGAAGTGCATTTGGATCTTTGAATCGTAGATTACCATCTACGATTTCATATTGATCTTCGCGAATACGTTTATCATCTAGATTAACTAACATGGCTCCACCTTTTTCAAGGAAGCCTTCAGATGGGAATGGTATTCTAATATTATTACCAGTGAATCCTGTTACTACTTCTTTATGAGTTTGAATCTTTTGATCTGTATCTAGTATCTTTTTAGTTTTGTAGTTAAATACATATTCTTCTGTATCTTTATCTACAACACGTTCTCTTAAAAGATAATATTTGAATACTCTAAGATCATCAAATCCGAATAAAGAGCAAATATCTACCATACATTTAGAAGTTGATTTATATTTAAGTAATTCATGAAGTCTCCGCATCATTCTTACTTGATAATATAATGGGATTTCATTATAGTATGGTATACCATGAGATTGGAAGATGTAGCGGACACAGCGTTCATCGAATACATCCAAATTAATAATATGATCTTGTACTTCTGAAATCATATCAATCATAGTTTGTACTATGATAAAGATAGTCATCCAAGCATCATAATATTTACTATCAAATTTATGAGCTTCAGAATAAAGTGTAGTTAAAGCATAAGCTCTATTTACTGAAAATCTACGTTGGAACTTTTCTTTTACTACAGTATTATCAATATTTGGTAAGAATAATAATTGGAAGTTTTCTGCTTTTCTAGCTTTATAATTATCAACGCCAGATTTAATATATTTAAGATATGCATATTTATCATCTGTATATCTTGCTAATATATTATCCCAAATACCACGTTCTTCTAAGATATTAATAGTAGAATCTTTCATCAAATGGAGAGGAATATTATAGTCTACACCAATATTAACTATTCGGAATTCTTCTGGAACTAATAACCCAGAATCTCCAAGCATTGGTAAACCCATAATCTTACGATAGTATTCATTTTCCTCTATATAGTTTCTTAAGAAATTATCAGATGCTTCTTTCTTAGCAGCTTCTCTAAATTCCTCTGGAATATTATCTGGATCTGCAATACAAACATCCATTAAGTTTGCAGGTAATCCGATCTTAGATAATATTGTTTGGTTATAATCATATAATCGCCAATCTGCAGTTCCTTCAATGGACTGAATAAACAGATCTCCCATATATTCAGTACGTAAAGTTTCAGCTGCAGAAGCTTCAGTTTCAGATTTTACTATGCAATACATAGCTAACTGTTTTACATAATATATTAGGACATCTACAAACGGATAGTCTGTAAAAACTTTGCCCATATTAGCTTCTTTCATAAAATAAATATCCTCCTCCCAGAGAGAATTTATATGTAATTTAATAATATGTGACCCATATAGAGGCCTATATTTAACATATAGGTAGTAATTAATACCTAAGGAGCATAGTAAAATGAACGAATTTCCTGACTTGGAGCTACGAAAAGATCCGGTTAATCCGACTATTCGATCTCCATATGTACCATATGAATTATCATTCTATCAAACTAAATATACTTTGATGGATATTGATTTATATTCAAACTTTATAAAGAATGCAATCTCTAGATTCAGAAAATCTAGATGCTATAAAAACTATAAGTCTTATCTAATGAATTTAGGATTAGACCATTGTCAATTGCATAGCAATATATCTGCAGAAATGGCAACTATAGAAATGCATCATAATATGCTTACTATATTTGATATTGCTGTTATTATCACAGAGCATACAATTAACACTATTGGATATATTACATCTTATGATTTGGTTAATATGCTTAAGAAAGTTCATACTAGCAACGAAGTACAGTTGGTTATGCTTTCCTTAACTGCTCACCAAGTATTTCATAATGCAAATGGAATGTATCTTCACCCTGATATGTGTATTGGTAATTGGCCTAAATTCTTAGAGGACTATAGATATGGTATAACTATTGAAATAGCAAACAAGTTAATAAATTATCTTAATTATGCTATTTCTTTAGGAGATACTAAAACTGGTGAACTCCTAAAACTTAGAGATAAAATTCAAGATTGGAGTGTCATGAATGAATATGGAGTTAACCATTCAGCAAATAATTAACTATGTCTTAATAGCTGTAGTTATATTTATAACTAATAAACTTATAAAAAAATATATTGAATCTTATTCTAAACGAGTTGATAATGAATTGACTGCTTTGCAGTTATCTATTGGAATTAATATCAACGAGGTTAATAGTGCATTAGATGGAATTATCAACGATGCTATTAATGAGTATGCTATTATTAATGCTATTGATAGTATTACTTATATCAATGAAGATATCGAAGCAAAGATTAGATTATTCGTATCTAATGAAGTTGCTATCAGACTTTCGGATACGATGATAAATAAATTGAAATTATTCTATAAGAGTGAAGCTATCCCTGACTTGATAGCTAAACGTATATTTCTGAATATTTCTCTTTATGCGGCTAAAAACAATTCTGCCATTAAGAGTGTTAAAAGTAAAAAATAAAAAAAAGAAATACCCCATAGGAGTTCAACTCCTATGGGGATATTGTTTTACTTCAAATATAGACCTGCAACTAGACTATATAAGTATCGTATGATTTTTTCATTATAAGAAATATCAATCATTCCTTTTTGATCTTCATCAATATCAATCAAACCATATCTACAGATGTCATCAATAACTGTATATTTAGATGAGCTATTGAATTCTCTATAGTATTCTTTTGAGAGCTCTCTGTGCAGATAAGCACTTCTAAACTGTTTTATTTTGTTTATAGCTAAATCTACATTTCCGACCCCAAGGATTCTGACTATTTCTTCAATGAATTTTAACATATAATCTTTATGTAAATCAATTATTGGTGGATTTATACCATATATGACTTTAGTAGATCTAATTATATCCCTAGCCATTAATATTACAATACTATCTAAACGAATATAATCTGTATATTCTTTACAAACTATATAATCGTCGCTACGTATTGGGCCTACATTATAAGTTATCAATTTTCCATCAATGATTGCTAAGATATTATCATTATTTATATTATTACCCTTTAAGAAATAATTGACCCATTCTATACTGTTGTCTTTTGCATAATATACACAGATATGCTCTTGAATCATAATGGTTATATCACTAAAATATGGTGTTAAATTAATATTATACATGATAATTAACCAAATGCATTTGTATAATTGGTCATATCAAATGGATACCAAATATTCAAATACTCTCTTTCTCTACGACCTAATAACTCAAAATACTTAGGGAGCTGAATATGGAAAGTTCTAGCTCCTTCTTGAGAAAAATTGATATCATCTCGAAGATTCATTACATCATCTAAGTCATAAACTATAGATGGCCGAATGCCATAAGCTTTTCTAATAACCCGACAAACCATTTGGTTTACCATATCAGAAAAATCATCTTCTCCAACAATAACGAAGACTTCTTTGCCATTATAAAATTTATAAATCAAATCAAAGAATTCAAAGAACTCTTCTTCTGATTGATTAAATATAATTTCAGCAAAGGCCTCATCAAATAATGGATCTTCTATCAAATAATTTAAGGTCAACTTTTTTACAAGTTGACCTATTTGATTCCACGGATTTCTTGGAAAATCTGCAGAAGTTAAATGTACTGAGTAAATATTTTCATCCAACTTAGAAAGCTGATCTTTTATATCATCATATCCACCCTCGATGATAGACTTTCGGTCTAACATATCTTGAGTATTATCATAAAGATTATTACGATAATATTGATAGATTGGTTCAGTACAAAATACAAATTTCATTTAAGCCTCCTCATTTGTAATCATTGCTGGCATTAGATTTTGGTCTACTGCTTGTGCTTTAATTACACTTTGGGCTAAATTATTTAACAATTGTGGCGGTACATCGGTTGTATCGATCATCATGTTTTGTAAATAATATTCCATTGCCCCTTGAGGAATAGGAATTACAGAAAGATATCTAGCAAAACTAGACTTATTGATATATCCATTCATGAATAATTGGTTGGCCGCATTGAAAATTGTGTACATGGTTTGATTGAAGAATAAACCATATTCAGTATTCGTTACAGTATTCATATCCAATTTCAAGATGTCTACCATTACTCTAATTAATACATCCATGAATGGGATAGCACCGTTACCCCATTCTTCATCAGTTGTATAAATTATAATATTTTTTGTTAACAATGCACTTCCTAAAAGATAGATATTCATGATTGTCTCAAATGTATAAATATAATCAGTGTATCTTTCAATAAATGCATCTTCTCCTCTATCTACATATTCTGATACTACAGAATATGGTGGTAGAAGATTTGGTAATCTTACAATATTAGCATTTTGCTGTAAAGGTAACGGAGCGTGTTCCGTTACCAATACAACTCTAAAATTAGGATTCATTGATGCATTCAATGCATACTGAAAATCCTTTGTAAAACAAATCTGATTCATCAGATTTCACTCCTTATTAATTATTACTAAATTGCATGCGGGCTCGAGTACGTTGTTTTACTGGAGCTTTTGGAACGTATTCCTCTTCGTCTAAGTCATTTTCATAATCTAACTTAGCATCAAGAATTACAGTTGCACAATCAGCCAATTCATCATGAAGTAATTCTTTGAATTGACCAATGTTTACATGTTTGGTTAAGTTATCAATACCAGTATAAGATGCAAATGAAGCTGGAAGAATACTTTCAATAGTCATATTCTTAGACTCATCTGCTTCTTTCAAAAGATATGTGAATTTCTTATCCATTTCTAAAATTTCATTATAAGAGTATTTATCATCAGTATCCTGAACTTCTCTATGATCATCTGCAGCGTCTTTTAAGCCTTCAGACATAGCTAAAATTTCATCAGATGTTAACAATTTAACCACTTCAGTAGTCTCCTCTTCTTTATTTAAATTAATGTCTTTTACAGAATCATTTTTTACCATTTCCTCATGTTTAGAGGATTCTGGGATCATTGGTTCAACTTCTGCATCATTATTTTTAATAATATTAATAGCTTTTTGATGCATAGTTTGACTTAGATCTCTAGGCTTCAAATCTAATTTTTCTACAGCGAATTTATCTTGTTCTTTCTCTGCAGGCTTATTAGCTCTGATGGAGATCTTGATCTTTGCAGGTTCGTCTTCTTCAATTCGACGAACTTTTACTTTAGGCGCATATCGATCATTTACGATTTTAGCTTCTAAAGTTTGATTCTTAATAGCAATAGATTCGGCTTCAGCTTTAAGATCTTCAATTTGATCTAATTCTTTTTGAGCTTCTTCTGAAGGCTTATTTAATTCTAACTCCTCATTTACTGTTTGAGAAGCATAACCTTTTTCTGTATCAAGAATACATTCATTGTTTTTAAAGATTCTAATTTTAGGTCTCATGCCTATTACTCTCTTTCTTGTAAACAAAGCGATCTTCTTACGACCATCTTTAAATTCAGATGCCATATGAATACCGCCACATTTTAAACAAATGATATTATTAAATCCACCATCATAATCTAATTCGCCTCTACATATATCATTTGAACCGAAATATGTAGGATGGTTACAGAATAAGATCTTTGGATCTAAAATATACATATCCGCATAATCTAGTAAAACTGGACCAAATCCCTTACGAAGGCCCCAGTTCTTAAACGCTTTCGTACCAAAGTCATCTATAATAAATCGACCTATAATAGATTCCATGATATTATAGATATCATCTCTTACTGACCAAAACTGATATAGATTCTCTATTGGTACTACACGCTCAAATATACCAACATTACCATCTGGGCTAATATCAAAACACTTAGCAACAAATGGCTTTAAATACTTTTGATTTACTATTTCATCTGGATTATTTTTCTTACCGGCTCTATCTAATGCAATCTTTACACAAAATCCTACATTATCATCGAGGGGTTCATATACTACACGATTAGTACCACATCCAGATCTCTTAAACCCTTTAGGTTTAATAATAGCATCTAGCTTTTGGAATTTCTTTTTAAAGGACCTATCTCTAGGAT